TTGGTGAAGATCGTGTAGCAGATTTTAAATCGCAACTAGGCAAGTATGTAAAGCCAAAGACGGCTAAAGACTTCAACCCCAAGATTCATTATCCATTCAAGAAATTTCAGGTTGTATCATCTGGTGGACGCAAAGAAGGTATCTCTGGTACCGCACTAAGAGCAGCAGTCCGCAAGGGCGATTTCTCCACATTCGCTAAGGCATCAGCGGCAAAAGACAAGTTGCTTGCTCGTAAGATTTTTAATGCCGCTAAAGCAAATCTCCAAGAACAATTCACATTGCTAGAAGAAAAGGGAATGTCTCGTAAGGAGTTCGATAAGCTTCTACATTCATTCATTGACTTTACTTGTAAGCAATTAAATGTTAAAGAAAAGCCTGTCATCGAATATAAAGATGACAAGGGAGATGGACAACCATCGTTCGGTGGATATGCACCACATTCAAAGACACTGATGGTCTATACAAAGAACCGTCATCCTATGGACATCTTTAGAACTGTAGCACATGAGTTGGTGCATCATAAGCAGAATGAAGATGGTAGACTAGGTAAAGATATTGCCAAAGAGGGAGCAACTGGTTCTGATATTGAGAACGAAGCAAACTCAGAGGCTGGAAAGGTAATGAGATATTTTGGTAGAGAGAATCCTTTCTACTTTGATATGAACTATGTGCTAGAACACAAAGCAATATTACTAGGTGGTGTGCCAGGGTCAGGAAAAGATAGAATACTAAAAGAAGCAATTGCACCACTCGGATATAAAGAAGTCTCACAAGAGAATTTCACAAAGTATAATGTTAATGGAGAAGGCATTGTCGTCAATGGCACAATGTCTAATTACGAACAGACAAATCAAATCAAAAACATTTTAGAAAGTCGTGGTTATAAGACCATGATGGTATTTGTTAATACATCTAACGAAGTTTCTAAGCAACGCAATGAAGCAAGAGCATTAACTGGCGCTCGTGTCATCAATGAGAATACTCGTTTCAGCAAGTGGCAATCTGCACAGGTAAACACTGTAGAGTATTTACAACTATTCGAGAATTGTTATGTCATTGACAATAGTGCAGCCGCTCTTACAGAAGAACATAGAAACAATCTACATTTTCTCAAAAAGGCATTACACAATTTCAGTCTTGGAGAAACAGACTATAACTTTGAGCGTATGATTAATGAAAATCATACAGATTTCTCCAAGAACAATAGAAAGATATTAGTTGGTGGCGCTGGTAATTGGGGCACATCTAAACTAACTTCCAGATACCAGAAAGACACGCCCGGTCAAGATATCGGGTTTCAACCTATGAAAGTTTTGACATTGACACAGAAATTTAAAAACAAAAAGATGAAGAAAGAAGAAAAGACAGTTAGAAGTCCATCAGGTGCACCTATCGGCGGCGATAGAATTGGACCTGAAATTGGTCTTCCTAAAGGTCCTGGTTTTGGTGATAATCAGTCTATTGACCTACTCGGTATTGATAGACAGATTGATAGATGGATGGTGAAAGAAGAAACCAGAAAGAGATTTAAGCAAAAGTATGGTCAGTTGGGCGAACAGAAACTAAAAGAGACTGTCGCCAAACTGAAAAAAGAAAGTTTAACGGATCCATTTGACGGTTCTATGGGTGCTACACCTAACTCCGGTCAGATTGATAATGTTAGACAAGATCCAAATGCAGAGTTTGAGAAGCAAAAGATATTCGGAAGAAAAAAACTAAATACTAGCAATAGCTATGTTAACAAATTAAAAGGAAACTAAAATGTTTGAGAACAAGTTTAATACCAAGAAGACTGATTCGCTTGTCGAGGCAGTCAAGCAAGCACAGGCTGACGGTGAACTTCGTCGTCAGGCAGAAGCCCTTGTTAATGAAGAATTTGGCGTTTATTCACGCAAGGCAGTCATTCGTGAAAATCTAGCCGCTTATGATGCTCGCCTTGAAGAAGCCTATAAGTGCATGAAAGAAGGCAATAGAGATAATAAAGAAAAGAAGAAAGAGCATGAAGAAAAGACTGGTATGGAGCACATCAAAAAGATGGGCGGCTTCCCAGGACAGTCACCAAAGAGAACTGCTCGTGAACTAACAAAAGAAGAAAAGGCCGACAAGGATTATGACAAAGACGGTAAGGTCGAGTCACCAAAGGACGAAGTTTGGGGTTCTCGTCTTCGTGCTGCTAAACTCGCTGGCAAGCTAAAAGAAGGTATGGCCGATCCTAAGGATCCTTCATATCAGGGCGGCGGTGATGTTACATCAACACCAGCAAAGCATGTCAAGCCAACAAACCCAGAAAGAATTAAGTCTTTCAAAGACCCAAGAGATTCGTCAGTTCAGGGCGGCGGTGATGTTACAGTTGGTGGTAAGCCAGCAAGCATCAGAGAAGCACTCCGTGAAATGGTTGCAAGAAAGAAAGACATTGCCAAGGGTGGTGTAACTGCTCCTCAAGAGTTCAAGCAAGAGAGATTTGCCAACAAGGGTGCAGTAACAAAGGCACCAGTTCCTGGCGTTTCTATTGCAGAAGAAGAACAGGTTGATGAAGCCGCATATTCAGCCAAGGCTGCTCGTGCTGGTAAAGACATTGGTAAGTCAGGAAAGCAGTTCTCTAAGATTGCTAAGAAGGCTGGTGAGAAGTATGGTTCTGAGGAGCGTGGTAAGAAGGTAGCAGGTGCTATTCTCGCTAAGATTCGTGCCAAGCACATGAAGGAAGATTCATCTTTTAACGCCGCACAGGAAACTGGTAAGTCGGTCGATGAAGCTGTTGCAACTGCCGTTCCACCTACATATCAGCCAGCATCCACAGAGATTGCTAGACCTGCTAGAGCAAGTGGTCCACAAAGATTGCAAGGAACACGCTTCTATCGTGGTATGAGTGCAAAAACATCTGGCACATCAACTGCAAAGTTTGGCGCTCAACAGACTGCTAGAGCAACTGGTCCTTCACCAAAGACCGGAACCTCACTAGTTCCATCAGGTGGTAATAGACTACCAGCCGTTTCAGGATCTTCAACAACAAAGCTTCCTGCAACTACTGGTTCTGGCGCCGGTGCTGCTGACACAGGTGCATCAAAGCTACCTGCACTAAGAGGTGGTAATAGCGTAACTGCTACAAAGGCTGCCGATGCTGGTAGATCAGGTGCTTTCACTTACTCTCGACTAGGTGATACAGCTATTACAAAGGCTGCTGGTCGCTCTGCTCTTGGTACAGTTGCAAAGGTCGCTGCTAAGGCTGCTGGTCCTGCTTCTGCTATTGCTGATATCGTCACACCTTCTGGTAAGACTGAACCTGGTAATCCAGTGTTCCGTAAGACTGATGCTGGTAAGGGTGAGGTTGCAGGATATCGTTCTGCTACTACACCAAGAAAGACAGATGATAATACACAGAAGGGAATGGTAGGTGATATGTCTAGAAGAGGCAAGTTGGCTCCTTCTGTTCGTAATCAGGAACTACCAAGCAAGATTGCTCCAGTTAAGACAACCGAGCCAGGTACACTATCTGCACCTGCTGCTAAGCCTGCAACTACTTCAACCCCTGCACCAAAGTCATTTGGACAGGCATTCTCCACAGCTAGAAAAGAAGCTGAAACATCAGGAAATAAATCAACTGGTCAGTTCTCATTCAAGGGCAAGCAGTTCCAGACAAACATAAACCCTGCAAAGGGCGCTGAAAAGTATGTGCCTGCTTCACAGCAAAAGGTAACATCTGTTGGTAAGACACCAGCACCTGCTGCTACACCTTCACCAACTACACCTGGTTCAACTTCAATCTCTAAGCAGCCTGCACCTCCTGCATCTTCAACCACAGGAATTAGTTCAACTGCTGCTAAGGTTGGTATCCCACAGACACCAACTGGCATGAGTAAAGATTTTGCTATGGGTAAGGATTTATCAAATCCTCCTTCAGTATCATCAACTCCGGCTGCTCCTAAGCCTTCTGCCCCACCACCAGCCATGTCAATGACTGATCCAAAAGCAAAGGCACTAAAAGAAGAAGTTCAGGTAGGTGAATATAAGTATAGGATCGTTTAAATGAAAACACCTAAACAGACTAAGAAGGGCGGTAGTAGATACCGCCCTGACACAAAGAAGATGGCAAAAGAAGATCGTCAGAAGGCTCTTAAAAAAGTAAATAATAGCAAAGCGAATAGAACTATGACGGGGCAGAATCCAGACATTATTGAAATGGATCCTGTAAAAGTTGATGCTATCGGACAGAATCAAGGTTTAAACTAACAAGAAAGAAGGATTACTAAAATGCCACTATGGGGATCAGTAGATAACGCTGCAAACTCCGACATTGCAGTTCTAATGCAGTATAACAAGCCAACAGATACAACCGAACAGGCTGTGCTATTTGGCAATACTACATCAGGCGCTTTTGTCACAAACGAAACAGTCGGCCAGTTCGGTGTTGATTCGGATGAAATCACCGCTGCTCGTGCCGCTGGTGCAGCAAAGCCAGCACATGCTGGTTGGAACATTCGTCACGAAGGAACTGGCCTAAAGGCTGGTCGTGTATGGTACGAAACAGTTGTTGCCATGGGCTCAATGTCAGGCGACGCCGAAGATACAGTCTTCCCAGACACAACAATTAGAATTACAACTCAGCCTGTAAGTGCTAACGGCGCTGGCAATGTTACTCTATCAGTTGTTGCTACATCAACACCAACAAAGACACTATCTTATGCATGGCAGCGTAACGCTGGTGCTGGTTGGGTTTCAGTTAGCAACCTTACTGGTGTTTATTTCAATGCTACATCCGCTTCACTTACTGCAAACGCAGAGATTGCATCAGGAAATACATTCCGTGTCACCGTTTCTGCTACAGGCGCAGTAAGCGTAGTATCTGCAAACGCAGCCGTAACGACACCATAAGGAGAGTTTTATGAAAACTTTCCGTGATCATCTTAAAGAGGAAGTCGTACCTACCGCTCTTAGTAACGGTAGCGTAGACATTAAAAATCCAGCAGTCAGAGCCGAACTTAACGGCATTCTGGCTGCTATTGCCACTCGTTCATGCATTACACCATATATTGCTCTAACAAAGATGCGTAAGGCTCTTTCTTATTTTCATATTGAGTTGCCAAGCAAAGTCTATATGGAAGGCAATCATGGTGTAGAAGTATGGGAGATCCATCAGTTTGGACACAAGATGGGTATGACAGATCAGGGTGAGTTCGTAAAAGAAGTTCCCTGTGACTATTACCTATTCTTCCATTATCATCTATTCGGCTCAATGTTCATGATTGATGCTAGAGTAGTTGATAAGGACGATCTTGACAAGAGACTAAGTGCCGCCGAAGCAATGATCAAAGAAGATGCAGCAGCAATGAAACATCTTCAAAGAGCATTAGCCCCTAAAGAGAAGATGCATTCTGCACTAGGAGATTGTGATTGTAGCCAGGGCGATTCCCCAAGCACTAAATCTGCTGTTGATGTTTCTATGCGCCGTAAGGACAAGAAACTATCTGCCGATTCGCTTGATGAGGGATGGGTAGCAATTGCTCCACGTGGACAGAGCGTCTATGACAAGTTCGGCGATGCTAATCCAAACGCAAAGTGGTATGGTCGTAAACCTCCAAAGGCAAACAAGCCAGGTGATGCTGAACCAGGTGCTGGAGATACCTACAAGGGTTCAAAACAGGGTGGTAAGACACGCTTTGCTAAGAAAACTGTCAAGGAAGAAAACCTTGACGAAGTATCTCTAGGCAAACTTGTTGCTTATAAGAACAAGGCTGGTGAAGGTCGTGAAAAGGGTGTTGCTCTTGCTGATAAGAAGATGAAAGGTAAAGCAAAGGTTGGTGCCTCTGCTCCTAAGCATCCTTACATGGAAGAGACTGTTGAAGAAGGTAAAAAAGTCAAGATCAAACTTAACCCAGAAAAAAAGATTGGTTACACAGTTCATGACGTTGGACCTGGTGGAAAGAAAACTCTTGTAAAATCTGGAGAAACAAAAGTCAAGGACATAAAAGAAGGCCGTATGCCTGCTTCTGTTATCAAGCACAAGCAGAAACTCGCTGGTATGACTGATGCTGAAAAGAAGGCAAAGTTTGCTGGTAAGTCAGAAGCAGAACTAAAGGCAATGGCTCGTCGTCATGGTCATGGCCCAGACAGCAACGAGTATTCTAAGCATGGTTCTTATGAAAAGAAACAGATTGATGAACTTTCATATGAAACAGTAGCCAGATATCATAGAAAGGCTGCCGACAGATATCAGACTGGTGAAGAACCATATGAGAAAAGAAAGAAGGGTCGTGAGTTAGCCACTAGAAAACGTGCTGGCGGCATGATGGGTATTCCAAAGGCCAAAGTAATGGCTAAGGAAGAAACCATCAATGAAAAACTAACCAAGAGAATGAAGGTTTCTGATGTTATCTCTGACTTTGTTCATTCCGATGATCCAAAGTTCAAGGGTAAATCAAAGAAAGAGCGCATGAAGATGGCTCTAGGTGCCTATTATGGTATGCATCCGGAGAAGTCTCGTAAAGAATAATGCTTGATCTTAATGATGGTAATTTTTTGATATACGCCGCTAAATCATACGAAAGTCCTCATCTGCTCCAATCAGAGTTTGATGAGGACTTGAAGCGGATCAAGTATATCAAAAGATTGTTACGCAAATACAGAATGGATGGTGAGTGTAAAGAGAGATTGATACTCAACCACATCATTATTCTATCCAACATGTTTGGAGTAGAAGCGACGGTGAACATGCTGTTTCTAAAGGTTGAACCTGATGATTATCCCACACTTAAAACATTTCTTTTATTTCTTAACTATATGCCCGAAAAGTTAAGTGTCACGATTAATAAATACACAGTGAACCAAAAAGAGATTATGGTAGATTTATCCATAGCAGACAGATTGAGGAAGATATGATTGACGAAGATGCGCCAACAGTAAACATAGGCTCAGGTCAGATTCCCGGCGCTGGTGTTACATCACCAGGAAAGCCAGCGAACTTCGGCGATACAATCGTAAATCCCGGTGCTGCTAAAAGATGGAAGAAGATAAACGCCACCCAGACTGGCGGTATTCTTCGAAGAAAGAAGCCGCTTATGGAAGACTCATTCGCTGGTGCTATGGTCTTTGAAGTTAATTCAAAACTATTTCATAGCCTAACATTGAGCAAGCGCAAAGGCAAACATTGGCGAACATATCTTGAAGAAGATGATTGCTATGCTGAAATTCGTGAATGGGCTAATAAGAATAAAGGTCCTATTGTTGTAAGAAATGAAGCAACAGGCGAAATGAGATATATCAGATATAAAAATTAACACAAGGACGAAAGGAATGGAACTATCCATGTCAGACAAAGACTCCCACGACTTCGAGAATGGAGTTGGCGAGGTAGTATCAAGAATGCCACCAATTATCACCACCATCATTGCTGTTGGAGGATTAGTGGCGGCTTACTTTATGACAATTGGTGAGTTCAAAGTTAAGGATATGGAACTACAGCAGAAAGTTCAATATCTTGAACAGAAGGTTGACCGCATAGAGGAAACGATGGATACTATCAAACTAAAACTAGACGCTCGTTTTCCAATTGTAGATAATGAAAGACAAGACCTTCGTAGGGAAATTGATAGTCTAAAGGAAGTCATTCAGCAGATGAAGCCGCTACTTAAAAGATAACACTTGACATTTGTTTAAGTGAATGATAATATGCATATTCATTATGATCAGGTGACTTATGGCGGTATATATTGATAAGAAATACATTTCTCTCCTCGCTCCTAAACTATCATTGTTCAAGCAGCGGGGAGAGTTTTTATGGAACTTCCGTTGTCCCGTATGCGGAGATTCCCATAAGAACAAGATCAAAGCAAGAGGATACATTTACAAGCGAAAGGAACACTTTGGCTTTATGTGCCACAATTGCGGCACAACCATGGGTCTGGGTAAGTTTATCAAGTATGTTGATCCTGGTTTGTATAATGATTATCAGTTGGAGTCGTTTGTTCAATCTAACACACAGACAAAGGTTGATGTTACGGAGTTTGTGACAAATCCGACATTCTCTAAGCCAAAGAGTATTCTATATACTGATGCAGAACGCATTATAGGATTGAATCCTTATCATCCTGCAAGGAAATATCTTGAAGATAGAAAAGTTCCTATTGATAGCCTTTTCTATGTCGAAGACTTTGCCAAGTTTGTTAAGGATTTGTTTCCTGAAAATGCAAAAACACTATATAAGGAACCACGCATTGTAATACCCTTCTATGATAAGGAAGGTAATCTCTTAGGAATACAAGGACGATCACTTGACAGACATTCGAAGATCAAATACATCACAATCAAAAGCACTGAAACTAACCCTAAGATTTTTGGATGGGATAGACTGGATGCATTGCAAACTGTGTATGTGGTTGAGGGACCCATCGATTCTCTTTTCCTTACTAATAGTGTGGCTACTATGGATGCAGCACTCTTTTCTGCTCCTCACATCTTAGGACTTGACCTAGAGTATGTTTTCGTATATGATAACGAACCTCGTAATAAGCAGATAGTTTCCAACATGCGGAAGACTATCGAAATGGGTAGAAAGATTTGTGTGTGGCCTTCCTATATCAAAGAGAAGGACATCAACGAAATGGTTCTGGTCAATATGCATCCGAGTGAGATTCAGCATATCATAGATAGAAATACGCATGAAGGAATTATGGCTACAATGAAACTGAACCAATGGAGTAGAATATGAGTATACCTACAAGATTCAATGTCATAACACCTAATAAAACATATAACAATCAAAGTATGTTCACTATCAGTTATGGTCGAGATCTGAACGACAGAAACGTATGGAAAGAAAGATTTCAGGAATATTTTGACTGTTCTTCAAACGAACAAAAAGAAAATTATTGCCCATGGTATTTTGAAGAAGATTTTATGATAGAGATTAGTCCTGACATTACTCTTTTTAAAAAAGAGTTTCATAAATTATGAGGAGAAAAACATGACCGATGAAGAAACAAATAAGCTAAAGAAGATTCTTTTTGTCTTAACTCTTATTAAAAATAAAGAATCTGATGAACGCAAGCTTGCATACTCAGAAGCAATTGAAGAAGCAATTGAAGAAGCAATTGAACATGCAAAAGAACTTTTGGGAATAAAAGTTAAATTGTGAGACAATTAATGAGCGAAGAACAGTTTGTCAAATGTTATGTTGTTTTTGGCTGTGTATTTCTGATCTTAATAGTGATGGATATGTTTGGATTATGGGGGAACAGTGATGAATGACATTCATCAGCAGCAATTGAAGCAAGTAAGAGAAAGCGTATATGAGGAAAATCTGCGGCTTCGTGCCGAACTCGCCGCAGCCAATGAGTTTAAGAAGCATTACACTGATTTGATTTCAGTCAATGCTGAACTAATGGGAGCACCTAATGACGGATCGATTACAGACTCAGTAGTTCAAATAGAGAAACTTGTAAAGAAACTTCGTGCCGACCTCGATGCCGCTAATGAGGAAGTCGAAAAATTACGGGAACGCCTTGGTCCACATGGACTAGTCGTCGTAGACATAGACAAGACGGGGCATTACGTGTCTGAGAAAGTTGCCGACGAAATCACCCGCCTCCGTACCGACCTTGCCGTAGCCAATGAGCGATGTGAGATGCTGACAAAGGAAGTCGTAGAGTGGCGTAGTCGCCCCGATGCTTTGCGGGCTGACAAAGCCGAAGCCGACCTCGATGCCGCCATTTCAGAGCGTAATGGCCATTACGCTACATTGAAGCATGTGGCTAAAGAGCGTGACGAAGCCTTGCGTAATCAAGCAGAAACTCAATCTAAACTAGATGCTCTTGAAAAACTGTTTCAGATGACCTGTCAACAGTTTGAAGAAAAGCGCCAGCGTATTCTAGAGGTTCTTGACTAATGACGAAGCATTGTGTATATTTTTAGTGGAAAGGAGCCTACACATGACCAAGAATAAAGCAGAATCGGAGTATGTTATGATAAGGCGAAAGTGTGAAGATTCGGATATGGCAGAGTTAACATTCGCTAAGAATAACGAAAAACTTGACCTGACAGATTATAGGTGTATCCGAATGTTTTCAGAGACCACAGAGGAATGGGTTCATAAAGATGAATACGAGCATTTCTATGAAGAGTATCGCAAATTCAATGGTCTGATGATGAGGCATGGTGCGATACTATCATATATAAGTGAACCGTGTGAAGAAAAGGCTGTCACCACTTTCTTGAGGATGAAGGCGAAAGACTGATGACCTATACGTGGAGTAAGTATCCTGATGCCAAACCTAACCGATCTGGATACTATTACACATACTATTTCAATAACGAAATGAATGATTGTTTTTACAAAGCGATATACTATAATACTTCCGCAGACGAGTGGATCGGGTGGAGAAGAGGTATAGAACCTAAAGTTATAGGATATGTAGATAAGACGTATGCGAAGTTCTATGTTCCTTGTTTAGATTTGGTAACGCCAGACATAGGGAGTTTCTTGGAATGAGTGAAGATATTGTGAAGCGACTGCGTGAACCATGCTTTTTCAATGGATACGATCAGCAAACTTCTGAAGAAGCCGCTGATGAAATCGAGCGTCTTCGTAAGTATGAACAACTAGTCAATTTCATTGCTACGGACTATGTTGAACTCTCGCATGATAAGGTTCAAAATGAATATCTTCTTATCATAAAGAAGTGCCGAGAGTTGGTTAAGGAAGATATGGTAAAGATATTTGATGAATACCTTGAGGGTCTCAAAGACGTAAAGGATATTTTCTGATGGCCAGACAAATATAGAGGAGGTCAACGTGGAGGAGATAGAAATGACTGACGATGTATATGTGATTATTCTTTCGAATGGTAGAGCAGAGAACGTTCCACCATCATACAACTGGTATGATATTCTTATCCAAGCAGAAAGCGCTTGGAGACATAGTTGCAGTTCTTCGGCTATTCCTGAGAAGCTAATAAAGAACGGTAAGATCATTGTTGAAAAACAACTTTGGTATGTAGCAAGTAACTATGTTATAGAAAAAAATCATCTGGTAGATAAGGCTTACGAACAAGCGAAAGAAATGTTCCCAGAACCAAAAGGTGAGTGATGAACTACTGCTTCATGTATGACGGGATAGTTCTAGTGTTTCACAATGATCGATATGCTCATTGTTGGGACAAACAGTTTGTGACAGAGAACTGGTGAGAAAGATAATGAAATACAATATTGAACTAGACCATGACCAAACTGATGCTATTGTCATTGCTTCTCTAAAGGAGGCGTATCGTCTCAATGCTGATCCTCTTCCGGACGAAGGTGGAGAGAAATGGGTTGATGTCGAGTTTCTGGCTGCTATAGATCATGTCCTAGAATATTATCATAACTATGAGCAGAAGAAGTTATGGATTGTTGAAAAAGAATCGTTTAATAATGGAAAGAGTAACAAATGAACAACGCTAAGATTATTGCAGTAACACAGCCGCTTATTGAATCGTATAAAGATTTGGCTAATAATCCTGTCTATATGACACCCAATGAGTTTATCGCATACACCGCACGAGTATCAAATCCATCCAATCAGCATAACACACTAACATCAGAAAAACTCCTAAAGTATCTAATCGAACATAAGCATTGGTCACCTTTTGAAATGGTTTCTATCACAATGGAAATCAATACAACTCGTGATATCTCACACCAGATCATTCGCCATCGTTCGTTCTCATTCCAAGAGTTTAGCCAGCGTTATGCCGATCCTACTAAGGACATGTCGTTTGTAACGAGAGAAGCAAGACTACAGGACGCTAAGAACCGTCAGAATAGTATTGAGACGGATGATGAAAGGCTGGAGAAAGATTGGTCAGAGATTCAGCGTAATCTGGCAAGTCGTATGCGTGTCAACTATAATTGGGCTATTGAAAAAGGCATTGCCAAAGAACAAGCCAGAGCAATTCTACCAGAAGGTCTAACCACAACCCGTCTATATATGTCAGGGACGCTTCGTTCTTGGATTCATTACATTGACGTTAGAGCCGAAGCAGGCACACAGAAAGAACACCGTCAGGTTGCTCTTGCTGCACAGGAAGAGATTCTAAAACACTTCCCGTCATTGAAAGAGTATTGGTATCCAGAGCCTTGGTTTCATGGTGTTCCTGTGAATAAGTCGGAAGAAGAACCTAAGTCATGGTGGTGGAAGTTTTGGTCATGAATGACGAACTACAAGAATTATATGAAAAACTATTGAAAGCACAACAACCACTTGGTGAAGAATTTGAAAAGGTTTTGTATGAAAACCTTTGGGAACTATACGTTACAGACAACGAGGAAGAATAATGGACAGTTTATATCAGGAATTTATCTATAAGAGCAGATACTCACGCTATCTGCCAGAACAAAATCGCCGTGAGAATTGGGAAGAGACTATCAATCGTTATCTTGACTTTATGTATATGCACCTGCATACAAAACATAGTTATGATATAACACCTGATCTCCGTAAGAGACTATTTGATCATATCCATGACATGAAGGTCATGCCATCTATGCGAGCCTTGATGACATCGGGCCTTGCGTTGAACCGTGATAACACTTGTGGTTATAACTGTTCATTCCTACCTATCGATGATCCAAAGGCTTTTGACGAAGCCATGTTTATTCTTCTATGTGGTACTGGTGTTGGATTCTCTGTTGAACGTCAGTTCATCAATCAACTACCAGAGATTCCAGAGAAGATGTTTGATTCTGAAACTATCATATCTGTCCGTGATAGTAAGGAAGGATGGGCCAAGGCTTTGCGTATGCTTATCGCATTGCTATACACGGGTGAGATTCCCAAGTGGGATCTGACAAAGGTTCGACCAGCAGGTGCTCCTCTAAAGACATTTGGTGGTCGTTCGTCAGGTCCTGGCCCGCTTTCAGAATTGTTTAAGTTTGTTGTTAAGATGTTTAAGAACGCACATGGTCGACGCCTCACATCCCTTGAGTGCCATGACATCATGTGTAAGATAGGCGAGGTCGTAGTAGTCGGAGGCGTTCGTCGCTCCGCAATGATCAGCCTATCTAACTTATCAGATGACCGTATGCGTCATGCTAAAGCAGGTGCTTGGTGGGAAGCAAATCCACAGCGAGCCCTATCAAACAATAGTGCTGTGTATAATGAGAAGCCAGAAGTCGGCACATTCATGCAGGAATGGGTTTCACTATACGAAAGCAAATCAGGAGAGAGAGGATTATTTAGTCGTGAAGCATGTCAGAAAATTGCCAAAAGAAACGGAAGACGCAATCATGATCAGTTATTCGGCACAAATCCGTGTAGCGAAATCATCCTTAGACCATATGGATTTTGCAACCTCACGGAAGTGGTTATCAGAGCCGCAGACACCATTGAACAGATTAAAGAAAAGATTGAGGTTGCTACTATTCTCGGTACTTTCCAATCTACTCTCACTGATTTCCCGTATCTAAGAAAGATTTGGGTTAAGAACGCCGAAGAAGAAAGACTACTTGGTGTTTCTCTTACAGGCATCTATGACTCCAAACTATTCAACAATCCAGAGGACAAGGGCATCAAAGAACGCCTTGCTTCTCTCCGTGACTATGCTGTTGAGGTAAACAATGTTCTCGCTGATAAACTTGGGATTAATCCTGCTGCTGCTATTACTTGTGTTAAGCCCTCTGGAACAGTATCTCAGTTATGTGACTCGGCTTCTGGTATTCATCCTCGCCATAGCCAATATTATATTCGTCGTGTCCGTGCTGATAACAAGGATCCACTAACACAGTTCATGAAGGACAAGGGTGTGCCATGGGAGCCAGATGTTATGAAGCCAGACTCCACAACTGTATTCTCTTTCCCAATGAAAGCACCAAAGGGTGCAGTTGTTCGTGATGATATTGACGCTATCAAGCACCTGGAACTATGGGCCGTCTATCAGGAAGCATGGGCAGAACATAAGCCATCTGTTACCATCAATGTCAAAGAAGAAGAATGGATGAAGGTCGGTGCTTGGGTTTACGAACACTTTGATGAAATGTCCGGCGTTTCGTTCTTACCTTATGATGGAGGCAGTTACCGCCAGGCACCCTATGAAGAAATCAGTAAAGACCTTTACGAAGCAATGTTGCCAACTATCCCAACCCATTTGGACTGGGACACTCTCCAAGAGTTTGAGGATGAGACGGAAGGCGTGCAAAACCTGGCTTGTTCGGCAGGAGGGTGTGACATCTAACACACTCGGTATGTCCCTCAAAATGATGTAGAGGTTCATAAGAAATGTGTCTGTTAGAGTTCTTGTAATCTACGCAAGCGGATTCTAAAAGAAAGGCATCATACAGACACATTTTCTTTTCTTCTATTACTTCATACTTGTATTGTCTAAACCGGCCTTTGTATCTTGTTTTGGCGTCGTGTATGGTAATACCAAACTTATAAAATGATTCCGTATCATTATAAACTCTAATGATGTAGAATGTGGCAGGTTTGTCTTTTAGATATGGTCGTTTGCGGAAAATACTTTCACTATACTTTCCATTCCTTTTGTTAAACTTTGGAGTATTCCGTAATGCCAAGTCAATCTGTTGCTGTTTGGTTTTCTTTACACCAAACTTTTTACACCAGTTGTCTATTGTACCTTTATGAACTTTGTAGTATAATGCTAACTCTTGTCGGGATTTGTTTTGGTCTTGGTATAGGTGGAGGAACTCTTCCTTGCTTGGAAGAGGAATCATACCGTTCGGTTGATTTAGACGCTGTGGTTGATGGGATCTATAAATAGACATGCTGGCGCTCCAAGTTAGCGTTAGAGTAGGTGAGGGTATGCGGCCCTGTGACCTACACCTCTATTTAGCAAACATAGGATTTACAAATGTCCGATATCAAAGAAAGTTTCATAGAAAAGTTCCGTTCTCTTAGGGAAGAAAGTTTAGATGAAGAATCTAAGTCGATTACAGATTCTAATGATAGAAGAAAATATATTTCTCTTAGAAATATGGAAGCAAATAGACTCGCTAAAGCAAAGGGCACTAAGAGTCCTATATCTCAGGATCACCACAGAAAAATGGCTCAACAACATAACGATGATGCCAATGCAATTATGGACAAATATCGTAAATAGAGAAGAAAATGGAGAAAGTGAAATGAAGAAACTACTTATTGCAGCAATGCTACTAACAACACCAGCTATGGCACAGACAGATATCACCATCAGCAAGTCTCACCAGTTGATGCAGGTTGATAGTGATTATGGGTCGTATCAATGGCCCGTCTCAACTGCCCGCCGAGGTTATTATACACCTACTGGAACTTTCCGCCCCTACTCCCTTCAACTAATGCACTACTCAAAGAAGTTCGACAATGCCCCAATGCCTCACTCTATCTTTTTTAGCGGTGGTTATGCAATTCACGCTACTCCTCATGTTGGTGCTTTGGGCAGACCCGCTTCTCACGGCTGCGTTCGCCTTTCTCCAGGGAATGCTGCTACTCTATATCAGATCGTAAAGCAGGATCCCGATACAACAATTAGGATTGTACCATGACATGGAAACAAAAATTGCGTGATTGGGTAACTCTAAATGCTATTATGAATGGCGTCAATGAGGAAACCCATTACCGTGATGACCTTTTACAAAGAAAGCAAGAGATACTTGCCGAAGATGGCAGGCATCTTCTCTCGCAATATCAGAATGGTCTTGCAGACCTAGGTGAAAAGGTTGACTTGAACCGAATAGTTTCTCTGGCGGAACAAAAGATTACTGATACAGACAAAATCATCCAAATGGTGATAGCTCTTTCAGAGGCATATATGCAAGAGTATCGTTCGCAGAAGAACTATGAAGTTTCAGACAAATTTAGAAAGATTCTTTTTACACTAAAGGGGCAGAACCAATGAACCTATTTCAACTCGGCAAATTCACCTCACATGCTGGCAAGGAACTTGATTGGAAGATTGAGTGTGACGCCTTGACAGATGAAGATTGGGAATGTCTTGCTAAGATGATTAGCGAACGCACCCAGTTTGGTCGTGTATATGGTATTCCTCGTGGAGGAGAGAAGCTAGCCAAAGCATTAGAAAAGTATGCTGACCCTAAGAACCCTATTCGTCTGGTTGTTGACGATGTATGGACAACTGGCACAAGCATGAATGAAGCAATGAGCAAGGGCGACTTTGGTTTCGTTGTATTCGCAAGAAACCGAATTGTGTTCGATGCTAACAAGTATGTTCGTGCATTATTCACAATGGACCTTTTATGAATGAACTGGATGAAATTTTACATGAACAGTTGCATATTGCTAGACACTTAGCAAAGAAAATGAGAAAGGCAAGGAGGGTGATGGGTCCTGATCCCACCTTGCTCACTCTACAAGTATTGAATGAAAAAAGAACACAATACATCGAGAATATGATAAGTGACAAAACATTATTACGAAAGAAATTTAAACGAAAGAAAAAAGAAAAAGATCCAGACATACTGGCAAGGAGTACCACTCATATGTGGTACAGAAATATTTTGATGATAACCAACATCGGTTATAATATAATGGTAGATTCGTTCCAAGCCTATATGTCCTATTTCAGAAAGGATAAAGACTGATGGCAGGAGAACGAGCCGCAATATTTGGACAGTTTATTGAACAGTTAGTTGAAAGCGATGTTGGCATTCTAGAAAGGGAACAAGTCTATAGGGTTCTTTTAGAAGTGCTTGAGGAGTTTGATATCAAAGGCATGGACGGCTATCTTGATATCGATCCAGCATTTGATGAGGTGTTTAACGAGAAGTTTCCGCCTGAAATAGAAGACTACGAAGAATAACTATATACTCGTATGACATGGACATACGAGAACAAACCCTTAGAAGAAATCCCAGAAGGCTATCAAGCTTTCGTATATTGCATCACCTGTGTTCCTACAGGGCGAAAATATATTGGGAAGAAACTATTCAAATTCACTCGCACTACCAAGAAGAAAGGTAAGCGAGTAAAGAAGCAGGTCGACTCCGATTGGCAGGATTACTATGGCAGCAATAAAGAACTTTTACACCACGTGGAAATCTTCGGTAAGGAGAAGTTCACCCGAGAAATCATCCGTCTATGTAAGAGCAAAGGCGAAGCGTCGTATTATGAGGCTAAGGAACAGTTTGATAGGGATGCGCTAATCTCCGAGCAATACTATAACGAATGGATTATGGTGCGAGTTAGAAAGTCCCATGTGAAAAAGAAGTGAGGAAGAATGATTACAGTGTATTCAAAAGACCAGTGTGTGTTTTGCGATAAAGCGAGAACACTACTGAAACTAAAGGCCAAGGAATTTACTGAGTATAAACTCGGTAAGGATTTTGATCGGGATACTATCCTGGAAATGTTTCCTGACGCTCGAACTTTCCCAATAATAACACTTGACAAAAAGTATATTGGGGGCTATAATGAGTTAGAAAAATTGTTCAGCGAAGGAAACTAAAGCATGTGGGTATCCGAACTCGAATCTGCTATGTTAGGCACTGTTAGAATTGGAACTTATCCGTCATATGCTGATGCATGTGTCGGTACCGATAAATGGTTGCGTGAAACGAAAGTTTCCGATGGAGAAACCGAAACGACCATGCTCGAAATGGTAAACGAAGATTTTTCCTGTGATGTTTATGTCTATGAAGCAGATGAAGATTATGAGTGGGAGAAAGAAGATGATTGATAAGTATGCTCTAAAGGAAGACCTAAAGAACGGTGTTGTTACCGTTGTTTTTGAAAAGGCAGACGGAACGGAACGCACTATGCGAGCCACACTTTCCGATCTATATGTTCCGCAGGTTGAGCCTGCTATGCTTTCCGAGTATGATGGTCAGGTACCAAAGAATGCTCGGCAGCTAAATGACAATGTGCAAGCAGTATGGGATATCGATGCAGGTGGCTGGCGCTCCTTTCGTCTTGATTCCGTGAAGCAACTATTGAAGGAGTGATATATGCCGTGGCCACATAAGAATAGACCTCGCAAGGGTCGTCGTAAGGTAGGATCTACAAAGCGCAAGATGCGTCGGACTAAAGGTCAAAAGAGGAAGTAATTAGATGAACATGAACAAGCTAGAAAATGTGCGAGTGATTAATCTGAGCCCAAGTCAGGCACCTGTGAATTTCATGGATGCTCTTGCTCTACTGTTTATCGGTCTTAAACTAACTGGCCATCTTGATGACTGGACCTGGGTAGCGGCTCTATCGCCGCTTTGGGCACCTTTCATGCTACATTGGCTCTTCCGTCTGGTTATCTTCACCTTTTTCTCTAATCATCTTCCGGAGGAAGAATAATGTCTGCTGATAACGGAATCTATGTCCTTTTCACCGAGAGTGAAAAGGGTCCCGAATATCGGGTAGCTTATGCTCATGCTATCGATTCCATTTACGGTAAGTTTAATGAGGAAACTTTCCGTTATGATGGCGACATTCAGACAATCAAATCCGTCTTTGAAAAATCAGAAGTGTTCTTTTCCTTAAATGAGGCTCTTGACAAGGCCGAGGAAATGGGCTATGATTATGGATACCTTGAAGACGGAATTTGTGTTATCAACGAGTTCAAGGACTATGGCTACATCTTCGGATAAGGAGAAAAAAGTGAAAAAGGCTACCGCTGTTCGCCGCCCCAAGTTCACTGATGAAAAGTATCTCGGTCCCGAACCGAGCCTTACTGAGGACTCTACACAGGTGGAGTTATCTAATGCCTACACCTGGTTTAACTACTTCTATTCTTCCGAGGATTCTCTCAAGTTCGCTATCTCCTACCTCAAGTCTATCAAGTATGATAAAGAAATCATTACCAAACTCTCCCGAGTCAAGCCCCATGAGTTCAACAACTGGATCGGATGGAACTGCCGACTCCTTGAAGCAGGGTCCACTCTCCCTGATAATCTCTGGGACACAACGATTGAGCGTATTCGATCCTTCGCATCCTCGGCATCAGGAAGCGATGAAGTGGTTGAAGGAGAGGAAGCGCCCGTCACGAAGGTAATCTCGATCCAAGATCGTATCAATCACAAGGCATCCGATCTTATCGGTGAACTGGAAGAACAACTGGATGTCTTCTTTCAAGAAGGAGTTATTCAGTTTGATGTTAAGAAGTGGACCCTTGAGAAGGGAATTAAACCGCAAATTGCGAAGAGGATTGCAGAACACTTCCGTCCTCAATACGAAGAAATCTGTCAGGCCATCGAAGGCAAAGACAAAGAACTGGCTGACTCGTATAAGCACTGGCGTAAGCCGGTTCTTAAGATCATGGTTCTATTCATAAAGCGTATCATTGATCATATGGTTGAACTGGATTCTGCGGGTCAGGCTGTTCGCAAGCCCCGTAAGAAGAAGGTGAAGCCTGCCCATGTTCTAGTGGCTAAAATGAGTTATTGTGTCGAACACGAGGATTGTCTATATGCTAAGAGTGTCGATCCCAAGACTATTATTGGTGCTGAACAACTTTGGGTGTTCAATGTTAAAACTCGCAATCTATCTGTGTATAATGCCGTGGGTCATTCGGGCCTTAGTGTCCGAGGGACTACCATTACGGGATATGATGAAGCTACTTCTATCACCAAAAAACTTCGTAAACCCGAAGCAGTAATCAAGCCTCTGCTTGAAGGTGGTAAGATTTATCTTCGCAAGGTTATGGACAATATCACAACAAAAGAAGCTAAGGCTAACGGTCGTATCAACATGGATACAATCCTACTGCGGGTGGTGAAATGATCATTGATTGCATCTGGTTTATGATCTATCTTGGTATGGCTACCGGTGTCATCACCGTTGGCCTTATCTTGTATGGTACATACATAGAAATAAGGAATAAAAATGACAGACAAGGTAATAGAATTTCCAAAGAATAAGGTCGTTCGTGAAGTGCCCGAGGAGCATCTAAAGGCTCGGCAGGCGAAGGCAGATCAAAAGCTGGCCGATACAATTGTGGATGAAATTACAGGTCTTATCATTACAGAACTGGATAACTACTATGTCGAGGTACAGGACAAACAGTTTGCTAAAGACTTTATCCTAGTTGTGGATGCACTAAAGGCAGCCGTATATAGACAGTTTGATATCGACCATCACCTGCACGATTTTGTTGATAAGAACATTACCGTAATCGAGGGTGATCTAGAGGATATGTCTAAGGAAGACCTCCGTGAACGGATTGAAACGGTGATAAAAGAACTTTCCGAAGCAAAGGAAAGTCTTGACACCGAAGAGGAAGAGTGATAGAATAAATCTACGCTCAAAAAGGAATATATTATGTCTTACATGTTTGTAGACCTCAATCAGGTTCTAATCTCAAACTTGATGCAGCACCTCAAGTTTGCTACAAAAGAAAACGAAATGAATGAGGCATTGATTCGCCATATGTGCATCAATACCATTCGCTCAAATGTGCGCCAGTTCAAGTCTAAGTATCCTAATGTGGTGCTTTGCTGTGACTCTAAGCATTACTGGCGTCGTGACTATTTTCCCTTCTATAAGTCGCAGCGTAAGGTCGACCGTGAGGCTTCGGGCCTTGATTGGGGTTTGATCTTCGATACTCTCAATCGTATCCGTGACGAACTAAAAGAATATTTCCCCTACAGGGTTATCGATGTTGATGGTGCCGAGGCTGACGATGTGATTGCAGTCCTATCGGCTCGTTATGCAAACCATGATCAGGTCCTCATTCTTTCAAGTGACAAGGACTTCGGTCAGTTGCAGAAGTATCCCAATGTCACCCAGTATTCTCCTATTCTAAAGCGGTTCATCAAGATTGATAATCCCTCCGTGTTTATCAAGGAGCATATCATTAAGGGTGATCGTGGCGATGGCATTCCTAACTTTCTATCTGCTGACAATACATTCGCTGCTGGTGAAAGACAGAAGCCCATAAATAGCAAAAAGCTTAACGAATGGGTGCAGAAGGATGCCACTGAGTTTTGCACTACGGATGATATGCTTCGTGGTTATAAGCGTAATCAGATGTTGGTTGATTTTGACTATATACCTAATGAGATACAGGCGAAGATTGTAGAGGCCTTTGATAACGCTAAGCCTGCGTCAAAAGAGAAGATGCTTAATTACTTTATTGACAAAGGCCTTAAAGTGATGATTGAAAGCATAAACGATTTTTAGAGGAAACAATGGCAATCAAAAATATCTATGAAGTCCTAGATGACTTTCGCAATGTTAAGACAAAGCAGGATAGGATCGATGTTCTCCGTAAGAATGACTCCTATGCACTACGAAATGTATTGCTAGGCACATTCAACCCAGACATTCAATATACTGTGACTGAGATTCCTGCATTCAAGCGTGAACAAATGCCTGCTGGCATGTCTTACGGACATATGACTGAGGCTTTATCACGGGTATATCTTTTCGTTAAGGGTAACCCACGAGTGTCGCCTGACCTAACCGATAAGAGAAAGACTGAAATTCTAATTCAGATTTTGGAGTCTCTTGAGGAAAAGGAAGCCGATGTGTTTGCTGGTATGCTCAAGAAAGATTTAAATGTTCCATATCTAACCCCGTTGTTGGTCAATGAAGCGTTCCCCGGACTACTACCACAATCGTAAACTTCTAAAGGAGTTGGCGTATGACAGTACCAAATACCGCCCAACAATTGGTGACATCAAAGAATGGTTCGTCATACTTAATCAACAAATTTTCGGCAACAAACTATCCGAGTTCGATGAAATACGTATTGGTCGACCGAGGGGGGTCCATGCTCTTTTTCTCTACTGGCCAGGAGATAAAGAAAAAGGATCGATCCTAGTAATGACAAAGGTGTTTAGTAGCAAGAAGGAGTTTGTAGAAATTCTAGCACATGAAATGATACACTTATTCCAACATACATTCAATGAACCACTCGGACATGGTCCGTCATTCCGAGCCTGGAGTGATAACCTTCAACTTAAAGGACTTAAACTTTATAGGGTTGCATGATATGAAAAACAAGTCTCCTAGTTTCAAGCACGATCCTCTATATGCCGAACTATATGAGGAAGATAAGAAGTATGGTGGTAAGCGACTCGAAAGGCCGCAAACCGATGTTAACAAAAAGCGTCCCATCAAGAACCTCAAGAAAGCCTGGATGGAACACACGGATGACTTCGATGAGGTTGATGATTTTTATGAGCATTGATTGACAACAAAAAAGTCCTTGACATTCCTTTTCCTTAGTGTATAATAGAAGTTATAGTCGCTGAGGAAAAGGAATAAGTCATGGCTTATTTACGGAATAACAAGGCTTATCTAAAGTTCTCGCCTGTCCATAAGTTCGATATGGACAAGCTTGAGAAAGTCTTAAACAAATCACACGCCATATTTAAAGATGCCTACAAAAAGCGGCATAAGTATGATCCTGCGAACTATGTTCCGATGAGAAATATCTCGGGCGGGATTGGCGAAGCATTTGCACAAATGTTGGTCGATGAATCGGATGACTTGAAGACGAATCCCCATCCGGATGGCTATCCCGACATTCTTCCCAATACAAAAGAAGCTAAAAAGTGGCTAGAGTCTCCTACATTAGAAGACTTTAAGAAGGGTGGCTTTGATGTTAAATCAAAGTTCATTGCCGAAGATGCTAAGATTGATACGAATGCATCTGCTCACCATGTCTATACGACCTCTGTTTTGAATGTCATATGGATGTGGAAGAATGGTGTGCCGTTCATTGTTGGCATTACATACACTGACAAGCTAACCGAAAACGATTGGCCGAAGCCGTCTGCTGGCAAAGCTGGTTCAAAGACCACACCCTCATGCTCTATCAATAAGACGGGTAAGATCAAGCTGAGAAGCAATTGGCTGTTTCTTGACGAAGAAACTGTTAGAAACAATGGCCTGAACAACCATAAGGATTGGAACATATGAGAAAGAGAGACCGTGCAGACCGTGACTTTTACAGAACACCGGTTGATGCGGTATTACTGGCAAAGGATCTAATGGACCCAAACCTTAGATGGTGGGAGCCATGCGCTGGCGATGGTGCTATTAGCAAAAACTTGTCGGGTGTGTCATATGCATCTGACATTTATCCTATGTGTGATGGTATCGATAAGCTGGATATGCTCACATGCGATAAGCCAGCGAATATCGATGCTGTTGTGACCAACCCTCCTTTCTTTGCCCAATATGAATTGCTGGATCGTTGTCTATATGAATGGAAGATCCCTGCTCTCCTGCTGATTAGAATTGAGCCTTTGTCCACGCAAAAGCGCAATGCATATACCAAACAACTATCCAAACTGCATATCGTTAGCAGCCTGATCAAGTTCGAAACCGAAGACGGTAGAATTGTAAATGGTAACGGCACCGTAAGATGTGGATGGTGCCTCTTTACGCCAGAGAAGGTCGAAACGACCGAAACTCGGTGGGTGACATTTCAGCGGAATAGTCTACCAATTTTGTAGAGATTGACATAGATCAATCCTAAGCAAAATCAAGCACTTACAGAAATCTCTAATAAAATCAAAGACTTAGAGGTGCGACATCTTGTCGCACTTTTTTCGCTTGACTTCCGTTCCGTTTTGTCCTATTATATGAGCATGATCAAGAAACGCAAACGCCGCAGCGACACGAATCACATAATCTATAGCTTGGCTATTGGCAAGCGGGAATATATCGGGGTCACGATTGTTAATGATCGTTCCCCGTCTAAGTCCCTTAAGCGCCGCTGGCAGAAACATGTCCAGCGGGCCATGTCAGAAGATAAAGCGTGGAAATTGTCGCTTGCAATTCGCAAGTATGGCCCTGAGGCATTCACTGTTGAGGTGGTTCAAATCGTTCGTGGCAAATCAAATGCTCATGAAATTGAGCGTGAATTGATCCGCACTCGTAAACCGAAACTTAACACGGATGTTCGATAATGAAACATCGCTTCTATATTCTAATAATCGAAAATGCGGAGTCATTTTCTGACTTCGTAGCATTTCAAGCCGCATTCAAACTGGGAGTTTAAAATGTCTAATCCCATCTTTGTCGATCTTATCAATATGCACGAAATGGACCTTAAGATTGTCCTTAAAGAGGCAATTGAAAGTCTCGAACCCCGCCAGCGTTTTGTCGCTGTTAGGCGCTTCTATCAAAACCAGACTTTGGGCGCTATCGCTGAGGAAATCGGTATATCTGACCATAGGGTATGGCAAATCGAGGCAAAAATCCTCCGCTTGCTTAAGCGGGGCCTTAGCAGTAAGAGACTGTGACAGGGTGCGACAACATGTCGCATAGACAAATCGGTTCCGTTCCTGTATGATATACCCATAATCGAGAAACAAAGGAAAACATCATGTCTAATGCTCGCTTCGTTAACAAGGGTCTCCTCAAGTCCGACCTGGCCACTCTCAATGCTCTCATTAACTATTTTGAAAAGGGTGGCACTATTAAAGTGGCTAAGCCCGCTAAACGCCCCAAGAGCGGCATTACCCGTGGCAAGTCTATCAATGTGAAAGGATAATCTTATGCAAGTTTTCGGATTGTGGTACGCTGTTGATGCTTATGAGGGTTGTGATATCTGCTTAGGCATATATTCCGACTATGCAAAGGCTCGTGAAGCTGAAATCAGCTATTTGTCTGATAACTCGTCCGATGAAGTGTATATCACGAAGATCGGAATCGATGTGAATGAGTTTGATAACTATGGTGATGCAATAGGAGAGGTTGTATAATGACAGACCTTATAATGTTTATAATCCTGTTTGGCGTTCCCAGCATTCTCGCCCTTGTCGCACTCTTGAACATGGAGGACTAATATGATTGATGATTCAAAGTTTGTGCAGATTGTCGCTCTTATGACACTCACGGTCGGTCTTACAATCGGCGTCCTGTTTATCGCTTATCTTGATGGGATGAACTAAATGAAAAATGCTTTACACTTTGTCGGTTTCAAAGATGACCGTTACAATAATGCCGTCAAAGTGTTTGGCAAACCAGACTTTATTCATAGGTTCTGGGACCGTAGGGCACAGCGAGAGATTGCGGAAGGTGATGTGATTGTCTTTGCTAAAGGTGATGAGTCGCAGGCATTCGGTCCTAATGGTAATGATATTAACGAATTTACATACGATGACTCGGCTCACTTCTAAAGGAGATATATAATGGCTAATGTGCAGACTTTCAATCTGACAATCTATATGGGTGCTAATAAGGATATTGTCTTTCGAGGCATTTCCAGAGTAGCTGTTAAACGCTATATAAATTACTACCTTCTTAAGTCTGGTTATAGTGGCAATTGTGTGGAGGTTCGGTAATGAGATATCGTATCTTTCTTTTAGAGTCGGAACGTGGTTGGGGACAAGAGTATTGGACCGAAGAATACAATACTTATGAAGAAGCAAAATCTCGTATTAAGTTTGTAAACGAACAGAATGTTAGCGATACTGCACCTGATTGGTATATGCAGGCAGAAGATAGAGTTGAAGTTATAGAATAAACAAGGAGAAATTAAATGGCATATCAGTATGTGGATGGCGCTCGTGGTGGGCGTTTAAAGATGTGGTGCGAGGGTGTTGAGGTCGAGGCTGATGCTCGTACCCAGTTAGATAACATTGCGTCACTCCCGTTTATTGCGGGCCATGTTGCTGTTATGCCGGACGTCCATCTTGGCAAGGGTGCAACGGTTGGGTCGGTTATTCCGACGGTTGGTGCAGTTGTGCCGGCTGCTGTTGGTGTTGATATCGGTTGTGGTATGATGGCTGTTCGTCTGTCATTGACGGCGAACGATCTACCGGACAACCTTCACTCGCTGCGTTCTCATATCGAGTCCGTGGTTCCGCATGGTCGTACCGACAACGGTGGTAAGAATGATCGTGGTACCTGGCTTGATATGCCGCTGAATGTTGCTGGTGCATGGAACATTCTGGCGGATCGCTATGCGAAGATCGTTGAGAAGCACCCGAAGATCAAGTCCCATAAGGATGTTGAGTTCCTGGGTACCCTGGGAACGGGCAACCACTTTATCGAACTGTGTCTTGATGAGGATGACTATGTGTGGGTAATGCTGCACTCCGGGTCCCGTGGTGTAGGTAACAAGATTGGTCAGTATTTCATTGATGCTGCAAAGCGTGAAATGGAACGCTATCATATCCTGCCGTATCTACCGGATCAGGACTTGTCCTATCTTGTAGAACATACGGAACTGTTCGATGATTATGTAGAGGCTGTATCTTGGGCACAGGAGTTTGCTGCTCTTAACCGTCAGTTAATGATGGATGCCGTGCTAAAGGTTCTTCGTGAGCGTTTACCGGCTTTCGTTGTTTCTGATGAAAAGGCTGTGAACTGTCACCACAACTATATTGCTAAGGAGAACCACTTTGGCAAGAATGTGTGGGTGACCCGTAAGGGTGCGGTTCGTGCCCGTAAGGACGATCTGGGTATTATCCCGGGTTCGATGGGTACGGGTTCGTTCATTGTCCGTGGTCTTGGTAACCAGGATTCGTTTTGTTCGTGTTCTCATGGTGCTGGTCGTCGTATGTCCCGCAATGCGGCTCGTAAGGCAATCACGCTGGATGATCATATCAAGGCGACCGAGGGTATCGAATGCCGTAAGGACGCTGATGTAATTGACGAGTCACCGGCTGCCTACAAGGACATTGGTGCGGTCATGGCTGCACAGGATGACCTTGTGGAAATCGTGCATCGTCTCCGTCAGGTGCTAAATGTGAAGGGTTAATCCCTTCACCTTGAACTTAACCATATAGAATATGGCCCAGCTTAAGTCGATCTTGGACTGGGCCATACCAACGACCGAGGAGCGTCGATATGTCAAAAAGCGGGGGTACCACGAGCCAGCGGGGCAAACGCACCACCGGTGCTGCCAACCCCGTGGCTTTTGCGCTCAAAAATGGGCAATTCAGGCAACGAATAGTCAAGTCCAAGGTCAAATACGACCGTAAGCGTGGCCATAAGGGGTGCGACAATCTGTCACACCTCTTTTAGTCGTTTTCCTATTGACTCTTGACGGAATATGTCCTATGATATGTTCAACAATGAGGAAAGGAAATTAAATGCTTCGTGCTGCTTCTATCGGTTCAAATCAGATTGAAATCCGTCATGGCGAGAATGCCTTTCTCGTTTCATATAAGACGCCTGTTGCTGCTTATGTCAAAGGCAAGTTTTATCGCACCTCCACTAAATTCTCTCGCACTACCTCAAAGCATATCAACAAGTGGCTTGATGGTGCTGTGGCTGTTGAAGTGTCACAGAATCAGATTGAAGACTGGATGGGTTGGAACGCCTAATGACAATCGTAATCCCCAAAGGCTGGCCAGCTTATGCATTCTTTCCTGAATGGGCTACGGTCGCCTTTTTGTTCGCCGCTCTTATCGTGACTATGATCATATCTAAGTTTGGGAGAATAATATAATGCGCTCTTATACGAATAAGATCATCGAAATGGTCGATGAAGGTATGCTGGATCGTGATACTCTTATCCGTGAATTGCTCTGCTGGATGAGCGAGTCCGATGTGGAAGAGTTTTATGACGTCAATCTGTCTGACGAGGACGGGGAAGATGATTATGATGGCCAGCCTGATGAAATGCAGGAGTGGCATGATTTTGACCCCGATTGCTGATTGAAGGAGGAATAATATGTCTCGCATGTCTGATGCTTATACCGAAATCGTGGAACTCGTGGGCGATGCTATTGAAGCTGGCGCTTATTATCTCGGCGATGTGGTCGAGTATGTAAACGCCCGGTCCGCTCTCAAGGTCGACCGTGACATGGTCGGGGGGATTATCGATTCCCTGTATTATGACATGGACGACCGGTATGGCCCAGTCCAAGCCTTGAATAGTCTACCTAATCGATAGACTAGGGGTGCGTCATCATGTCGCACTTTTTCGGGCATTTTTCCCTTGCAAGGGGTCCCAAACTGTCCTATAATAGAGCATAAATCAAAAAAGCGAGGTCTTAACTATGGCAAATCTGACTATCTCTCCTACTGTTGTCAAGGTCCTTCAGGTTATCAAGATGAATGTTCCCGTTACCCCGGCCGAGATTAATGCTCATGTCGGCGATGGCGATTATGCGTCTAAGCATGTCTGGTACCTCGGCAAGCTTGGCTTTACCATCACTAAGCAAAAAGACGGTCGCCAGGTTGCGTCTTATACGCTAATCGCTGAACCCTCTAACGCTGAGGCTATTCGTAACACTGTCCACGGCGCTGCCCGTAAGGCTGCTGCTCCGAAGGCTGCTAAGGCTCCCAAGCAAAAGACTGTTAAGCTTTCTACGATTGTCGCAAAGACCAGCAAGGAATTTGCTGCTAAGAAGGCTGCTGCGGCTGCTCCTAAGAAGGTCGCTGCTAAAAAGTCCGTTGCTGATATCAAGGCAGCTAACCTTGCAAAGCTCAAGGCAGTCGGTGCTAAGTTCAAGCCCAAGAATGTCCGTGAATTTGACGATGTGACCGAGACTTTCGGCACTAGCGGTGAAGTTGGCACTTCGTTCAACATTGATCGTGATTGGGACTCGATTGAAGGCCTTGACCTCAAGGCTCTTGGCATTTAATTTCGGAGTGCCATATGGCGTATCTAAAATTAAAATATCGAAGTGCTATGTGTGACTATCCACACATAGCAACTTACCGTTACCCCAAAGAAGTAGTATATATGGGCTGGGTAGTGCCTCGTCAATCATGGCTATCCGAGAATGAGTTCTTTCTAACAACTGGAGATATGGATGCACCGGTCCGCATACTTGATAAGCGAAACATTATCCAAGCATGGGTCGACAGGTCAAATGTTAGTGATAATGTTAAAATCGTGGATAGCAAATATGTCGTAACTGCGGGTCCGCTGAATCGTTATTCATGCACCTGCACGGCATACAAATATCGCAATCACTGTTCTCATATAGACGGAGTTAAAAATGCGTCACTTTGATTGGTTCTTCGCCTTCCTCTGCCTTCTTTTTGCGGTCATGTTCGGCTGCATTATATTTGGCGCTTGGTATGATTTTCAGTTGAAAATGGATTGTGTGAATAGTGGTGACATGAAAAGTCAGGCTTGTTTCAAATATAATGTTATGACTGATAACTTCCGCAATAACAATGTCGATCTGAACCTGAAAGGTGAGTAATGAAAATCCATAATGAATGCACCTTTCTAAAGCCTGATGGCATTGCTAAGGTTGAGAATATGTATAAGGCTACATTCGTTATGGAGTCTTGTATCAAAGGCAAGCATGGCTGGGCCAACTTTCCTGCTGCTATCTTTTATACAGAAGAAGCACACCCGCAGGGTTCAAACTACTTTGCCTTGTATAATAATGGTGAACAGTTTATGATCACCAATGGTATCTCTGCCACTGAACCTTTCGAGGGCATTCAGATTGGTGATGATGTATATTATTCTCGTTATCGTCACGATTATCGGGAGTGCGGCCCAGTTGCTATTGATGGTGGTCGTGACTATACGAAATTGAGTGGTGATATCAATGCTGCTAAGAAAGTGACATTGAAAGTAAATAAAGATAAACTAGAGGTGGTAGAATGACAGAGTTTCTAACTAAAAGCGCCGATGTGGCACTAATCGAAATCAAAGAAAAGATTTATAATAGACTAGCCGATCTGCGGCGTATCAAACATGATTTTGCCCAGACTGCAAAGATTGATCCTGTGTGGGAAGGTATTGTCGGTCAGTGTAGTCAAGAGGAACGTTTCCTAACTAATCTACTTGACTTAATCGAACGGAGTTGATATAATGTCCAAACTTGTCCTAGTCGAAACTGTTTCCACATTCCGCCACACATATGTTGTGCGACTACCTGATAGTGAGCCAAATGATTATGCTCTTGATGATGTGACCGACGCTATTACAGCCGGAACTTATCAAGACAAACTAGAAGAAGTATCACAGAATCATATTGCGGAAGATATCTTTTCCCATCGTGTTATCACGGAGAAAGAATATCTGGAACTATTTGATCGTGAAAACGCTTATCTAAGTTTCTGGCCAACAGAAAACAAGTTGCGTTTTATCTTCGATAGTGTTAAACATCGGGAAGATCAGGTAAGCAAGGAAGTAAATTGGGGTCCTGATGTTGGCCGTGAAATCTTATCGGAGGATTGCTAGATAAGATTGAAAGGAGTCAATCATGAACCCACTTAACTACATTCTTCCATACTTCTCTAACATCATCAAACCCAACTGGACAGTTTATAAGGATATCCCATATGGTGTGTCGAAATCGGAGACCGCTGACCTCTATCTCCTTAATCGAGGGGTTCGTCCTGTGGTTGTGTTTATCCACGGTGGTGGTTGGTCTGCTGGTGATAAATCCGCATACGAGGGCCGTGCTAGACGCTATGCTCTGGCCGGTTTTCATGTCATTGCAATAAACTACCGTCTTGCCACATATGAGGACAAGACAACGCAATGGCCAGCCCAGTTTCAAGATGTTCAAAATGCCATTAGATGGGTAAGATCCAATGCTGTCAACTTTCGTATCGATCCTAATCGCATTGGAGTTGGAGGTGATTCTGCCGGTGGTCATTTGGCGCTTATGGTTGGTGCTAATCCTAATACTATCCCCGGCGATAGGAGTCATTTACATTCTAATTTTAGCCCTAGTGCAAGTTGCATTCTTGATGTTTTCGGCCCTTGCGACCTTGGCGGAGCAAAGATGAAAGACCTTATTGGTGTTTTGCCGCTGTTCAACAATACAACATATGAGCAAAACCCCGGACTGTATCAATCTGCTTCGCCCATCTATGCAGTCACCGCTTTGTTCCCTCCAACTTGTATCATACACGGAACAAAAGATGATATTGTGCCTTATGCACAGTCTGTTATGGTGGCAACAAAGTTGAATCAACTCGGTGTATATCACAAGTTCTATACATTCGACGGCGGCCACGAACTAAAAGATACGAGCCTTGAAATGAAAGGTCTCGACTTTATGCGTAGTGTCCTGAAACCATAAGAGGATAATATGAAAGCCACCCAGAAACTTTACAAGATTGACTCTAAAGGTAACACCCGTGTGTGGTGGATGGAGTATGACGATACAAAGTATCGCACTCATTCCGGCATCAAAGATGGCAAGATTGTAGTTTCTGGGTGGAAGTATCCAGAGGCCAAGAATGTCGGTCGTGCTAACGCAACCACTGTGAAAGAACAGGTTGAGTTAGAAGTGCTTTCTGAAATCACAAAGAAAGAATATCAAGGCAAGTATCATCAGACTACCACTTGGGCTAAGAATGGTGCCAAGTTCGTTGAGTGTATGCTTGCCGACAAATATAACCCTGCAAAGCATAACAAGTTCCCTTATTACTCGCAGCCGAAACTTGATGGTGTTCGTTGTCTCGTATCAAAAGACGGTATGCAGTCACGCAACGGCAAGCCTATTCTTTCTGCGCCTCATATTCATGAAGCACTCGAACCGTTCTTTCGGGAATATCCCGAAATTGTTCTTGATGGAGAACTGTATAATCATGAACTAAAAAACGACTTTGAGAAGATTATTTCTCTTGCTCGTAAGACTAAACCGACTGTTGATGATCTGGAAGAGTCCAGAAAGACGATCCAATATCATGTTTATGATATGATTGATTATGATCGCAATTGGACTTTTATGAACCGTAAAGAATTTTTAGGTGCTGTTTTGTTGGAAGATCATCCTTCTCCATGTATCCGTTTTGTAGAATCTACAATTGCAGAAAGCGAAGAACAAATTATGGAAAATCTTTCTTGGAACCTTGAAGAAGGATATGAAGGTCAAATGCTTCGTGTTCCTGACTCTCTTTATGAAGGTAAGCGTTCAAAGAACCTTATCAAGCATAAGGAATTTGAGGACGATGAATTTGAAATCGTTTCTATGGAAGAAGGTAAAGGCAATTGGGCAGGTGCTGTCAAGCGGATTGAAATCCGTTTGAAAGACGGAACCACACAGTTTGCAGGAGTGCGTGGGAAGTTTGACTTCCTTAAAGACCTATTGTATAATGATTATGGTTATACAAGCGTAACGGTACGGTATCAGAACAAAACGGAAGACGGCAAACTCCGCTTCCCCGTTGTCGTTGCTTTCTGGAAAGGTAAGAGAGACCTATGACCGACGAACTAAAACAAATTGCCTACAATGAAGGTTGTGAGGCTTATTTTGAAGATGGCATCAATCTAGTGGATAATCCATACGATGGTGTAAGTCTCGCTCTCGCCAATTATTGGGATCAAGGTTACTGGGATATGTTTTATGATGATGTATAAACTCTATCTGGATGACCTGCGCAATCTGCCTGATCTTGATTCAGATTGGCGCCTGGCACGGAACTATCATGATGCTGTTTGGTATGTGAAGAACTATGGTCTTCCGTATCATGTATCGTTCGATCATGACCTTGCAGATGTTCATTACAATCTGGAGTCTGCATACGGTCCTATGGACGAGTATATGGACGGTGCACCTCGCACTGGTGCGCCTCGTGAGTTTACCGGGTATGACTTCGCCAAGTGGCTGTGCGATTGGATCATGGAGAATGTTGACAACCTAGATGGCTTCTCGTATAATGTTCACAGTGCCAATCCTATCGGTGCGGCAAATATCCGTCACTACATGGAAAACTTTCTAAAGGATCGTTATGCCTGAGATTCGTAAAATTGATGTTGAACTTGACAAACGAGTAGAGACCGGTCCGACCCAGATTGGTGATGACTGGCCCGGCGTGTTCATTCGTGGTGATAATGCAGCCTATTATGCCATGAACCTTCACAATCTTTTAAATGGTAACGAAGATGCCTTTACACGGGCTGTTCTAAATGGTTTACTCTCCGACCTAAAAGGATGTATCGTAAGATGAATATCTTTTATATTCACTCTGATCCTAAAATGTGCGCCCAGTGGGCTGTTGATCGTCATGTCGTCAAGATGATTCTTGAGGCTGCACAGTTGCTTTCTACTGCTCACCGTGTTATTGACGGCGTTCAATATACCGACAAAACGAAGACCGGTCGGAGTGTCAAAAGATGGCGTTTATCTGATAGTCGTGAGACTTCTTTGTATTCTGCCACGCATATCAATCACCCGTCGGCCGTTTGGGCTCGTGAGTCCAATAACAACTACAACTGGCTGTGGTGTTATCTAGATGAGCATTGTCGTGAATACACTCGCCGTTATGGCAAGGTACATAAGATCGAAGAAAGCGGTCTTAAAGGCATCCTCGCTGCTCTGCCAAATAACATTCCTGTTGGCTATAAGACACAACCTCCAAGTGCCATGGATGCTAAATACATCATATCGGAAGACGCAGTTGTGAACTATCGCAACTACTACAAGGTAGGCAAGGCACACCTTCATTCATGGAAAGCGCCAGCTACCGCACCAGACTGGATTATGGAGTAACAATGCCAACTTATTCGTTTCGTGATAAGCAAACCGGGGAGACATTTGATGTTTTCATGTCTGTCTCCGAACTGGATGAGTTTCTAACAAACCATCCTGAACTAGAAAAACTGTTATCAGCACCTATGTTTCTCGGTGCTAACATGAACGGTGGAATAAACAACAATAAATTTTATGATCCAAAGGACAATGTTGATGCCTAATTACACATGGGAAAATAAAGAGACTGGTGAGGAGTTCACCAACACAATGACCATTGCCGAGCGTGATGAGTTTGAAAAGAATAATCCCCAACTTCGTCAAGTGCTACGCAACTTTACAATGGTTGATCCGGTGAATGTCGGTATCACAAAGCCGCCAGCAGATTTTCAAAAGTATGTTCTCGGTCGAATCAAGTCCGCTGTGCCAGAGGCATCTGCCGTTGCAAGCAAGCGTTGGGACATTCCCAAGGAGATTTAACCTGACAACAGAACATCACAGTAAAAAGTTTAGAGGTCGTGCCCGTAAAAAGGCATCGACCTCTTTTGTTTATGGAGATGTGAATAACGATAACAATAAGGTAAAATATATGTCAAGAAAGTCGAAAAGAAATAACCAACAACAGCATCAGCCTCAAAATCAGGCTGAGAGAAACCACTTCGAACTTCGTCACATTAAGCCACTCACTGTCAATCAACAGAGAGTATGGGACGCCTACGAAGCCGGTTCAAATCTCATGCTACATGGTTATGCCGGCACCGGTAAAACTTTTCTATCATCATATCTTGCACTAAGGGAGGTGCTAATCGAGGAGACATATAAGAGGGTCGTTATCATCCGTTCGGTAGTTCCATCAAGAGACATGGGCTTCTTGCCCGGTTCGGAAAAACAGAAAGCGGAAGTTTACGAACAACCCTATCAGGAAATTTGTGACGATCTATTTGGTCGTGGTGATGGTTGGAAGATACTAAAGATGAAAAGAATGGTCGAGTTCACCACTACATCGTTCCTCCGTGGTACGACCTTCAATGATTCCATTATCATCGTTGACGAATGTAACAACATGAACTTCCAAGAAATCGATACTGTTATGACCCGTATAGGTACCAACTCTCGTATCGTCTTTTGTGGTGATTACCGTCAGAGTGATCTACACAAACCACATGACAAGACTGGTATTAGAGAACTGATGGCAATAACTCGCCGTATGTCATCATTCGACCATATCGAATTTGGTATTGAAGACATTGTTCGTTCTGGTACAGTTAAAGAATATATCATTCAAAAAACTGAAATGGGACTATGATAGTTTACATGTTATATAAATAGAAGTAAATTACACCAGGAGTTTCTACAATGTCAAATGTTACCTTCAAAATGTTCGCTGCCCATATGGGCGGAACCCAGGCCACCGAATACATCGGAAGACCCGGTGAAATATTCTATGATACAGATGGTCAGACACCTCTCCGACTTTCGGATGGAGAGACTCCTGGTGGTATTCCTTTTAGTATACTTTCTATCAATCAAACTTTTGATCCTCAATTTACAGCAAATGGTGCCAACGTTCCTGGTGTAGTTACTACAGGGTCTTATGTAAAGCAAGGTCTTATTACACACTTTAGAATTAATGTAGATTTTGCTAATTGTAATGCCGCATCTTTCAATGTTGGTGGGCAGTATCAGATTGTTTTGCCAGCGCCTTCTGTCGCAACAATAACGGTTAGAGCCGGTACATTACATCAAGCAAATGGTGATGCCAAATATCATATTGCTGGTATCACTGATATAGACACAAGCAACACAGTTATGAAACTCTACTATTCAGGTAGTACCACAGATTTGGCCTGGAAAAATACCACACCAGTTGGAGCGACATCAAACACAAGTCATTTTGATCTCTCCGGTGCTTATCAAACAATAAGTTAAAAGGTTGACAATGTTGGTAAAACCGCATATAATGTAAAAGATGCTCCATTCCAAACGGAATTTAATCCAAGGAAACCATCCGCTAATAGGCCGAAATTCACCACCAAATGATGTGAGGTATTGTTATGAACACTGTGGAAAATAACATCAATCTTCTAATCGCCGAACTAAATAAATCAAATCTGACCAAGGAACAATCTCTTGATTACCTTGGTCATGTCTTTCGCACTACGACAAAGAAAGTCGTGTCAAACTCAGATAGATCATATGTCGCTCTTTCTGTAGATGAATATCTAAAGAAGGCACGTGCGGGTGACTTTAGATATGCAAGTGGATTTTTTGGCAATTGGGCCAAGCACCATGAAGAAGATCAAGATGTAGGCTGTTGAAAACATTTACACATATAAACAATGACCCAGTGTTAGTGAATCTGAAAAGAGAAGAATATAATGGAAAACGATATTATGTCTCGCCAAATGGTGTTAAACTCCCGTCGGTTACTACTTTTCTATCTCATTTCAAAGGTGACTCGATCCAAAAGTGGAGAAAGAAAGTCGGCGAAGAAGAAGCGAACAAAATCTCGGCACGAGCAAGCCGCCGAGGTACAAAATTCCATTCTCTTATGGAATCTTATATATCTAACGAGAAAGGGTTTCTCACCGAAGAAGATGTAATGCCAGACATGCAACATGCATTTCTGGATATCAGACCTACTATTGACAGGATTGATAATGTCCATTACTTGGAAACTATGCTTTATAGTGAAATTCTTGGTCTTGCTGGTCAGGTGGATTGTATTGCCGAGTTTGATGGCGTCCCTTCTATTATTGACTTTAAAACATCTTTAAAGCCTAAGAAGGAAGAATGGATTCTAAACTACTTTGAACAATGTACCTGTTACTCTTTGATGTATGAAGAAATGACAGGCATCCAGTGCAAGCAAATTGTGGTATTAATCTCCGTCGATCACGAATCACCTCAAGTGTTCGTGCGCAATCGCAGGGATTATATTCCAGAGTTAGCACGAAAGGTGAAACAGTTTAGAGAGGAAACTGCAATATGAAATCTTTGCATATTGGAAACGTAGCGGGTCAGACTAACCTCAAAGGCAAAAAGTATAAACTCTTATCATGTAAATGTTGTGTCGTTCGAGACCTTAGAGATAAGGAGCGAACAAAAGAAGCAAAGAAAGATTTGAATGATAAAATGGTTTTGCAAAATCTTTGGTCATAACTATTATAGGGTTGAACCTTTTCTTAAGAGCAATCCTATAGATCATTGGAAACGATGTAAACGATGTGGACATGTAGAAAGGGTGTATAAATGAAACGGTTGAGCGATACAGTTTTTCATTCCGATGATCGTAAGGTGGTCTGTGCAATGACATATACAGGTCAATTTGCGTATATGGAAAATGATCCGCAAGGTGTCAAACTATTGAAGATGTGTGATACATTAAAAGAAGCAAAAGAAATGATTGCCGGTTACGAAAAGGCAATGAACCAGTTTTGGGAGGTATTCAAATGAAGAAAGTATATCTAGCAATCGCATTGGTGTTTCTTAGTTTGGGCTTGTCTGGTTGTCTGGTGGCGACCGTCGGTGAGTGCATTATACGGGACACGACTAGTAAGCCATGCAACTAAAGAACCCCCGGTCCCTCTCATTGAGGATTTTGAAAATACTCTTGATACTGAGTAACACACCAGCATTGGCGTCAGAAGATGTTTCATGTGAAAAGAAAGTTAGTGATAGTCATATCATCCACTGTAAAGCGAAGAAGGTGATTGATGTTTCGTTGGCTAGTATTAATGGTGGTGAGTGTAATGCTCCTTCATTTCACAGGCATGGTAGCGGTGAGTTCTCCATTCCTGGAACCAAAGAGTGTGGCTATGTCCGTTCCATAACTCTATCAATAGACGGACATAATAAAACTTTTGCACCACTTTAGTCTTGACAAAAAACTCACCGTATGTTATAAATAATATGCTTAGATCGTTGAGAGACGGAATATAGGCTTCTTGGACGTGGGGGCAGTTCCCACCCGGTCCACCATAAGGAAATGTGAAAACTTGTCGATTTATAAATAGTAATATCGACAGGAGATTATTATGAAACATAAGCACCATATCATTCCTAAACATATGGGTGGGAATGATGAACCAGAAAATATCGTTGAACTCACTATAGAGGAACATGCCGAAGCGCATAAGAAACTATATGAGGAACATGGACACTGGCAAGATTTGATTGCTTGGAAAGGTTTGTTGGGATTACTAACTTCCGATGAATGTTCTTTTATCGCAATCAATGAAGGCGCCAAAAAAGGAGCAGAACTTACGAACACTCTTAGATGGGCAAACCATTCAAAGAAAGAGAGAAAGTATCCTACGGGAACTGATGGTCGTAAGATTAGAACTCAAAGATATTGGTTCAATGATGGCTACGCTGAAGGTCAGTTTTCTTTGAATGAACATCCTGTAGGATGGTGGAGAGGCAGATTGAAATCTGTAATGAAGAAAACCAATCCTCATGTTTCTTTATGATGGGCCGGATTCAGGTTCGACAGGATTCAGTAAGGTCGTAAGGAGATCGAAAGCAAATCGTAAATGCAAACGACAACAATGCATATGAGGCTTTCGCTCTAGCAGCGTAATCCTTTGGGTATGGGCTCCACCTCGAAACAGAACGGGCCCGCTTTCATGAAAGGATTATATTATGAGTGAGAAAGACAAATACACTGGTATGCGTGAGTTTAACTTTGCTCTAAGCACCAATGTCTATATCTGTGCCTTCGCTGGTTTGTTTCTAGGTTCTATTCTTGGTTATTGGGCAACAGGAGTAATCGAAATCACTATCGCCTCTGCTATCACAATCTCCCTTCTCTCTGGCATCTTTGGTATGTTTGTATGAACGCCGAAGATATCAATCGCTTTTCTATGGCCATTGAAGAAATGGTCTATATGAAAGACATACCTTATATCGATGCAATCTGTATGTATTGCGACGAAAACGGTTTTGAGGTAGAAGTAGCCGCTAAGTTAGTCTCTGGTGTTCTTAAATCCAAAATCAAACTAGAAGCCGAAAATCTACACTTCCTCAAGAAATCGGATACCTCCCAACTCCCTCTTTAATATGGTGACATGATGTTTAGTGATAATGAAAAGTATGATATTGAAGAATCCAAAAGAGCAATCAAATCTCTAATCAAAACACGAAATCTCTTATCGGGTCTGTATGGCAATAATGTTGTGATTGCTGGTGGATTCTTTACAAATGTCCTAAAGAATATTAAGTTCAAGGACATTGATATCTTTGTATTGAATAATGATGTTGGTGTTTATAACCACCTGACAGAAGGTTTCAAGAAGCAGAGTGAAAGAGAAGAAGCGGCGAAAAAGGCAATGGCGGCCGCCTACAATCCTATCACACCTATCAATTCAATCTTTGATGATGTTCCTTTTGCAGACACGGAATGGTCACGTTCCGAAATGATGTCTTATATGCACAATACAAACATTGTTGATGTGATCAATAATCATAGAACGCAGGCACAGTATATTCTCACCAAGTATCAGACTCGTGAGGAACTACTAGCACACTTTGATTATAAGCATTGCAAGGTGTCATATGATCCTCTAGAGGATAAACTCTATATCAACCGTGAGACCTTTGACTGTATCAAGAATAAGGTCCTCAAGTGGAACCATAAACAACTTGAACACCCAAATCAGATATACCGTAAGAACAAGTTCCTCAATGAAGGTTGGGTGTTAGAAACACCTAATGAGCCGTATTCAAATCTAAGAGGTCTCACATCTGATATGATCAAGGATTCTTATAATAAGATAAAAGAAGAAATGGCAGCCAAGATGTTAGACTCATATGGTCTTCCTCCAATGCAGCAGCAGTCCCAAGGTTTCGTAGCACAGACCGTTGATGAAGTAATGAACATTGATCCTTACCTACAGACTCGATGAAACATTTCACAGGCTATGGGTCCTATTTGCTATTCTTGGCACTTAGGACTCATTTCACCAGTCAAAAGTATGACTTCTTTCAAATGAACGGTAAACTCCGTGCAAACAAGGAGTCATATCTAAAACGAAATGACAAATGGTTCTATGAGAAACTAGCCAAAGAATACAATGCAGAAGAATTGCGTGATCACTATGTTGCCAATCTTCTAGATGACAAGCATTACATATTAGAGTTTGCAAGCGAAGAAGCAAATGATGTTCATACTGCCTATACAAGACGGAGACAGAGTTTGTCTTATCTCTTTGCCGATGACATACAAAAGGTCTTCAAAGAAGATGATCCGAGAGTGTCCTTCAATGTGAGTAATGATAGATATCCAGATATTGTGATTCTATTTCTACGCAAGTCAATCTCAATTGAGACGATGACAATTCTAAATGACTTCACAGGATATGCTGATAAGTTTGATAAATACTATGACAATGATGTGATTTGGCCTAAGGTTTCACTCAAGGTGAAAAAGTATAGACCATTTCTAAAGTATGATAAGGAGAAATTCAAACACATACTGAAGGAGAAGGTCGATGAAAACACTAGAGGGAAACGCATCTGATATCCTAAAAGCTTGGGTCGATGGACAATACGAAGTCTTCTATAAGTATGACGGTGTGAGAGTTTCACAGATTGAAATATATGAAAGGGAGAATGGTCTAAGTTATCTGCCAAACGAAGAAACAGAATACTTCTTGGAGATTATCCTGAATGAGTAAAGAAAAGAGACAGAAAAGATTTCAACAAAAGAAGCGACACATCGATAGACAAGTCAAGGTGAAAAAGTCATCATACTGGTTCAATAAGTATGGAGATACTATTCAGCCACATCGCTTTCATAAGATGGATGCAATGGATTGTGGTGTATCTGGATGTATTTGGTGTGGTAATCCTCGCCGTGTATGGGGAGATAAGACATGGCAAGAGATTCGCTTTGAATGCTCCGCAGTTGAGCAGACAAACCGAGACTCTATCGGCAAATGGGAATGGGAGGATCTAAATGATCCTCGCATGGAGTGGTGACTAAATACCACTTGACAGGACGAGATTGTTCTGTTACAATACACTTCTTATATGATGATAATGTGGATAAGAAACTATACAACGCTAATACAAGGAACATACAATGAATTTTGCAAACCTCAAGAAACAGTCCAAGTCCTTCGACAATCTCCTCAAGGAAGTGGACAAGCTCAATAACCCCACATACGAAAAAGACGACACAACCGATCTTTATTGGAAGCCAACTCCAGACAAGTCAGGCAATGCACTTGCTGTTATTCGTTTCCTTCCCGGTCCTGCCGTCGATGGTGACGATGCTCTTCCCTGGGTTCGTTACTGGGATCACGGCTTTCAGAACAAGGCTACCGGTAAGTGGTATATTGAGAAGTCACTAACGACCTTTGATGAGAAGGATCCTGTTTCTGAGTATAACTCAAAACTCTGGAACTCAACACAGGATGAGAATGCACCAGAGCGTAAGCAGGCTCGTGATCAGAAGCGCCGTCTGCATTATGTTTCTGTCATTCAGGTTATCAATGACCCACAGAACAAGGGTGCAGAAGGTAAGATTTTCTATTTCAAGTTTGGTAAGAAAATCTTTGATAAGATCACTAAGATGATGAATCCTGATCTTGAGTCCGAACAGAAGGTCAATCCATTTGATCTTTGGAATGGCGCTAACTTCAAGTTGAAGATGACTCGTCAGAATGTCAATATTGGTGGACGCAATGTTAGCTTCCCCAACTATGATGAGTCTGTATTCCTAGCACCTGCTCCTCTATCTGATGATGACTCCGAGCTAGAGAACATCTGGAAGTCAGAGCCATCGTTGAAGGAGATTGTTGATCGCAAGCATTTCAAGACTTACGAGGAACTAAAGCGTAAGCTGGATGATGTTTGTGGTGTTAGTGAGGCCCCTGTTGCTCGTCGTAAGGTAGCAGATACTTTTGAAGAGGAAGTGGAAGAAACTCCATTTACCGAGTCTAAGCCTGTTGCCAAGAAGGCTCCTGCGCCAGTTGCGGATGAGGACGAAGATGAAGACCTCAAGATGTTCCGTGATCTAGTAGATGACTGATAATACAGGGGAGCAGAAATGCTCCCCTTTTTTATCCGTTTTTGTTACCGAAATTAAAGTGATTTGAAGGCTGCCCATCATTTGCAGTTCTGACCGCTCTTTCAAATGCAGGGTTCAGATATGGCGTTCTAGTCATATCATGCAAGTTATTAATCATGTTGCCTGTGTCCGACATACCAGGTCTAATCTGCATTGGTGTAGGCGCTGGAGTGCTGTTAAGTCTCGCCATCATATCATTTCTAAGTGAGTTGATGCTATTCATGACTTCTGAATTATCACCAGTCGTTTGAGAAGGCTGTTGTCCTCTCATATCACCTTTTGCTTTCAAGCTAGGATCAATCTTCACTTTATTCTGTGAAGGATCAAAAGATGCAGCTTCCTTATCATTCATAGTGAATAGTGGCTTTTGATTCTTATCGACAACTAGAGTATTGTCTTTACCTTCCATAGCACGATAAGCGGTTAGACCACCATCAGGAACATTAAAGTTACCACCTCTAGCAGCACCCTTAAGTGGCTTGAGGAACTTACTGACATTCATATCAGGCATGGCTTCCTGTAGCTTCTTATAATCACCAATCTTCACTGTGCCTGATGCAGCATCATATGTTGATCCAGTGTCTTTCATAATCTTTTGAGTGCGGGCATCATTAAAGAAGCCTTCATAGATCATGCTATCTGTAGCAAGTGAAGATCCAAAAGTGTTCTTAAATTCATCGGTGTTTCTAATAGCAGAAATCAATTCATTTCTATTGAGCATGTATGAACTAGGACCTTTTTCAGCAGGCTTAGCAACTTCGGCCGTCTTTGCTGTATCTTGTGTGGCAGGCTGAGCCTGTTCTGTCTTCTCAACAACGGCAGTCTTGTTTGCTTCCTGTGCTTGCTGTTTTGCATCAGCCGCAGGTGCATTAGATACAGGAGTAGGGTCTTGCTTCTCAGTAGTTTTAGGAACAGTATTAGTTGCCTCTGTTACCTGCTTCACCTCTTGAACAGGTGCGGTTGATTGTGCTGTAGGTGCTTTGCCAGCTAGTGAATCGCTAATAGCTGTCTTCTCGATATCATTGGCACTGCCCATAGCCATATGAACGGCTTGCATTGAGCGTGGTGTTGGCTGTCCACCAGGCACAAGTCCCCACTTCTCACCATTATAGTTGTGAATGTTTACCTTATGAATCTGTGCGGCACGACCGGCAGACTGATCTAGAATAAGAACATTGCCTTGAGCATCTGGTGCAGATAGAGCAATACCTGTATGATAGTGGCTGCGATGATCAGGCATTGTTCTAGCCATCTTACCACCAGAGCCATCGTTATATGATGTAGTAGCAATGACAGAACCAGGCTTGATACCTGAGCCAGAAGAATCGTAATTGATTTTCCAGCTAGAGGCAGGACCTACTTGTGGCGCAAAGTGCTTAGATAGTGCCACACATTGTTGAGATTCGCCATAGAACCCGCCGATGACGCTACCAGGAACACGGGCAGCACCAGATGATGTAGCTCCTGGAGGAACTTGAACACCTTGACCCTGTAGAACATTGGCAAGTTGCTGACGGCGTGCTGCATCTTTTTCTTGATTGAGTTGTGATATCATTTCTGCAATCTGCTTGTCAGAATATTGTCCGTTTGGTCCTTCGGGTTTTGTAGGTGTAGCAGAAGAAGCGTGGGTTCTCCATTCATTGGAACCTATCTGAGAAATTCTCTCAATGCCGCCGTTGTCTTTAACAGACATCCACTCATGAACACGACCATTCTTAATCTGATCGATAGCGAACATACCTTGTTCTTTCCAATGTGCAGAATCCATTGGAATACCTTTTTTGAGAAAATCATTTCCCATTCTGTGAACAGTTGTACCAACATTTAATTGGAAATCGCCATATGCAGTACCGGGCTTACCAGACTTCGATGGATCATCGTTTGCCCATCTTTGCATTCTATTCTTGGTGCCACCACCTTCTCTCATAACGATACCCGTTACTAGGTCAGGATCAACACCTTTTGATGCAGCATATTGTCTATAAAACGCCAGGCGCTCGCCGATAGATGCACCTGATCCGCCAGATGTTTGCAGTCTGCTAACAGCCTCTTCTCTTGTAGAGACGGGAGCAGTATAATGTAATACCTCTTCACCCTTTTCATTTTTGGTCTTTGTAATACCCACGGAGGCAAGTTTTTCGTTATCTAAAGAGGCAAACATTTTACCCTGTTCGGAATTAACAGGAACATCAGCCGTTCTAATTGTATTATATGCCGCCTCTTGCTCTGGTGATAGCTTAGGTAATTCTTTTGCTCTAGCTACACCTAGCTTTTCCATACCCTGTCTTAATTCAGAGTTGGTTGATTCTAGGCTAGCCAATCTTTCTTGTAACTGTCCGTCGGCCTTTTGCTGTTGCTCTCTAGTTCTTTTTGTTACGGCTAACTGAAAGCCTTCAACATCAGGCAATGCTCTCTGATAATACTTTGGGAACAACTCGGCAAATTGAGTAGGAGTCAATGCAGATAGAAGGCTTGCACCTGCATCAGGACTTTGAGCAAGATCCATTCTTTTCTGAATAGGCAATATCTTAAACAACTGAAAAGATATTGATTGTGACTTAAGCATTTATTACCTTACCCTGTTCTTTGCAGGTTGCATATTGACCCTGCTGACATTCTGATTTGTTCTCGCCTGTGCTTCATAATCTCTTTGTTTGGCGTCTTCTTCTTTAATGTGCTGTTCCAATAGATCGATATAAACATATCTTTCCCATGGCATCATACTTTCTATTTCATTCAATCCCCACTTATGATGCTGCATTAGAGCAAAGTTGGTTCTAAACAAAGTAGAAAGACTGTCTTGCCCCATAATTAGAAAAAAAAATCATAGAAGTCTTTGTACCTCACATTATGCTCAAAGCCACATTTGGTGCATTTCTCTTTAAGTTCTACAGCAAACGATGGAAAGTTATCAACATACTTTTCCAAGACTCTAAACTTTTCTTCTGTTAGTCCTTCAACAAATTCTTTTAGCTGTTCGAACTTGTAATCGGAAGACTTATACACACCCTTTTCATCGTATATGCTTTCGATACTAGCGGCGATGATGCTTGACTTAACATCTACCGAGTTATTAGATTCCATTCTTTTCATAACATCGTATGTTGGATAGGTCATCTTAACACCGGTAGTATTTGTCAGTTCTATCTTATTACTGATACTATCATCCTTCTCTATAACAGCATTGGCAATGTTGAGTTTTGCAGGAAACACATTCCCACATTCAACACCATCAACCACATTCTTACATGTCAGATTGATATCTACGCTATCACCCATAGACTTTGCTCTAAGATAGATAAACAAAAAGTCTACATCATAGAAAGGTGCTTTGTTAACATCAAACTTGCCAGACACGATACAGTTATTGATAATCTGTTTGACTGTTTGAATAATCTCGTTTGGGTTCTTTGACTCTACAGCCATCAGCAAAAGCTTTTCTTCTTTTACAGTGAATGGCCTGACTTTAATCTCTTTACCAGTTGATGGTATTTTCACATCATATGTTGGCAAATCAATCTTAGGTAACTCCATAATAAATCTCCATTAATTAAACATTCGGTGGTCTAGGTTCTGGTGCGTTTGTCTCTCCGGCATATTCACCTGTGATTGCTGCAACATCACCGTAATCCCAATAACGATATGTGAACTCTACTTCTAAGAATAGAAAGTCGGTATCCATCCATGTCACTGGCTGAGGCTTTACAAGAGACGGCCAGGCTTTTCTGAGTGTCCATGCATAGTTCAATTGTAATTCAGATGAATTTTGTGGTCTATTAGGTTCGCCAATTTCTGAATAATGATACATGACAATATCACTGTAATAGCTATTAGGATACTCAAAATTAAAGGTCGTCGTTGGATTGATGATACTCTGCCAATCGTCAAACACCTGTCTTTCTAGGCTGTTGTTGCGGCAGATAAAAGAGAATGCCGCTGTGCCATACTTAGAGTTGATAGGAAATGTCTGAGGTGCACCGTAATATCTGGTTGATAATAGATCAAAGCCTCTGCCAGGAAATTCTGTGGCGTAACATGCATAGAGAAGATTGTTTAACTGGCTATAATACGGACGACTAGTCAATCTGTTTGACCCGATAGGCTTAATCTGAACCGCAAAGCGAGCGAGTTTTGAAATACCACCCATATCATTCAATGAAGACTGGAAGTAATCTAGTCCTAGTCTGGTAGGTTTATTGGGAAAATTAATAGCCATCGTTGATCATTCTCTTGTCGATAATTCTTGTTTCTTTGAAACTGATAGCCATTTCTACTGCAACGGGGTAACCGTTCGAGAATGTGCTATACAGTCCTTCAGCGGGAGCATAGTTGACACCAATAGCATCAATGTAACCTTCGTATATCTTTGGTAGTTTGGGTGTGCCAGATGTATCATTTCTTTCCCATCTACCATTGACCAATACATTATAGTCAATTTTAAATTTTGATGGTGATGCAGCGAACCAACCCTGTCTAGCACCAGTAGTACCGCCACCTAGAATTTCAGGTGCAGCATGGAATCTCATTCTTCTACAGATATTTTCTACTGCAATTGATTCTTGTTCTGTTTCTGGTGCAAATAGAAAAGCGAATGTGAACTCTCTGAGGTTTGTGCTTTCGTAAATAACTTCAATTGCAGGGTTTAGAGGTGCGCCTAGCAATGATGCGGTTGTTTCAATAGCGTCTGCATAGCCGCTCATACCCATCATACCTAGTGCAACTCGTGACAACTTAACATCGCCATAAGTATGTCTCTGCTTATATGAGTAACTATCTTTTCCCATAGGCATAGGCAATACAAATGTATCAGCTTGCGCCGGATTAAATGTTGATCCTGATATAGCGCCAGGCGTAGCAGTAATACGCATGTAATGCCCGTTTCTATCATCATAAAGATGTGACGGAAACTCATATATGGCCATTTATTGTCTCCTAGTAAACTACATATTATTTAGTGAGGTATATAGATGGCAAGAGAATACAAACAAGGCTTCTTCAAACCAATGTTTCCCAAAAAGTATAGAGGTGACCCAACCAATATCGTATATCGTTCTGGTTGGGAGAAGCAAGTAATGAAAAATCTAGATGAGAACTCTAGTATCGTAGCATGGTCTTCGGAAGAAATAGTAATACCATATAGATCACCAGTTGACGGTAGACTACACAGATACTTTGTCGATTTCTATGTGGAAGCTATGTTGCCTGATGGATCGATAAAGACTATGCTATTAGAGGTTAAACCCAAGGCACAAACATTAGAGCCTAAGGTGCCTAAGAGACGCACTAAAAGATTTATCTCTGAGGTTATGACCTATGGCGTTAATCAAGCCAAGTGGAAAGCGGCTAGAGAGTATTGTGAGTTTAAAGGTTGGGAATTTCAGATTATAACAGAAACGGAACTGTTTGGCAAAAAGTAAGATAAATAACCTTTATGGCAACAAAACAATATACATCGGACGAACTATCTGATTGGTTAGAAGAAAAGGCACTAAGCGCACAACCTTATGTTGCCAGAAGAAATCTAATCACATCTGATGAACGCAGCAGAAGTTCCACGATTATAGGTCGTATGTATTTCTTTAAGTATGATCCTAAGGGCAAAGCATATCTGCCCAAGTATGATAAGTTTCCTATGTGCATACCATTTAAGATGGTTCCTAACGGCTTCATAGGATTGAATCTACATTATCTTAGTGTCGGTGAGAGAACTGCATTGCTAGCCAGTTTGTCTAGATTTAGAAATAATGATCGTTATGATGAGTCGACCAGATTTGTTATTAATTATGATTTGCTGCAATCAACATATGGTATTGAGTCGTTATCTAAACCTTGTATTCATAGGTATATGTTTAGTCATTGTAAGTCGAGATTTGTTGAAATATATTCTTATGAATACGAAAAAGCAATACAGCTACCAGTAGAAGATTGGGTATTTAAAAGGTAATCTAAATGGCATCTAATAGACAATCAAAGTTCTTTGATGTATTTCCTACGATTAAGTATGATATCAATAAGAACAGAATATATGAACAGACTGAGAATGTAACCAACATTTTCTTTCGTATAGGCATTCTTAAGAAGGTTATCAATAACCTATCTACATATTATACTTACACTGTTGAAGATAATGAAACACCAGAGATTATAGCGGAGAAGGTCTATGGTGATACTGGGGCTGGTTGGATCATATTATATACCAATCAGATTTTCGATCCACAATTCGATTGGCCTCTAGGCTATACTGCATTCAATTCATATATTGAAGCCAAGTATGGATCTTCCCAAGCAGCCGTTCAGACTGTCCATCATGTCGAAAAGGTTGTCACTAGACATAATCTAACATGGGATACTGTTACTGAATCGAGATATATCATTTCACCTCGTCGCTTTACAGATTATCCTGCTGGTAAGCCATTTGATTATTATGTCTGGGATCAGGCACTAGTTCCTTATCCAGACGGACCAGATCAAGACCTAACAAGTCTGACCGATGATACCACTCTTACTCGCATTGATACTATTAGTAGAAAGTTTACAGCCGACCGTGATTCCGTAAGAACAGAAGGTGGTCTATCGGTTACTGGCGTTAGAGAGTATGAGGTCATTGACGGTGATACTATTGTTATTGATACTCGTGCCGATGTTATCACCAACTATGACTATGAAAACGAATTGAACGATAAGAAAAAGCAAATCAAAATTATTAAGCCTATGTATTATTCTCAGATCATGTTGGAGTTTAATACTCTAACTGGTCACAAGGAAGATTTTGTTAGAAGGCTAATCTAATGGCATTTTCAAAAAATTCGCAATACAAAGATCAGTTTCGTGTATCGATAAAAGGTAGTATTGGCTCTTTCAAGATGGATGACACCACTGTAAAGGAAGTCATTCTGGGCGAGAGTATTTTAAATCCTAGTGTGCAAACTGCCATAACATTCAACCGATATCTCTATACACCTGTGCAAAGTCTAGACACCATGAAGGGTGAGAAATTAAATCTTACCTTGTCTAGTTCATTGACACAATCTTTTGGTGCATCTGGATTGAATATGACGGTTAATAATACCGTATATCGCCTAGATAATCGTCGTTTGATTAGCCAGAGTCCTTCTGCCGTCGAAGAATTTACTATTCATGCCTGTGACGAATCATTGCTAGAAGACGCAAAACATCTGATGAGTAAGTCATGGAAATGTGTAACTCCTAATGAGATTGTCAATGCGGCTCTCGATTGCGTTAAACACCAAGGCTCTAGAGAAATTAGCCAGTGTGAGCCGCAGAGAGATTATATTGCAGAAAATATTCATCCATTCCGTGTCATTGCACAGCAAGCAAATATGGCATTAGACGGTGATGATCCATCGTTCGTTCACTTTATGACATATGAAAACGGCGGTCAGACCAAGCATAACTTTAAATCACTCAAAGAACTAATCAATCAAGGTTCATCGATGACCTATTATTATTCTGAGGGTGGTGAAACCGATTCAACATCGTCAACCACACCTGCTAATCCATATCCTATTATGATTACCTTTCCTTGTGACTTTGATTATCTCACTGATCTATTGAATGGTGTTAATAAGTCTGGTCAGAATATCAATACAGGAACATTTCTCAATCTAGTTAATATGGGTATGAATTTTCTTGGTCAAGGTGGAGGCGGTGCTGTTCAAGGTATTGCTGGTGGTCTAAATGGCTGCTTCGAGGGCGGCAATATGAAACAATCATGGACCAATAAAGGCAATTCACACCAAGATTATGGATGCGAAACAGATGTTGAGAGATATCTATTGAAGCGTCAAGCAAGAATGGCTCTACTAGATAGAGACAAAGTGGCTCTAAGAATGGTCACAGCATGGAACCCATACATGCATGTCGGTCAAGTGATCGAACTTAAATGGGAGAACAAGCAAGATGGTGGTCTAGTATATGGCTCAGGTCAGTATCTAGTCACAGAATTAATGCATAAGGTTCAACTCGGTGGTTATTCAACAACCACTATGGATTGTGTATCAAAAGATGTATTGCAAGGGGTAATGAATTAATGGCTGATCCAAATAATTTTCCTGGTCCTCTAGGACAATTTCAAGTATGTGTAGTTGGTTCGGGTGGTGATCCTGAAAAGAAAGGCACCGAAGATGGTGATTTTCCTACAGATCAATCATGCACATCTAAACTATATTCGCCTATGGATCACAGTGGTCAGGTTGATTTAGGTCATCTAAACTTCTCACCACTAAGCATGACACCTACACAGTTCGGACAACAATCGTTTCCTGGTGTTATGGACCCTGGCACACCTGTTCTCGTATTAAAGACACAAGGTGCGGCTTCTGGTATCGTATTAGGGCAGCTTAATGCTCTACAGAATCCTTCTACTGGTTCTGGTGGTGGCAGTCTTATGGGCCAAAACTCTACATTTGGTAAACTGAAACAAAGAAAGTTGGGCATCAAAGTTCCACCAGAAGTCAAAGAAGGACAGGCAGAAGACGGAACAAAGATCAGAGAGATTAAAGAAAAGAACGAAGAACACCGCTTTGAACTATTAGAAGGACTGCCTATTCACGGTGCTTTGTTTGATATGGCTGGATTTAAATTGCCAGAGATTAGTAGCGTACCTACTGCTAAACAGACAAACGATAGCATGATGACAACTGATATGCTGCAAGGTCTAATGGGCCAAGTCATGTCAATGAGTCAGATGTTTCAAGGTCTCATGGGTAATCGTGGTGGTTCAGGACAAGGCGGTGGTGGTTACGGTAATGTTCCACCAGCAACTAATACTGGCAATAATAGAATTGAATATATCACACAGCAATATGAAAGACAGAATAGACCAGAACTAGCCGCTGCTCTACAAAATCTTAGTATTCTATGTCAGGGCTATGATATTGGTGATAGTGGTTCTGCATACTTTGTCAATAAAGTAGTCGATCCAAACACATACTTACAACAGGCAGAAAGTCTATTGCTACAGTGTGAGACATTAGATGACATGATGACAACGCTAAACCGTTTGCAGTATGATACTACTCTATTTGGTAGAGAAAATCTTAGAAACTATGAAATAGCCATTGATACTGCCTGGGGCGCAGCGAAACAGGTAATTGATTTCGAAGGCGAGATTTCTATTCTATATGATGCAAACACTCTGAATAACATTAATACATTTGCCAATACAATCACAAGTAATAATACCAGTCCGGGTATCGGTTCTATGCCATATGGTGGTTCTGGTAGTGGTTCTGGAGGAGGTGGCGGTGGTTCTGGCAATATGTTCGGTCAGTCATCAGGACAGATTATGGAAATGATGAAGCGTCTAGCTCCACAAGGCGAACAAAACGCCAAAGATATGCACGAGAAACTAAACACCGACCAAGACTCGAATAAACTATTTGAGATTGTTAAGAAGACTATTAACGGTGGTAACCCACTTGATCCATCACTATTCAAGGGCATGATGTAATGGCAACAAAAAAGTTTAATCCTAACTCAGAGCGCAAGACTACGCCCAAGAAATATAAAGTGCCTAAAGATGTCCGTGAAGAAGAAGGCGCTGGTAAATATCCTAATTATTGGTCTTACAAGTCTCGCTCAGGACATAATATCATCATGGACGACTCTAAAGATCATGAGTCGGTAACTATTCAGCATCGTTCTGGTTCTGCTATTCAAATGCGGCCAGATGGTTCTGTGCATTTCACTACACACAATGGTAAGTATGAAGTTATCTTTGGTGAAGATCGTATTACAGTATCGGGCGCACAAGATATTACCGTGAAAGGTGATGCATCGCTTAGAGTATTTGGTGACTACAATGTTACCTGTCACAAGAATTATAATCTAACTGTCATGGGTGATTATAATTTCACAGCCAAGAACCTAAACAGAATGGTTCGTGGTAATATCGATACACAAGCCAAGAATGAAACAAAGAAACTAGAAGGTTCTTCTGGTATGATGGCACATGGTGCTATTGCTCATGTTGCTAAAGGCGCAGCATCGTTTATTTCTCATGGTGACCAAGTTCATGTTGGTGGTGGAGGTGGCACTAATCTTCACATGCCTGGCGAAGACGGTCAATTGACAGTCTATAATAACAAAGGCGCTACACATATCGAGAATAAAGACGGCAAACTAGACATGAAGGTAACCGATGGCGAACAAAAAGTTTCTCTTGTCGCTTCTGGCGGCAGTCTTCATACGCAAGCAGATAAGGATATTCAAACAGAAGCCCAAGAAAATGTTAAGGTAGAAGCACAGAATACCGCTAAATTCAAAGGTGGATCATCTGCTGCGCTTGAAGGCGCCACTACACATGTTTCTGGTACCACAGTTCATGTTAAAGGTGATACAACGACACATGTTGATGGTGGCACAGTTAATCTTGCAGGCGGACAAGCAACGCAACTAGACTTTAATTTTGCTGAAATGATTTCTGCTGCTGGTCTTCCTTCTATTAATTCTGGTATGGCAAATCAACCAATTGCAGAAGCATCTTCGGAAGAATGGCTCAGTAAACTAGCCTAAATATAACAAATAGGGTTCTATAAATGGCAGATCAAAGCGTACCGTATATTTCAAGAGTACCAGACTATTGCGATATAGATTTGGATTTCATGAAACATCCAAAGACGAATCAGCTTATTCTTAAACACGGTAGGGATGCTGTTATTAGATCAGTTCGCAATCTAGTATTCACTAACTACTATGAGAGACCTTTTAAATCTGGTATTGGTTCCAATATCAGAGCATTGCTATTTGAGAACTTCACACCGACAACTCTACTCGTCCTTCAAGATGAAATACGCCGTGTATTAAATGAATTTGAGCCTAGAATTGAGGTTCAAGATATTAGAGCCAGCGAAGATATAGACAGAAATGGTTTTGATATAACCATTGAATTTGTTATTCTAAATAGAAATGAGCCAGTTGTCACGACGGTATTCCTAGAAAGGATTAGATAATAGCTATGGCATCCGCAAATTCAAACGCAGCACTAAGAGTCACAGAATTAGACTTTACATCGATTAGAGAGAATCTTAAGGAATATCTTCGTTCACAAGATACCTTTCAAGATTATGACTTCGAAGGTTCTGGTCTTGCTGTTCTATTAGACATGCTTGCCTATAACACTTATTACAATGCTTTCTATATGAACATGCTTGCCAATGAGTCTTTTCTAGATACTGCACAGATCCGTCAGAACATTCTATCACATTCTAAGGCTATTGGATATGTGCCTGCTTCCGCTCGTGGTTCACAGGCAGTTATCGATGTTTATGTTAAGCCAACCAGAAATGAAATAACAACTATTCCTACAATCACACTAGAGAAATATACTAGACTTCTAGGCACAGATGTTAATGGTATTAATTATCCTTTCGTAACAGTTAACTCAAATACTGTTTCAAAGTTTGCCTCCGCATTCACCTTTTCTAATGTCGTTATTAAGCAAGGCGAGGCAATTACTCAGCAGTTTAAGGTAGATGCATCTAATCCATACAGAAGATTTGAATTGCCTTCTGCTAATGTCGATACATCAACCCTTACTGTTCTAGTATTCGAGTCATCAAGTAATTCATACAGTGAAGAATATTCACTAGCAAATGACTTGACAGAACTATCACCAGACTCATTCGTATATTTCGTAGAAGAAAACGAAAATCTTAATTGGACTGTTTACTTTGGCGATGGTGTTCTAGGTTATAAGCCTAAGAACGGCAACATTGTTCAAATCACCTATCTCGATACAACAGGAGCAGCCGCTAATAATATCGGTGGCTTTAAGTTCGTTCAGCCAGTTGGTGGTTATTATCGTGAAGATGTTAGAGTTACCACTAGACAGGCATCAAGAGGTGCGGTGGATAAGGAAGATATCGAAACAATTCGTATTCGTGCGCCTAATTTCTATACTGCACAAAATCGTGCTGTTACAACAACCGATTATGAATCAACTCTTGTTAAGAATTATCCAAATATCGACGCCGTTTCTGTTTGGGGCGGTGAAGATAATGTTCCTATTCAATATGGCAAAGTCTTTATGTCATTTAAGACCAAAGGCTATTACAAGCTATCTGATCAGGACAAAGAAATAATCAAGCGTGACTATGTTAGAAATAAGAATGTTGTCACTGTTACACCAGAGATTGTCGATCCAGATTATGTATTCGTTGTATTGACTGGTAGAGTAACATACGATCCTAACAGAACATCAAAAACAGCTAATGAGATTAGAGAAATCGTAAGGGCTGCTATTCTTAAGTATAATAACGATGAGTTGAATACCTTTAAGTCAACTTTCCGTAAGTCTAAGTTGCAGCAGTATATTGAAGGATCAGATCCTGCCATTACAGGTTCAGATATCGATGTTTATGTCCAGAAAAGAGTTGATATGATCGTTGATGAGTTGAGAAGATACATCATCAACTATAACATGCCTCTAATGAAAAGCGATGCATACAATCGTTTCAATTCATATCCATGGATCAAAGTAATCGATACCGCTCTAAATCAGAGAAATGTTTATTTTGAAGAAGATCCAGGTGCTAACTCTGGTATCAATTCTGTCACTATGATTAATGGTGGTGACGGCTATACAGAACTTCCTAAAGTCACAATCACCGGTGACGGTGTTGGTGCTACTGCTACCGCTGTTGTGGTAGATGAAAAGGTTATCAAGATCAATGTAACCAACAAGGGTCGCAACTATACTAGAGCGCAGGTGCAGATTACAGGTCTTGGTGAAGGTGCTGCGGCAGTTCCAGTTCTAGAGACTAATCTAGGAACAGTTCGCACATATTACACCACATCAACTGGTGATCAGGTAATTGTAGATAACAACGCAGGAACGATCTATTATGACCGTGGCCAGGTTGTGCTAAATTATATTAGACCAGTAGATGTTGCCAACAATTCATTCTATGATACAGATGTTGTATCTTTCAGTGCGGTACCTGCACAGGAAATTATCAAGCCATCTAGAAATAGAATCCTAGCTATCGATGTGGATAATCCACAGAGTATTCAATTCGACGTTATTGCAGAGACATAATGCCATTTATTTCAAATAACAGAACATCAGTATTAATTGATCAACAGGTTCCGGGGTTCGTCAGAGAAGAACACGAAATCTTCTTGGAGTTTGTTAGAAGCTATTATAGATTTCTAGAAACTCCAAGTTATATCAAGCCAGTCACTTCTAATCTGACAATCAGTACCGTAATTGGTGCGACAACACCATATGGCGTAGATTATACGAACACTGTGGTTGTAAGTCTTCCTGTTGGTAGATCAAATGTTGCTATCGCTAACGGTACCAAGATTAGAATAGCCAATACAGATGTTGGTGCTTATGCAGCTAATGTCGTACCAGGCAGCAACACCTTCAATATCACAGGTAATAGTTACCCAGTGCGTTTGGTTGGTGAAAGATTTTTCGTTTACAAAACTGTTGCTAATGCACCCGGTGCCGATCTAACAAACATTATGAAGAATTTCGGTCGTTATATGGATGTCGATAACGCTCGTGATAATGATCAGATCCTTCAAACACTCTATAACAATTATATCAAGCTACTTCCCAAGAATATGTTGGCTGATAAGAACCTTGTGCTGAAACACGCCAAGGATTTCTATAGATCAAGAGGCTCGGAAAAGTCTATTCGTTTCTTGATGAGAGCCTTATATAATACAACTGCCGAGGTTTATTATCCTAAGCAAGATGTTCTTAGAGCGTCAGACGGTAAGTGGTATGTTGAAAGAGCATTAAGAGTCCAGAACGGCGCTATTAACAATGTTGCCAACTCTATGGTCTATTCATATTTTCAGAATAAAGAAGTTAAAGGCTTGACTTCTAAAGCAACTGCACTAGTCGAGGCAGTTAATGTATTCTATGATAACAATACACTTGTTACCGAACTAAGAATTTCAAACTCTAATAAGCCATTTCTATCTGACGAATCAATCTATGCACTATTCGAAGAAGACGGACAAGTAAAATATGCTACTGCTCGTATCTTCGGCGGTCAGATTGTCGATATTGATATTGTTAATGGTGGTACTGGTTATGTTGAAGGTACTACTGTTCCAATTATTCCAGTAAATGGTTCTGGTACTGGCGGTCTAGTAAGAATTTCAAGAGTATCTGCCGGTGGTATTGAAAGAATCTTTATTGAAGGTTCATTGCCAGATAATGGTGGTGCAGGCTATCGTGGTCGTATAGAAGACGGTCCAGAAGCTAGAGGAGGCGATTTTATTACTGTATCTGGCGGTGGTGGTATCGGTGCTCTAGGTGAAGTAGAAAGCGTTTGGGAAAACATTTATCATCCCAATCAATATAATATTTGTAACACTAGAATTTCAGATGTTGCTAATGTTAGATGCGACATGTATGGCTTTGCTACAGAGGTCGCTAACGGTGGTTTGACTGTTGATGGTGCTTCTACAGTAGGCGAAACTGTTATTGCAGATGCCGTTGGTTACTGGTCATATTCAAATACCGGTGCAGCTAAATTTTGTTTCGTTGTCGAACCTGGTGAGAGTTATTTCGGTACACCTACATTTACCATTCAAGCAAATACAATCGTCCAAGAAATGGGCATCATCGGCAAACTAAAGATACTCAATCCTGGTCTAAATTATCAGGTCAATGATGTTATCGAGTTCCACAATAGAAACGAAGCAAATAGTTTCGGATCAGGTGCGGCTGCCAGAGTAAGCGTAGTCAATGCTGCTGGCGCTATTATGAATGTTGCATGGGTTCAAATTTCTGGTCACTATATTGGTGGTGAGGGATACGATTATACAATGATGCCTTATTGTGTAATTAAGTCAGCAACAGGAACCGGCGCTAATGTTCAGCCAATGACCACACTGGGCCGTGGTGGTTCATTTACATTCACAACAGAAGATATTGGTATCATCAGAAGATTTACTATTGTTAACCCAGGAACTGGTTACACTGTTCCACCTATTCTTGACCTAACAACAGGTCATACAGGTAATGTCGCTGTCGTTAATACTTCGGTTGTTACAGGTATCTATTCATACCCAGGTCGTTATATTAATGACGATGGCTTTATCAGCGCCCAGAATTACCTACAGAATAGAGATTATTATCAGAACTTCTCTTATGTCGTTAGAACTGACAAGCCTCTATCAAAGTATAGAAACACACTTAAGTCGCTAACACATCCTGCCGGCATGAAGATGTTTGGTCAGTATGAAAAGGAAGATATTGAAGCAACAAATATAAACGGCGCACAAGTATTCAGTAGCAGCCATTACCCAGACCTAGTAAAGACTGGTCTAATATTCCATATGTCGGCTGCTAATACTGGAACAACTACAGCAGGTAGAATTGCTAACCTCATTAATACAAGTTATGAAGGTGAAATGCTCAATGGTGTTTCTGTAACTAATGGTCTTATTCGCTTTGACGGCTTAAATGATGTTATTAGATTCCCAAATAGCACAACTCTTGATCTACAGAATTTGACACTAGAAACTTGGATCAATGTTCCTTCTACATTCCAGAATGCTGTAATTTTCCAGAAGGGTGCCAACGGAAGTCAATACTCACTAGAATTTAATCTATTGGGTGATCTAGTATTCAATGCTAAGATTAATGGTGTATGGCAACAGGCGGCCTCACTAACAGCAACTAGAGTGCCACCTCCTGGCTATGCGGCTGTTCGTCCAGGCTTTAATGCAGAAGACTATATTAGAAGCAATAGATGGACACACATTGCGCTAACATATACCTCAGGCGCACAAAGACTATATGTCAATAATACTCTAGTTGCTTCGTCAGCACTGGCAGGAACTATTGCTACAAATAATAGTGGTGTATCTGTCGGTGCATCTGGTGCATATAACGACATTTATCGTTGGAGCTATCTAATCGGTAGAATTTCAATCATGAGAGTTTATAACCGTGTGCTATCGGCAGCCGAAGTTAAACGAAACTTCAATACTGATAGAGAAAGATTTGGTGTATAATGGAAGATAGAAACTATCTGATACTACCTGTTTCAGAATTAAAGAAAGTTGATTTCGAGCAAATTCTGGAAACATCTGTTGAACATCTAAGATACACTAAAGACCTCAAAAAGACATTTATCAAATGGATTGGCGATCAACCAGACTTCGTATCTAAACTAAAGAATACCGATGGTCCTTATACTCATGAAGAAATGCTAGAGATAGTAAAAGATGAGGAATGGGACCCTCCGACAAATGATGCTAAATAATACAATTAAATTAATAAGAGAATAGTAATGCCATCTTCACATTCAAAAGACCTTGAAATTCATAATGCCAAGATGTTCAAAACATCTGTGGCTCAGAATGTTACCAATTTATACATGACAATTGGCAAAACATCTCCATGGCCATCTGATACTAATCCACCTGTTCCAACCACTTCCGTTTCAAGTATTGTTGATATCTATAAGAACATGCTTGGTGGTAAGAAAGTCACTGGTAATGATATCAGACATTGTATTCCTAGATATAACTGGACTCCAAATGAAATCTGGAATCAGTATGAAGACTTTTGGGATTCATCGGCTCTAACTGCCGCTAACAATAAATTCTATGTTGTGACAGACGATTTTCATGTCTATAAATGTTTGTCTAACAACTATGGTGGTATTTCTACCGTAAAGCCTGCTGGCACTCCTACTTCTCTACCATTCACTACTTCCGACAAGTATGTTTGGAAGTATATGTATTCTATTAGTGCAGAAGAACAGACACAGTTCACTACCGCAAACTTTATTCCAGTTAAGACTCTAACAATTGCCGACGGCTCTACACAGTGGTCAGTGCAGACTAATACCATCGAAGGAACTATTAGTAACATTAGAGTTGTTACCCGAGGTGCTAATTATACCTCATCTAATATCAATGTTCGTATTATTGGTGACGGCTTCAATGCTAATGCTTTTGCTGTTAGAAATACAACTGCTAATAATATTTCAGAAATCGTTATCGATGATCCTGGATACGGATACAGCAGAGCAAGCGTAGTAATCAGTGGCGGCGGTGGTCAGGGCGCATTTGCTAGAGCAGTTATTCCTCCACCAGGTGGACACGGATCAGACCCAGTAACAGAACTAGGCGGTTCTTATCTTATCATTTCTGTTAAACTCGCTGCATCTGAAAATAACAAGCTAACAGTTGCTAACGACTTTAGACAAGTTGCTATTATTGCCGATCCAACAAAAAGACTATCAACTACTCCGTTTACGAATACTACATTCTCACAAGTAACAACCGTTTCTGTTTCTGGTGTTTCTGTAAACTATGAAAAGGACGAGTTTGTCTATCAGGGGTTGTCTTTCACAGCCTCATCATTCAGAGGTATCGTATCAGATTGGGATGGCTTTAATACTCTTAGACTATACGGTATTGAAGGTCTACCTACAAACGATAGATTGATAGGCTATTCATCAGCCGCTGTTCGTCAGCTAATCACCGTAACACAACAGCCTGAACTGGAAACCAATTCAGGTAAACTATTATACATAGATAATATAGAACCAGTTCAACGAGATCCGAACCAGACCGAGAACTTCAAGATCGTATTAAGTTTCTAAAAGGAAAAGAACAAAATGGCAGCCAATACTGTATTGACAACTAACTTCAATGTAAGTCCTTACTATGATGATTATGATTTCAATAAAGATTTTTATCGCATTCTATTCAAGCCTGGTTATGCCGTCCAGGCTCGTGAGCTAACACAGCTACAGACTATCCTTCAAGAACAGGTTACTCGGTTCGGTCGTCACATGTTCCGTGAGGGTTCTATTGTTCTTCCTGGTGGGTTCTCAGTTCAGACAAGTGAAGGCTTCGCATCTGGTGGTTCGGCTGTCGATTATGTTAAGATCAAAGACCTTAATACTCTAAACAATACAGTAAATGTCAATAACTTTAAGAATGTTGTTCTAACTGGTGCCACAACTGGTATTCAGGCAATTGTTATTGATGTTCTAGATGGTGTTCAAACATCAACTAACACCAAGACTCTTTATGTTCGTTACACTAGAGCATCAACCAACTCAGCACTTAAAGTATTTCAGCCAAACGAAGTTCTTAATTCAAGTGTAGGAACTGCCGTTGCTCTTGCTTCTAGTCCAACTGGCTTCGGTTCAAGATTTCAGATTGAAGAAGGTGTTATATTCGCTAAGAACCATTTCATCAAGTTTCCAAAGCAGTCTATCATTATTGAAAGATACAATAGAAACCCATCAAAGATTGTAGGTATGCTTCTATCAGAGGAGATTGTAAGTTCTGAGGAAGATACTTCACTACTCGATCCTGCTCTTGAATCATCAAACTATGCCGCACCTGGTGCTGATAGATTTTCTATCTCACCAACTCTATACACATATAATCTAACAGATCAGATTGATCAGCAGGACTTTATTTCTCTTGTTAGAATTGAAAATGGTATCGTAACGGAAAGAAACGATAGACCAGAATACAATATTATTGCCGATGAAATGGCAAAGAGAACCTTTGATGAATCGGGCAACTATCTTGTAGGTGGTATGGCCGTTCAGATTAGAGAGCATGACAATACAGGCAGTAATTTCGGTCGTTACGATAACGGTAATAACCAGCTTCTAGCCGTTTCTGTATCAGCCGGTACTGCATATGTCAAAGGTTATGAAATCAATTATGAAACTACACAGGAACTTGTAACAAGAAAAGGTCTTGATGTAGCCAGCGATACTCATATCATTACCACAACCATGGGTTCATATGTTGTGGTTAATGAAGTTATCGGTATGTGGGAGCAGAACAAGGGTGCTGTTATTTACCTTTATGATACCGCACAGAACTCAATCACTGATAAGAAATTAGCAACTAGTGCCGCTGCCGGAACTCTAGTTGGTTATGCTAAAGTTCTATCACTAGAATATGTTGATGGCAGAGAGGGCTACGATGCTCAGTATAATCTTTATCTAACAGATGTGCAATATGTTTCTGGTTATGGTCCAGGTAATGTTCAATCGTTCTATATGCCTGCCACTGGCGCTAAGGCAGACATTGTAGGCAGTTCATTTGTTCTACAAGCACAGGATTCATATCTTCTTTACGATACTGGTTCACTATCAACCAAGAGCGTTAGAGATAAGGATGATCCAACTACATCTGCAACATCATTCTCATTCTTAAAGACTGAGGGTATCGATAACACTGTTGCTATTGATACAACTGGTCTACTGTCAATTACTATACCATCAGGTATTGAAACTCTACCTTATGGTACGACAACTCTTGCAAGTGCTGATAAGAGAGAAATCAAACTCGTATTGAAAGCCAATACAAACCTCAGCCTTCCAGGAACTGTAACCGGAACTGTGGGTGCAACCAGACTTCTTGGTGATCTAAGCACAAACTTCCTAACATTGAATGTTGGTGACAAGGTTAGATTCTCTGGCAACAGTTTGACTTATACTGTTACAACTGCATCTGCAAATAACAGAGATTTGATCGTCAGCCCAGGTATTCCTGCACTAGCAGGCAATACAGTAACCAAGGTTTATCTAGTTGGTGATATCATCGATCTAACAACTAAGGGTGCTAATACTGGCACTGTTAGATCAGTTACCACAACTCCATCATCATTGACAATCGATCTTAAAGAAACATTCTCATCAACTGTAGCCGCTGCTGTTACATTCCCAGTAGCAAGAGTTACCGCTCGTGAAATGTCAAAGGTTCTTAGAACCAATAGATATGTTAAGATCAATGCATCAACTCTACCTAATCTAACTGGTCCTATCAATCTAGGTTTCAGTGATATCTATAGAATTAAATCTATCAGAAAAGGCTCAGGTTCTTACCCAACATCTAATACTGGCGGAACAGATGTCACATCTTCGTTCATTTTCAACAATGGACAGACAGATAACATGTATGATCACGGTTATATTAGACCAAGATCAGCTATGGAAGCAACCGATAGACTTCTTATTGAGTTGGATTACTTTGATCATACCGCTACCGGTACTGGCGGTTACTTCTCTGTCGATTCTTATCCTATTCAGGACAATGATGCTCTATTCAATGCAGAGACAAATATTAGAACTGAGAATGTTCCAAGATACAGAACTGCAACCGGTAAGTTGATTGATCTAAGAAATGTTCTAGACTTTAGACCTGTCAAGAATAACATTGCTACTGCGGCGGTTCTACCATCAGCAGCAACAGAAAATCCAGGTATTGCATATATATCAACATATCCTAAGGCTGCTTGGGCAACATTTAAGTTTGTCAGTCAGGGCATCAAGATTCCTATGCCATCGAACCCTCTGACATTTGATGTTCAGAACTATCTTGGTCGTATCGATCTTGTTACACTAGACAAGACTGGATCACTATCAGTTGTTGGTGGTGTTCCATCACTAACACCAATTACACCAAAGTTTGATCCAGATAAGTTGACTCTATCTGTATTGAAGATTCCTCCTTATCCATCACTATCACCAGCTTACGGTAATAGACTGGGCAGATCAGACTTATCATGTGCCTCCAAGGCATCTGCGATCAATAGATTTACGATGCGTGATATTGGTATTCTTCAAGATAGAATTGAGAATCTAGAATATTACACCACATTGAATGCTCTTGAAAAGGCAGCAACGACCGTAACAGTCCGTGACGAAGCCGGACTTGATAGATTTAAAAACGGTATCTTTGTTGACTCACTCAAAGACGATACACTTAGCATCAACGGTAAATCAAGCCAGTGGTGTCTAGATCCAGTTGAACAGAGCTATAGACCAATCTATACCTCAGAATCATTCATGTTCGATTTGATTAGATCATCGGGCGTTGTTGCTAGAGATAGAATGGTTATTCTAAACTACTCTGAAATGCAATTTTTAAATCAGAATGTCGCAACATCTGAAAGAAATCTCGAAAGAGCCTCATATCTATTCTTGGGACAGTTGAAACTAACTCCCGATAGAGATATCTGGACCGATACAACATTCCTAGCCGACGAAGTTCTAACAACTCCAGAGTTTGTTACACAGCAAAATCTCGGTGGTACTTACACTAAGATTTCCACGACATGGAATGATTGGTATGTAACTAACAGAACTTATACCGTTCGTAACCCTGCTGGTGGTGGTATTGTCTATCAAGGCACCGACTACTCTACAGCTAGAAGAACTGCTGATCAGTATAACACAAATTCATCTGTTAATATTGCTATTGACATTGATTGGAATAGAACAGGAACCGAATACGGAAGAAACAACCAGACTTCTTTCATTGTCCAGAACGCTACTGTTCGTGACGTTGAAATCGTTCCTTATATCAGACCTCAGGTCATTTACTGTGAAGCATCAAATCTAAAACCAAATGCAAGAATTTGGGTTTACTTTGATAACATTCCTGTATCTAATACTTGTCGCCCACTAACAGCCTCACAGTATAATACAGCATTGACCACATATAGATTTGGTTCATCAGGTCCTGTTAATCCAGGTGAGGCACTAAGTCAGGCAGTTGATGCTAACGGTGTATTCATTTCATCCATTAACATTACTGACAACCTCGTAACAGCAAGTCTTCCTGCTGCTTTAGGTAATCTTCCGGCAGAAGGAACACCTATTTTTGTTGGACTAGATGGAAAGTGCTTTTTCTCTTATAGAATACAGCAGGGACAGTTTAGAACTGGTGAAAGAAAGATGATTATCGGTGATAGCCGTGTTATTATTTCTGAATCAGGCGTAAGTCTAGATGATCCATCAGAGTCTATTACTACTGGCGCATCAGCAACATTTACGGCTGCTGGACAAAAGATGATTAAACAAAGAACTGTTATTAAGATTCCAACAGTTCAAAATGTAACCAAGCCTGTCGATGAACAGAGAAGAACATTTGATTCCGAAACAGTTCCAAGAGATCCACCACCACCTCCTCCATTCCCATGGTGGCTTTTCATGGGCTCTTGCTCTGCCTATTCATTCTTGGCAAAAACACCAAACAACGAAGAAGGTATGTTCTTAACAAGCGCAACTATCTTCGTGGGAAGAAAGTCAACTTCAACCTCAAGAGGTATTTGGTTTGAAGTTAGAGAAATTGACTCTGGCGGCGGCATTACAAGAAATCAGGTACCTGGTTCAGAAAAGCATTTTGAAAATATTGAGATCCCGATTTCTACAAACGGAATCGATAATGGCTTGACAATAACTTTTAATCATCCTCTTTTCTTGTTCAATGATACACAATATGCATTCGTTGTTCACTCTGACGCAGCCGATCCAGATACTTATATCTGGACAGCCAAACTAGGCGAGGTTGATGTTAATACAGGTGCTAGAAGAACAAGCCGTCCATACACAGGAACATATTACACAACAAACAATAATATGAACTGGGATATGGAACCTGATGTTGATATGACCATTAGATTAAGACGAGCGGAGTTCGTTAGAAACTCACTTGGTACCGCAACACTAGGTAACAAGCCAATTGATAAGCTTAGACTTGTTTCGATGAGTAAAGAATTTACACCGGCTCTTGGTGATATGTTCCATATTCCTGATAGATTGGTTCTAGATAGCACAACTAACATTGTTCCTGGCGATATCATTAAGAAGTTGTCCGGTGCAACCGTTGTTGCACAAGGTACTGTTGCATCTGTTAGCGGAAAAGTTGTTACACTAACTGGCTTCACCAACTTCTCAACTGGAACAGTTAATGTATTCAATTCAGCCAATACTGCTAAGTTCACTAGAGTTCTAGAGAACATTCAGGTTGCCTTCGGTACACTAACTAGCGTTTACACTCTACCAGGTGAATCCGGAACAATTGCAGAGTTCTCAAGTGCATCTGGTGGCTTTGTTGTCGGTCAGGTAATTAGAAGCATTAGTGATTCCACATTCTATGCTACTATCAATGAATTGCTCAACTTTGACTATTCTACTGCAACTTATGACCCAGATGTTATCAAGTTTAATGGAACATCTGTTTCTTATCAGATTGAATCAACATCAAAGTCTGATTTTACAAGAAACACAAAGGCAATGACACCTGGTGAGCAGCTTAACTATTTGAACGAAAGAACAGTTCTTTCTATTTCAAATGAAAGACTTCGTGGTGTCAATAGATCAATGAATGTTCATATTTCTATGACAACCACATCAAATGTTATTTCGCCCATTATCAACATCGACGGAACAAATGCTGTCGCAACTGATAATATCATTAGTAGTGACTATACAAATGAGACAAGTCCTGACGGCGGAAATATGCTCAATAAGTATATTTCAAAAACCGTAACACTAGCTGATGATCAAGACGCAGAAGATTTGAGAATTTATCTCTCAGCATTTCGTCCAAGAGGAACTGATATTAAGGTATGGGTAAAGTTCAAGCATCGTGAAGATTCTACTTCATTTGAAGATAGACCTTGGATTGAACTAGAAAAACTTACTGGCGAATTTAACTTCTCAACAATTTCTGAAACAAGCAGAAATGATTGGAAAGAATATCAGTATAAGATTCCTGGTGCAAACATGACTGGCACAGGCGGCGCAATCGCATATACATCATCAACTGGTGCTATATTCGAAGGCTACAAGCAGTTCTCAATTAAGATTGGACTACTGCTAGATCCTGGCGTAACTGATACAGCAATCGTGCCAAGAGTTGCCGACATTAGATGTATCGCATTGCAAATGTAATTGGAGAATAATATGAGTGAAGTTGAAGTGATTGAAATTGATATTGATGAAACACTATTTGATTTCAAAGATGGCAACGGATTAGTAGCAGCCCATCGACACCCAAAAGGAAAAGGATGGGTTGCTAACACTGCCAAAGTTGATGAAGATTGTTTCATTGGCGAAGATGCAAGAGTGTATGGAAATGCTGTTGTTTCCGGTAATGCAAGAGTATATGATAAGGCGAGAGTATATGGCGATGCCACTATTACAAACAGTGCAAGAGTATCAGGTAACTCTAAAGTATATGGAAATGCAGTAGTTTGTAACAATGCAATGATTTACGGCGATGCCGAAGTTTATGAAGATGCAAAGGTGAGAAACCATTCGCAAGTATATGGTTCAGCAATTGTTTGTGGCGATGCTGATTTATCAGGTAACATTAAGATCAACTCTAACAACATTGTTACTAGACGAGCAGTTGCTATTCTAGGTTTTGATGTTGACATAGTAATTACCGACCATCATATCACTCTCGGTGAGTATGCTATACCACCTAGCCAGATAACCAACATCGAAGGTGTTGATGAAGAATGGGCGAAGCTACTTAGCAAAGTTGCAGAATTTCACGGGTGCATAGACAATGACAAATAAAGAACAGAAAACAGAAGTTCCGGGTCTCTATAAAGTCTCTGAAGGAATACTTATAAATAGAGATACCGATGCTTTAAATGCATACAAGCGAAACAAGCAAAGAATGATGGCTGTAGATACTTTACAGCAAGATATGAAGACGGTAAAAGAAGACATAAACGAAATTAAAGAATTACTAAAGGGACTCGTAAAGTAAATGGCCAACTTACCAAACGTAGCGTTCACTGACACATTTGATCAATGGCGCATCAAAACAAATCAGATTATTTACGCATACAGTGGTAATACAGCCCAAACTCGTTCTAACAGTTTATCTGTTCGAACCACGGCCTCAATCAATGTAGGCGAAATCATTTACATTGATGTTATCCCCTCTCAGAATGTTCTCGACACAGTATCATCTAATGTTGCTGGTATTCGTGTCGTAGGTAATACATTCACTCTAGCAAACGCTACCATGATTAAGGTAAACAGCGTTGCTATTAGTGCCAATGCATGGGCAAACAATCTAGCTTCTTCTGCCAATGTTTATATCGATAGAGTAGCCGATTCGGGTAACGCTTGGTCAAATACTGTCGGTAGCTCAGGAAATTCATATACAGTAGCCGTTGGTGCTGCTGGTAATGCATGGTCGAATACTGTCGGTGCATCTGCTAATGCTTGGGCCAATACAATTGGTGCAAGATCAAACACATGGGCTAATACAGTCGGTAGCTCAGGAAATTCATACACAGTAGCCGTTGGTGCTGCTGGTAATGCATGGTCTAATACAGTAGGTGTTGCAGGAAATGCTTATACAGTATTTGTTGGATCATCAGCCAATGCCTGGTCTAATACAGTGGGTGTTGCAGGCAATGTCTATACTAATTTTGTTGGAGCATCTGGTAATGCTTGGTCTAACACTGTCGGCGCATCCGCAAATGCATGGGCCAATACCATTGGCGCAAGATCAAATACTTGGGCCAATACAGTAGGCACATCAGGTAATGCTTATACTGTAGCAGTCGGAGCATCAGGAAATTCATACACAGTAGCCGTTGGTGCTGCTGGTAACTCATACACTGTCGCTGTAGGTGTCGCTGGTAATACTTATACGGTAGCAGTCGGCGCTGCTGGCAATGCTTGGTCTAACACTGTCGGTGCTTCTGCTAATGCATGGTCAAATACAGTTGGTGCATCAAGTAATGCATGGTCAAACACAGTAGGAACATCAGGTAACTCATATACTGTAGCAGTTGGCGTAGCTGGAAACAATTATACTGTAGCTGTTGGCGCTGCTGGTAATGCTTGGTCAAACACAATTGGTGCAAGATCCAATACATGGGCTAATACTGTAGGTACATCAGGTAATGCTTACACTGTAGCAGTCGGAGCATCAGGAAACGCTTGGTCTAATACAGTAGGCTCATCAGGAAATGCATACTCTGTAGCCGTTGGAGCCGCTGGTAATGCTTATACAGTAGCAGTTGGAACCGCAGGAAATTCTTATGCAGTAGCCGTTGGAGCCGCTGGAAATGCTTATACAGTAGCAGTAGGATCATCTGCTAATGCATACTCTATAGCTGTTGGCGCTGCCGGCAATGCTTATACTGTAGCAGTAGGATCATCTGCTAATGCATATGCTATTGCTGTAGGAACAGCTGGTAATAATTATGCTATTGCTGTCGGATCATCTGCTAATGCTTGGTCAAACACAATTGGTGCAAGATCAAATGCATGGGCCAACACTGTAGGTACATCAGGTAATGCTTATGCTCAGTCAGTCGGTTCATCCGGCAATACATATATGCTTGCCGTTAATGCATCAGGTAATGCTTATACTGTAGCAGTTGGAGCCGCAGGAAATGCTTATACAGTAGCCGTTGGTGCTGCTGGTAATTCTTATACAGTAGCCGTTGGTGCAGCATCTAATAGCTGGGCTAATACAGTAGGCACTGCCGGTAATAACTACTCAGTATCAATTGGTGCAGCATCTAATGGTTGGGCCAACACCGTCAATTCAGCAATTTACGCACAGATTCAGAACTTAACTCTAAATCAGAACCAAGTTTCAGAATCTATGGTTGCAGCCGCTAATGGCTGGGCTAATACAATTGGAGCAAGATCAAATACCTGGGCCAACACCGTTGGATCATCTGGTAATAGTTATATGCTTGCTGTTAACGCAGCCGGTAATTCATACACTGTAGCAGTTGGAGCAGCCGGTAATGCATATGCAATATCAGTTGGCGCATCATCAAATGCATGGGCTAACTCTATTAACTCACATGCTGGTGCAACTTTCTACACCAAGTCAGGTGGTACAATTAGTGGCGATGTTACCGTAACTGGCAACCTTGTCATCGCTGGACAGACAACATACGCCAATACACAAACACTAATGGTTGGCGATAATATCATTGTTCTAAACGCTGACTGGTTCGGTTCTGTTATTCCTACAGAAGATGCTGGTATCGAAGTTAATCGTGGTCTAACTTCAAATGCTGTCTCTGTTCTATGGAACGAAACCTTAAACAGATGGACACTTAATGACGGTACAGGCAACTATGGTATTGCAACCAATACCCATGTTGAGAGTGCTAATGCTTGGGCCGCTGGAAGCATTCAGCTTACCGCAGTTAGTGCCAATACACTAGCCGGTAGAATGGCTAACAGTGCTAATAACTGGGCTAATACCAAGATTGGTGCCGTTACAAGTAATAGCACCTCAAGAATTTGGGCTAACAATACCACCGATGCATCAAGCAATGAACTTGTATTCATTGACCTTGCTCAGTCAGGTGTTACAGCAACCACATATGGTAGTGCTACTGTTACTCCAGTATTTACAGTCGATGCTTACGGTCGTATTACATCATCAGCTAATGTTACATCGATTGTTCCAATCTCATCTGGTGTATCTGGACTAGGAACTGGTGTATCAACTGCACTAGCTACCTCTGTAGGTACTGCCGGAGCATTCGTCACCAATGGTGGTGCTCTCGGTACACCATCAAGTGGTAACCTAGGAAACTGTACCTTCCCAACTCTAAACCAGAACACAACTGGTTCCGCTGGATCATTGACAACTGCCAGAACCCTAACTGTTGGTTCAACTGGCAAGACATTCAATGGCACTGCCGATGTTTCTTGGACACTATCTGAAATTGGTGTTATTGGTGTCGCTGCGGCTGCTAATAACTGGGCCAATACTAAGATTGCTGCTGTTACAAGCAATAACACTACTAGAATTTGGGCCAATAATGTTGTTGATGCCTCAAGTAATGAACTTGTATTCGTTGATCTTGCAACATCTGGTGTTGCTGCCGGTACATACGGCGGAGCTTCAACCATACCATCATACACTGTAGATGCTTATGGAAGAATTACATCAGCATCTAATATTACAGCATCTATTCCAATCTCTACCGGTGTATCTGGACTTGGTACCGGTGTTGCTACTGCACTAGCTACCGCAGTTGGCTCAGCCGGTGCGTTTGTTACAAATGGTGGTGCGCTAGGCACACCATCTTCTGGTACATTAATAAACTGTACCTTCCCGACACTAAATCAGAACACAACTGGTTCAGCAGGCACACTAACAACAGCAAGAAATATTAACGGAACTGCATTTAATGGTTCTGCTGATATCACCACTGCCAATTGGGGTACTGCTAGAACTATTACAATTGGTGATACTGGCAAATCAGTTAATGGTTCAGGAAACTATACTTGGACACTATCTGAAATGGGTGTTGCTGCAAATGATGCCACTGTCAATGTTGGTACTACATCAATCGTATTGAATAGAGCCTCAGCAGCGCAGTCACTAACTGGTATCACCTCCATTGATGGTTCGGCTGCTAAACTAACTACAGCAAGAGCCATCAATGGTACTAATTTTGATGGTACTGCTGCTATTACTACCGCAACATGGGGTACTGCTAGAACAATCACCATTGGATCGACCGGTAAGTCTGTCGATGGATCGGCCGCTGTATCATGGACAGTAGCAGAAATTGGTGCAGCAGCCGTTGGTGCAACCACTTATGTTGGTACTACCGCTATTACACTTAATAGAGCATCCGCAGCACAGTCATTGACCGGCATCACCTCTATTGATGGTTCCGCTGCATCATTGACAACCGCTAGAAACATCAATGGTACAGCGTTCAATGGTACGGGTAATATCACCACTACCACTTGGGGTACTTCTAGAACAATCACCCTCGGCGATACTGCAAAATCTGTTGATGGTTCAGGCAACTATACTTGGACACATAGCGAAATGGGTGTGGCCGCTAACGATTCTACTGTCAATGTTGGTACTACTTCAATAGTATTAAATAGAGCATCGGCAGCGCAGTCACTAACTGGTATTACATCTATTGATGGTTCAGCCGCTACACTAACAACCGCTAGAAACATTAACGGTACTGCATTCAATGGATCGGCAGCAATTACTACTGCCACATGGGGTACTGCAAGAACCATTACAATTGGATCGACCGGTAAGTCTGTTGATGGTTCTGCCGCAGTATCTTGGTCATTGGCCGAAATTGGTGCTGCCGCTGTAGGAGCAACTACTTATGTTGGTACTACTGCCATCACACTCAATAGAGCATCAGCCGCACAATCGCTAACCGGTATCACTTCAATTGATGGATCGGCTGCTACATTAACAACAGCAAGAAATATTAACGGTACAGCCTTTAACGGTTCTGCTGCTATTACTACCGCTACATGGGGAACTGCCAGAACAATCACTATCGGTTCAACCGGAAAGAGCGTGGATGGTTCTGCTGCTGTTTCATGGTCACTAGCCGAAATTGGTGCTGCCGCTGTAGGAGCAACCACTTATGTTGGTACTACCGCCATTGCTCTTAATAGAGCCTCGGCTGCACAGTCACTAACTGGTATTACTAGTATTGACGGATCGGCTGTTACATTTACTAGCACAACTCAAAATTCACAGTTTAACTCAATCGGTGTTGGTACCGCTGGTTCTGGAACTGCTGGTCAGATTAGAGCAACAAACGATATTACAGCATTCTATTCATCCGATGCTTCATTGAAGGAGAATGTTAAGACTATCGATAATGCTCTTGCCAAGATCGAAAAGATCAATGGTGTTGAGTTTGATTGGACAGACGCCTTCATTGAAGCCCAAGGTGGTGAAGATGATTACTTTGTTCGCAAGCATGATATTGGTGTTATCGCTCAAGAGATTGAAGCAGTTCTTCCAGAAGTTGTTGCAACTAGAGAAGACGGAATCAAAGCAGTCAAGTATGATCGTATTGTTCCGCTTCTAATTGAAGCAATCAAAGAACTAAAGACCGAGCTAGATGAGCTAAAAGCTAAATAAGAGGAATAAATAGGAAAGTAAATGGCAGAATACGCAGAACTTTACATAGACAGAGGTGCGGATTTCAATGTAGTAATTGAATTAAATGATGACAATACGAATATGCCACAGAACACTTCTGGGTATGTTATAACAAGTCAGTTAAGACGCTCTTTACTGTCCGTAAACGCCTCTGCCAATCTAACTTGCTCAGTATTAGATGGATCAAATGGCGAACTATCACTGTCAATGACGGCAGCGAATACCGCTAATCTAAGACCCGGTAACTATTTCTTTGATGTTAAAGTTGTTAACCCTAGAGCGCAAAACGAAACAACGAGACTAATAGAGGGTGTGATTTTCGTAACACATGGCATAACTCGATAGGACTAAAATGTCAATCATTGTTAGAACACAACCCAAGAATAGAATTTCTATCAACATACAGCAACAGTCAAATATTAAATCTGTAGGATTGTCAGGTAAACAAAACCTTAAAGAAAATTTGAGACAATTGAATGATGTTGATGCTACCAGCTTGAATAACAACGAAACTATTGTTTATGATGAGGCGAGTGACAAATTTGTAGTTAGAGAATTGCCCATCGTAAACGGAGGAACCTTCTAATGAGCAATACAGTAATTCAGATTAAACGATCAACAGGGACGACCACCCCACCAGGTGGTTCGCTCTCTGCCGCAGAACTAGCGTATTCCTACGCTTCCGATAGACTCTTTATCGGCACAGCAAATGGTCTAAGCGTTAATGAAATCGGTGGTACCTATTGGGTAAACCACACAATAGCTGCCTTTGAACATGCAAACTCGGTGGCTAGTGCTGCCAATGCATGGCTAGGCACAGTTGCAGCCTCTGGTAATGCATGGGCTAACACAGTTGGTACCTCAGGTAATGCTTACGCCGAATTTGTTGGTGCATCTGCTAACACATATGCAACTGATACATTCTATGCCAAGACAGGCGGCACCATTTCAGGTGATGTTGTCGTTTCTGGTAACCTAACAATTTCAGGTGTTACAACTTATGCCAATACTCAGACATTGAATGTTGGCGATAACATCTTCGTTCTAAATGCCGATCTTCCAGCAGGTGCTTCACCATCTGAAAATGCTGGTATGGAAGTTAATCGTGGTAATCAGAACGATGTCGCAATTCTTTGGGACGAGTCTCAGACAGTTTGGACATTCACTAATGATGGTTCGACATATCACCAAATTGCTTCTAACACATTTGTTAACAGCGTAGCAGCCAGTGCCAATGCTTATGCACAGGCCGTTGGTGTTGCAGGTAATAATTACACTGATGCCGTTGGTGCTGCTGGTAATGCTTATACTGTAGCAGTCGGTACAGCCGGTAATGCTTACACCAATGCAGTCAACACAAAAATCTTCCAGACATTCTCTGATGCAGCAAATCTAGTATCTGGTATCATTGCATCTGCAAGAGTTTCGGGAACATACTCAGGAATCACCGGTGTTGGTACTCTAACTTCTGGTACATGGAATGCAGACACAATCACTGTTCCATACGGTGGTACCGGAAAGAATCTATTTACAACTAATGGTATCCTATTCGGAAACAATGCAGGTTCTCTACAGGTTACTTCTGCCGGTACTGAAGGACAAGTTCTACAGGCCGATGCATTTGGTGTTCCAGCGTTTGGTATGCTAGATGGGGGAACATTCTAACTAACACGGAGACTTTATTATGAGTGATGCTAACAAGTTTATGAATACTTATGTTGATATTACAGTTTCAACATTACATGATCAAATCAATACTATTCTACAGTTGAAAACGCAAGCAAAGTTGGCTAGTGACCTCATCGCCGAAAAAGATGGGGTCATTTCCACTTTGAAAGAAGAACTTACAAATGCTAGTAAAAATCAGCAAGAGTTTTCAAAAGCAACTGAAAATGCAACAAAATGGGAACAAGAATACAATGCCATGAAAAACAAGGTGAGTCATATGGACACCTTGACTAATCAATATAATGATCTAAGAAATCAGTTTGTTGATAAGAATAGAGATATTGATAGACTCAATTCTCTAGTAGAATCTATGAAACAACAACTAGAAACAGCCAACAATGAACTAACGAGTGTTAAGAATGAGTTACAAGCAAAAGATAAGCAACTCATTAAGTTAACACCTCAGCCCAAAAAACAGCCGTCTAAAAAGAACATAAATACAAAGATTATAGAAATGCCCTTTGTGGAACAGGAAGATAAGACAGACGACTTTTAATGACCAACACAGTAATTGCTCTAAAGAAATCATCTATTCCAGGATCTTCACCGGCTGATCTAGCTAATGGTGAAATTGCTATTAACTATGCCGATGGTCTTATTTACTATAAGGACATTAACGGCAACATTCAGTCTATCTCTGGTGGTGAAGGTGGTTTCAACTTCGGAACCATCAATGCAGCCGGCACACTGGTAATTGCAGATATCCCAAATGATATTCTTACCTTTAATCAAGGACAGAATATTGAGATTACTAGTTCGGCACTCACAGATGCAATTACAATCTCTGCAAATCTGACACCTGCTATTGATCTTGCTTCGGCAGCATTTGATAGCACTAACACCACTCTTACTTTAACACAAGCAGCATTTGATCGTGCTAATCTTTCAAATGATGTTCTCTATGTGGCGGCCGCCTATGATAATGCCAATGCTGCATTCGATAAAGCGAATGCTGCAAATGTTCTGGCGTATGATACAGGAATAGGCGCTAATGCTTACTCCGGATATCTTTTTGAATTAGCAAATAATAGAATTACAGATACGGGTGCTGGTGCTAATGCTTATGTCATTACAGTTGCCGCAGCCGGTAATAACTATACGATTGCTGTTGGTGTTGCAGGTAATAATTACACCGATGCCGTTGGTGCTGCTGGTAATGCATATACTGTTGCTGTTGGTGTTGCAGGTAATAACTGGGCTAACACAATCGGCGCAAGATCATATACATGGTCCAATACAGTTGGATCATCTGCCAATGCTTATGCATTATCAGTAGCTACACAAGTCGGACAAGCCGGTAACGCTTATGCTTTATCAACAGCTACACAAGTCGGACAAGCCGGTAACGCTTATGCTTTATCAACAGCTACATCGGTTGGATCATCAGGTAACTCTTATACTGTAGCAGTTGGAACAGCAGGAAACACATGGGCTAATACAGTCGGGGCCGCCGGTAATAACTATACCATTTCTGTTGGTGCTGCTGGTAATGCTTACTCAGTTGTAATCGGATCAGCCGGTAATGCTTATACTGTAGCAGTTGGTACAGCCGGTAATGCTTATTCAACAGCCGTTGGTGCATCATCAAATGCATGGGCCAATACAATCAGTGCAAGTTCAAATGCTTGGGCTAATACAGTAGGTTCGTCAGGTAATACTTACATGCTTGCCGTTAATGCCGCAGGTAATGCTTATACTGTTGCAGTTGGTGCAGCCGGTAATGCTTACACAGTAGCAGTTGGAGCCTCAGGTAACTCATACACTGTAGCAGTTGGAGCAGCCGCAAATGCTTATGCATTATCAGTCGCCACAACAGTAGGTTCATCCGGTAATACATATATGCTTGCCGTTAATGCATCAGGTAATGCTTATACAGTAGCAGTCGGAGCTTCAAGTAATGCTTGGGCTAATACGGTAGGTTCGTCAGGTAATACATACATGCTTGCTGTTAATGCAGCCGGCAACAACTATACTATTGCAACTGGTGCGGCAGCTAATGCTTGGGCCAATACAATCAGTGCAAGTTCAAATGCTTGGGCTAACATTGTTGGTACCTCAGGTAACTCATATACAGTAGCAGTTGGTACAGCCGGTAATGCTTATACTGTATCCGTAGGAGCAGTAACAAACGCTTGGTCAAATACTGTTGGTACAGCCGGTAACTCATATACAGTAGCAGTTGGTGCAGCCGGTAACTCATATACAGTAGCAGTTGGTGCAGCCGCAAATGCATGGGCCAACACAATTGGCGCAAGATCAAATACTTGGGCTAATACAGTCGGCACCTCAGGTAATAACTATACCATTTCTGTCGGTACTGCTGGTAACAACTACACCATTACTGTTGGTGCATCAAGCAATGCTTGGGCCAATTCAGTAAACATATATTCAGATTCAACCTACTTTAAGAAATCTGGTGGCACAATTACCGGTGACTTACAAGTTACAGGCAATCTAATAATATCTGGTAATGCAACAACTATCACAACAGATAGTCTTTCTGTTGAAGATTCTCTAATTTTTCTAGCAACAAATAACATTTCTGATATTGTTGATATTGGTTTTGTTGGACACTATAGCAACGGAACATCTAATGTTCATACTGGATTGTATAGAGACCATGCTTCCAAAGAATATTTCCTATTCAGTGGATTGTCTGGAGAACCATCATTAGTAAACGATATTGTTCCGTATGCAAACAATATGGTCAATGCCGTTCTGAACTCTGATATCAGAACAAGCAACCTGATCCTTGGTGGTGCTAATGCTATCATAACTATTCGGAACAATGCTGTCGGTGCCAATGGATGGGCAAACACAGTTGGTACATCAGGTAATAATTATACAGTATCAGTTGGAGCGGCATCCAATGCTTGGTCCAATTCAGTTGGTACATCAGGCAACTCCTATACATTATCCGTTGGTGCATCTGCTAATGCTTGGTCGAATACTGTCGGAACATCTGCCAACGCTTGGGCAAATACAATCGGAGCAAGATCCAATACATGGTCCAATACAGTTGGAACATCAGGAAATTCATACACAGTAGCCGTTGGTGCTGCTGGCAACAACTACACCATTACTGTTGGTGCATCTGCTAATGCTTGGTCAAATACCAAACTATCAAACAATAATGTCGTTCTAGCAGGTAACATTGGTGTTCTTGGATATGTTTCGACTACTCGTGGTGTGTATGATGACGGTGTAGCTGGTACTGTTAGAATAACTAACCCTGGCGGTGGTGCATTCTCGAACAACGCTGCGACTGCTACTGGTGCTATTAAAATTAAAATGCCTGTCGCTGCAAATAACAATAACACAATGTTGCGTGTTACTGTAAAAATTTTCAACTATGTAACAGGAACATCAACAACATTACAATTTGGTGGTTATAACTATAGTGTTGTTGGTGGATGGTATAATACATTTGTTACACAAGAAACTCAGTCAGGACCAGAACTAAATGTTCGTTTCGGACAAGACGCTACGTCGGACTGTATCTGGATTGGTGAGACATCAACAGCTTGGGCTTATCCAAAAGTTTACATTACAGAAGTCGAAGCAGGTTTTAGTGGTGGAACTGCGGCTGCATGGAGAGAAGATTGGCAGATTTCACTTGTTACCGCATTTGATACAGTCGAATCTACGGTCATTGCTGGTAAGTCACTCGACTCTCAGAACTTTGCTTCTACAGTTTATCCATATGTTAATACTAAAGTTGCCGTAGTTTCAAGCAACAGCACTTCAAGAGTTTGGGCCAATACAACTACCGATGCCTCAAGCAACGAATTGGTGTTTATTGATCTAGCAACATCTGGTGTTACAGCAACCACATACGGTGGTGTTGCAACTATACCTTCATATACAGTAGATGCTTATGGTCGCATAACTTCATCTTCTAATGTTACTGCATCTATTCCTATTTCTACCGGTGTGTCTGGTCTAGGTACCGGTGTTGCAACTGCTCTTGCTGTTGCTGTAGGAACTGCGGGTTCATTCGTAACAAACGGCGGTGCTCTCGGCACACCCGCAAGCGGTAACTTCTCAACTGGAACATTTACTTGGCCAACATTCAATCAAAGCACCACCGGTTCTGCTGCAACTCTAACTACAGCTAGAACACTAACTATTGGTTCAACTGGTAAGACATTTAACGGTGGCGCCGATGTTTCTTGGTCATTGACTGAAATTGGTGTCACAGGAGTAGGCGCTTCATCTAATGCTTGGTCAAATACCAAAGTTGCTTCTGTATCAAGTAATAGCACATCAAGAATTTGGGCTAATACAACAGTTGATGCATCAAGCAATGAATTAGTATTCATAGATTTAGCCACATCTGGTGTTACAGCAACCACATATGGCGGCGCTGCAACCATTCCATCATTCACCGTTGATGCTTATGGTCGAATTACCTCGGCATCTGGTGTTACAGCATCTATTCCGATTTCATCTGGTGTTTCTGGTCTTGGCACAGGTGTTGCTACTGCACTTGCAACAGCCGTTGGTTCTGCTGGTGCATTCGTCACCAATGGTGGTGCCCTTGGAACACCATCATCTGGCACACTAACAAACTGTACCTTCCCAACTCTAAATCAGAATACTACAGGTTTTGCAACATTTTTAAATGCCGCCCAGTCAAGTGCTGATGCTCCTAATCAAAGTATTGCATCACGTATTAATTCTGGTTTCTGGCAAACATCATATGCCACAACAGCTAACGGTTGGCCAGTAACAACTTCATCTTGGTATCATTTGATTGCCTCAACGCATAGTAATGGTTCAAATTATTATTCTATGCAACTTGCGGCAGACTTCTATTCAAATAGTCTATATTATAGATCGACCAATGCTTCGGGTAGCAATGCATGGAGTAGAGTATTACTAGATGGTGGCGCTCTAGGCACACCATCTTCTGGCACACTAACAAACTGTACCGGTTTACCACTAACTACAGGTGTTACGGGAACGCTTGCTGCGGCTAATGGCGGTACCGGTCAAACAGTATATGCCGTTGGCGATCTTCTTTTTGCTTCAACAACTACTGCATTGTCGAGACTTGCCGATGTTGCTACCGGTAACGCTCTTATCTCTGGTGGTGTTGGTGTTGCTCCAGCTTGGGGTAAGATTGGTCTAACAACTCATATTTCTGGCACTCTAGCTGTTGCCAACGGCGGTACAGGTACTACAACCAGCACAGGATCAGGTAGCGTTGTTTTATCAACCAGCCCCACACTAACAACTCCTGCACTTGGAACACCATCAAGCGGAAACTTAACAAACTGTACCTTTCCAACTCTAAATCAGAACACTACCGGCTCTGCCTTTTATATAACTTCTCGTGATACAAGAGCCACCGTAGATGGACCTAGCCTTGGTGCGGCCCGTGTTCAATTTGACTTTAAAACAAATACCACCGACGGTCTAAATGATGGCGGCACCTACCATGGTGTTATGACATTCCAGCAATACGCTGACGCATCTGGTGGTGGTACAAGACAACTTGGTTTCACTGATAACGATAATCTATGGATTAGAGGTAGCGGATCAGCACTATCAACTTACGGTGCTTGGAAACGAGTTCTAACTGCCAATGCTGCTCTCGGAACACCAGCATCTGGCACACTAACAAACTGTACCGGTTTACCACTAACTACAGGTGTTACGGGAACGCTTGCTGCGGCTAATGGCGGTACAGGAAACGCATCATATGCCGTTGGTGATATTCTGTATGCTTCAACAACTACAGCATTGACAAGACTTGCCGATGTTGCTACAGGTAACGCTCTTATCTCAGGCGGTGTAGGCGTAGCACCTGCATGGGGTAAGATTGGTCTAACGACCCATGTTTCTGGCACTCTAGCTGTTGCCAACGGCGGTACGGGTACTACAACCAGCACAGGATCAGGTAGCGTTGTTTTATCAACCAGCCCCACACTAACAACTCCTGCACTTGGTACTCCATCATCTGGCACACTAACAAACTGTACCATTCCTTGGTCAGGTGTTACAGGCAAACCAACTACATTATCTGGTTATGGTATTACAGATGCTCTTCCATTAGCTGGCGGAACAATGACCGGATTGATTACCGGAAGAACCAATGCTGCGGCGGCCAATACATCAAATACCTCAGTTTCTAATGATACAGGTTCATTTTCTGTTAGAGGCACACAATTCGTTAGCGCCGTCATGTCATTTCATAGAACTGGTGCCTACGCTATCAACCTTGGTCTTGATATAGACAACATATTCAGAATTGGTGGTTGGTCTGATGGTGTTAATACTTATAGATTAACACTAGGAGCACCAGGTGGCACACATACCTTTAATGGTACAGTATCAGCAACAGCTTTCAGCGGACCTCTAACATATACAGTTCTTACTGGTCCAGCATCAACCAGTAGAGATAAAATTAGAGTTTGGAGTGATAGTAATTATACGATTGGCATGACCAATGGATTTACTTTCGGACCGATCGAAAACGAATATGCTATGACATTCCAAATGAATGATTCTGCTACTAGAGGATTTTGGTGGGGCGACGCTGCGCATACAGCCGCTCAGGGTGCTATGGCCCTTTCAACCGACGGTAAGTTGACAGTTGCTCATAGCGTTCGACTAGGTTATGGTGAGTCAGACACTACACTTCCTGGGGCAACTCATAGACTTGATGTTTCTGGGTCAGGTAACTTCACAGGTAGCGTAACAGTTCCAAACTCAAGCAATACTACAGGTTCTACTACAGCCGGTGTCAATTTCAGCGCACAAGGAAGTGCTTATATCTTTGGTACAACTAGTGATAGTGTCGCCTCTACCACTTCAAACTTGAAGATTACTTCTTGGTTCGGTATTGGTTTTGGTCCATCGGTTTCTGGTCAGACTGTTCCACAATGGGAAAATGCTATGTGGCTAAACGCCAGAACAGGCGATTTGTCATGTAGAGCAAACATTACCGCTTATGCTTCTGACGAAAGACTAAAAGAAAACTTTAGTCCTATCGCAAATGCTATTGATAAGATCAAGCGCATTTCTGGTTATACTTTCGATTGGAGAGTAGAAAAGTGTAAGTCTTTAGGCTTTGCTCCATATAGAGAACATGAACACGGACTAAAGGCTCAGGAAGTCGAAAAAGTAATGTCTGATGCTGTTGACATTGCACCTTTTGATTGCGACTCAGATGAAAATGGTAATAAGATTTCTAGAACAGGCAAAAACTATCTAACAGTTAAATATGAAAAACTTGTTCCTCTATTGATCGAAGCAATCAAGGAGCAGCAAACCGAGATAGACAATCTAAAGCGTATTGTTGATATGCTAAATACTGTTAAATAAATGCATCTGCTTCAAGCAGGCATTAACTAAAGAGGTATATTATGGAAAAGACAATTAAACTAGAACTTACAATTCCTATGATTAACAATGTTCTTACGGCTCTATCTAAGATGCCCCTAGAACAGACATTGGAAACATTTCTAGCTATTCGTCAACAAGCAGATTCACAGGTGCAGGAACTAAATGTGAATGTCACTGAGAGTTCTGTCCTTAATAAGTAAAAGACACGGATGAGGTAAATGTCGATCAATCAGCCAGCAAATAAAGAAGAACTAAAAGACTTTTGCCTAAGACAGTTAGGATATCCTGTCATTCAGGTTAATGTTGATGATGTTCAGGTCGAAGATGCCATTGAGTTGGCATTTGAGTTCTGGAATGAGTTCCATTTCAATGGCACTGAAAGATCGTATGTGAAGCATCAAATAACACAGCAAGACCTAAACAATCAATACATTCCTGTATCTGATGGTTTGATTGGTGCTATTCGTGTGTTTCCTGTTGGTGGTTCTTACCTCGCCATGAACATGTTTGATTTAAGGTACCAGTTGCGTCTTAACGACCTCTGGGACCTTTCATCAACATCATATGTCAATTATGCTCTAACAATGCAGCATCTTGCCACACTTAATATGATCTTCACAGGTCAGCAGCCTATTCGTTTCAATCGTATCACTAACAAACTCTATATCGATTGGGACTGGAAGAATGACATTCAACCCGGTGAATATATCATCGTTGAAGGTATCGTAATTACAGACCCAACAACTTACACTAGAGTTTGGAACGACCGTATGCTCAAGAAACTTGCCACAGCGTATGTCAAGAAACAATGGGGACAGAATATGTCCAAGTTTGACAAGATGCAGTTGCCAGGTGGTGTAATGATGCGTGGTGTCGATATCTTCAATGAAGCCACGGCAGAAATTGAAAAGATCGAACTAGAAATTCGTTCGACTTATGAGCAGCCTCCTGCCTTCTTGGTAGGTTAAAATGGCAGTAAACGGTTATTTCAATAACTTTCCCTCACAGAATAGATTGGGAAACGAGCATTCTCTTATGGAGGATGTTATCGTTGAATCTATTCAAATCATGGGACATAATTGCTATTACATTCCTAGAGAATCGCTAGACAATGTTGATATGATCTTTGGTGAAACTACCAAGGTCAAATTTAAACATGCTTACATCATTGAAGCATATATTGCCAATGCAGAAGGATACGAAGGTGATCATGATTTCTTCTCTAAGTTTGGTCTAGAGATTAGAGATACATCTAACTTTGTTATCTCACGCCGTTCATTTGCTCGTATAGTTCCATCAGCACTTAGAGAACGCCCACAAGAGGGCGATCTTGTTTGGGTACCACTATTACACCGTATGTTTGAGATTAAGTTCATTGAAAAGAAACTTATGTTCTATTCATTGGGCAATCGTCATCCATTCGTCTTTGAAATGCGTTGTGAAGTCTTCCGTTATAGTGAAGAAGATTTTGATACTGGCATTGGTGAGATTGATCAAGTCGAAGAAGATAACGGCTACACAATTAAACTAACTCTAAACACATCTGGTTCAGGATCATTCCGTGATAACGAGGTTGTTTATCAGTCACCAGACGGAACATGGGCAAACGCTACTGCTACAGCCGAAGTTTCTGAATGGTTTGCAGCTAATGGAACAATGCTTCTACACAACATCATGGGCACATTCAGCCCAAGTGCTAATGTTTATGGTAATACATCGCAGGCAATATTCTCTACAACCGCCAACGGTGTAGATGCAACTGGTGATTTCGTAATGCAAGATTTCTTTAACAACGATGATTTCGGCAAGTCAACAGAACTTATTCTTGATCTATCTGAAATCAATCCATTCGGAACACCGTAATGCTAGGTAATGCACCGTTTTATCACTCACTAACTAAGAAAGCAGTCATTCTATTTGGCAGACTGTTTGATGACATTACTGTAGTTAGAACGAATAATCAGACAGGCAAAGAGACACAGCGTTTCTTGGTCCCGATCATCTATGCTCCTAAAGAGAAGATGGTCACTCGTATTGAGTCCGACCCAGCACTACTAAAACAGTTTCAAGCTATTCTTCCTAGAATGAGTTTCGAGATTACAGGTATCTCATATGATCCTACTCGCAAGCAAAACTCTACATTAAGGGCAGTAGCACCTAATAATGGATCATCTGTTAAGTCGCAGTATGTTGGTGTGCCTTATGACATTACATTCGCTTTGAACATCTATGCAAGAAACATTGATGATGGCACACATATTGTAGAACAGATTTTACCTTTCTTCAATCCCGATTTCACAGTCACAACAAACATGATTCCCGATCTAGGATTTCTAAAAGATGTGCCTGTAATTCTTAATTCAGTAACAAACGACATTCAATACGAAGGCAACTTTGACTCAGTTCGTTATGTATATTGGACTCTCACTTTCACAATGAAGATGCATTTCTATGGCCCAATCACAACGCCCAAGATTATCACTTCTGCTAATACTAGAGTGTTTGCTGATAACACTATCATAACAAACAATGGCTATATTGCCACATTGAATGTTGCAAATGCAAACGGTAGCTTCAATAGAGGTGATGTGGTCTATCAGGGACATAATCCTCTAACATCTAATGCATACGGCAAAGTGGTATCATATAATGCTAATGCACACAGCCTTGTTGTTAATGTCACAGAAGGAAGATTCTTCGCTAACAACAGAGTTCATGCCACCGAATCCAATGCGGTATGCACTATCATATCACAGAAACAACCTGTAGAAGATGCATTTATGATTAGACATACACCCGATCCTATTAATTCTGAACCCGGCGACGATTATGGGTATAGCGAAACTTTGTATAGACGGTAACTAAATATACTTAAATAACCTCGGATTAAGAGAACATGACCAGACAAATAGTAAATGTAGGTTCGGTTGCTAACGACGGCAAAGGCGATACACTTAGAGATTCGTTTATTAAAGTAAACGACAACTTTCAAGAATTGTTTGCCAACGGCACTAATACCGTTAATACAATTAACTCATTTAGTAGAAGCACAAACAACAGAATTAATCTGGCATGGGCTCACGCCAACTCTGCATATGATCGTGCAAATCTAACATTCGGTGGCTTCGCACAAATATCACAAAATACTGTTTTAGCTTTTCGCACCGCCAATCTAGCATACTTTAAGGCAAACGATGCCTTTGCGACAACAAACACCGTTTGGCGTCATGCTAATGCTGCATATTTCAATGCTAATACCGTTTTCAATCACTCTAACAATCTTTTTGCTAGAGCGAATACTGTTATATTCCGTCATGCAAACTCAGCGTATTTCAATGCTAATGCGGCATTCTCACATTCTAACAATGCATTCGGAAGAGCAAATGTTACTAGGGATCATGCCAACTCAGCATACATAAACGCCAATACGGCAAGAACCCATGCGAATGCTGGTTATATTAACGCTAACACGGCTCGCACACATGCTAATGCCGCATTCCTACATTCTAACAATGTATTGATAGCATTGCAAGCATTACCACCCAATTCAACAGTCTTTAGACATGCTAACGCTGCATTCATTAAAGCAAATGCCGCATTCGAAAGAACAAGTTTTGTTAATATGACTTGCTCTAATGCCGTTTACGCTCCTCTCTTGATCGATCTAAACAATCAAGATTACCGAGTTGATCCTAATGGCAATTCTAAACTAGCTAACCTTGATGTTAATTATATTCGTTCGTTTGGTGATATTGTTGGAAGAAGATTCCTTGATCAAGATAATCAGACTTTCTTACTCGATCCTGCGGGAACTTCAATTCTAAACGAAGTTCAAGTAAGTTCTATTAGAGATAGAAACAACATCAACTATTATGTTGATCCATCTGCTGGAACTAGATTGAATGTCCTTGAGCTAAACAACGATCAGTGGGTTAGATCATATCCAGATAATTTCGTTAGATTCCATTTCAGTAATGGTGGTGCAACCTGGATTTCAGGAAGCTTTACAAATCAGTGGTGGATTAGATTCGGCACACAAGACAATGGTACTAGAGCTATTTTCGAAGGCGCTGGCAACTTCTACACAAACGGCAATATTACTGCTTATTGGTCGGATAGAAGACTTAAGAAGAACCTTACTAAGATTACTGATTGGCGCACAATTCTTAATGGTATAAATGGTTATCGTTATGAATGGAATGATATCGGCAACAAACTTTTGGATGAAACTAATACTGGCATCGAAGTTGGTTTGGTTGCACAGGAAGTTCAAGAGGTTCTTCCACAGGCAGCAGCAATTCAAATGCTACAATATACTAATAAGGATGGTGACAGATTGATTCCTAGAGAAGGCATCAACTATGATCCTGAAAACCCATATTTGACAGTAAGAGAAGAAAAGATAGTTCCTGTGTTAGTAGAAGCAATCAAAGGACTAATGGCTGAAATTGATGAATTAAAGAAGAAGATAGGATAATTTAAATGGCAGACCCAATTTTCGATACAGCAAATTCAGCATATGATACAGCTAATGCGGCTTACACAACCGCTAATAGCTCATATGCACTTGCAAACGATTCATCAAATACAGTAATATCAGCATTTGCTTTTGCTAACGATACCTCAAACACTGTAACATCTGTATATGGATTAGCAAACAATACTGCCCTGGCTGCTAATACATTATCGGATCTTTCTAATACAGCATTCATTTCTATCGGAAATGCACTTGATAGTATTACTACGCTTCAAGGCGCACTCAACTCATCTAATGCTACTGTATCGACATTATCTGCCAACTTTACTGTATCTTACAATCAATCGAACCTTGCTTATGCAACATCACAAGCATCTTTTGATTATGCTAATACATTTGGCTCTAAACTTAGTGCTGCATATGATCAATCAAATACAGCATATAACTTTGCCAACAGTGCCCTATTACAAACAGGACTTGTTAGCACCACTCTATCATATGCTTATGATCTAGCCAATACACTTGTCACCATTACATCGGCCACAAATTCCGATGTTGCTAATGTTTATACATTTGCCAATTCGGTTAATGCATATGCTTATTCACTTACAAATGGTGATCTGGATACCAGAGTCAATACAGTATATGACCAGGCGAATGCTGCATTTGCTTTTGCTAACGACACATCTAATGTTGCTGTAGCCGCTTTCGCATTTGCTAACAATCTTTCGCTTACATCTGGCGCAGGCTTAGCCGCTACTGTTGCCGAAGTATCAGACAGAACAAATGCTGCCTTTGATTATGCAAATACGGTAAATACATATGTATCCGATGTTGCTAACAGTGTGGCTATTGTTTTCAATGCTTCCAATACTGTTAATACTCGTTCCGATGGACTAGAGTTTAGAATCAACCAGCTATTCAATGTTGCTAATACCTCAAACGGTTATTCTCAGAATGTCTATGCTACACTAAACACCGTTTATGATCTAGCAAATAGTCTTTCATCATTCACTCTAGAATATAAGTTCCCAACAATTGCTATTGCTGCATTTGATGAAGCCAATACATGTAATGACAGAATTACATTGGTAGATGAAAGAGTTAATGCCGTTTCAAATCTAGTTAATACTGTCAATACATTCGGATATCAAACATTTGATCTAGCAACTGCCGCATATATCGCTGCAACTGCCGCAAACTCTTTCGTCTATAGCCTAGACGGTGGTGCTGTTTCTCTATTGGCATATGAGTTCGGTAATACACTCAACTCATTTAGCAATACTATTACAGTTACAGCATCTAATACAGCAAACGCTCTAGCAATCGCTCAGGCTGCCAATACCAATGTTAATAACTTCCTTGGTGGACTTAGTGTCAATACTATCGCCCTTGCTGCATTCACCGGAGCATTTGAGAGAGCAAACCTAGCAAATGATACAGCAAATTCCGCTCTAGTCAATGCTATTGCATCATTCACATTTGCAAACACTGTTAATAGCTTCTCATACAATGTGGCTGCCACCACAACTGTTGTGTTTGATCTAGCTAATACAAGTAATGCTCTTGTTTATGGTGTCATTGCTAATACTAATGCTGCATTCCTTCATGCCAACTCATCTTATGATGTTGCTAACAGTGCATATAACCGTGCTAATACAATTGCTAGTGAGTTCGGTTATCCTGGTCCTGCATTCGATAGAGCCAATGCCGCATACATTCTAGCTAATAACGGATCTAACTTTGCTAACTCGACATATGAGTATGCATATAATGTTGCCGCAACTACAATCGCTTCATATGGACAGTTGAATGTAATTTCAACCATTTCTAATACATCATTCAACATTGCTAACTACGCAGCGGTAACAGTTAACACATTCGGTACTACCATTACTGCTGCATTTAATACAGCAAACAATTCTCTACCTAATACAAATGCAAGTCTTGAAGGCAGTCTATATGTAAATGGTTATGTATCTGATGTTAACGGTCCGCTAAGAGATTTGCCAGTTAATAGTCAGCCTGCATCATATATTCTAACATTGGCTGATACCGGTAAGTTGATTTCTGTTGATGCACCCGGTGCTAATGTGTTTATCGTAAACTCTGTATTTGCCACCGGTCAGACAGTAAGCATCTTCAACAATACCGCAACATCATTGACGATTACACAGAACAACAATGTTACGCTACTTCTATCCGGTACCAACGATACAGGAAATAGATTGTTGAGCAATTATGGACTCGCAACTCTTATCTGTGTCCGTGCTAATACATTTGCCGTATCAGGAGCTGGTTTGTCATAATGGCAATTCAACAGACATTAGTTGGACTAGGTAACAACCCAAAATTTGTTGGACAAACTATGACTTCTGAAAGAGTTGTAGAGAATATAACTTTTGAGTATCCAAGCGGTTATGCAGGTGATACACTGGTTGTATTTGCTGTAGCAGATAACTTAACAGTTCCAGAATTGCCAGCAGATTGGAATACAATATATTCTAATACCACAACCGCCGTTAATGGTTCGGGTTCTGGTAGATTGCTTGCATATAAGAAAAGAGGCATTGACGAGTCAAATTCAACCGTCTTTGTATCTGGTGGAGGTAATATTAATTGTGTCGCATTGAGAGGTTTTAATCAACAATTCTCTAATGTTACCGAGTGGGTTGCTAATAGTTCAATTGGTGTGGTAGCTAATACAACTGTCAAGTCTAGACAGATTTGGGTTGCTATGTTCAATCAAGACGGTGCGGTAGCAAATGCTGTTATTGGTATTACCAATACAACTGCTACATTTGCTCGCTCTAACAATGATACTAGAAGCACAACAATTGGTTACCTACAAAATACCTATACCACAATTAGCAAATCGAACTACTTTACTATCGATGCTGAAAATGCATATGGAATGACATTCTTAGTTACATAATTGGAAGTGAGACATGACAAAGAACTTATCTGACGCACTAGGTATTGAGCATAAGGTTGAAGAAACAAAAAATGAGCCAAGCAAGGAAGTTGTTGTATATGAACAATTGCCAGCAGAAGAAGATCAAGACGCAGACTATAAACTAGTCAGAAATACCCTCCGTAATCTTATCGAAAAGGGTAACGATGCCCTTGAAGATATCTCTACTATTGCTAGACAAAACGAATCAGCAAGAGGCTTTGAGGTAGTTGCCAACCTAATCAAGACGGTCGGTGAAACATCTAAAGACCTATATAATCTACAGAAAATGAAAAGGGATCTTAAAGAACCTGATCCTGATTCGGATCCTCGCAAGAAAAACGCCGAGGGACATATTAATGTTGAACAAGCAGTTTTTGTGGGTTCTACCGCAGAGTTGTTATCTGCCATAAAGAACAAGAAAGAGCAAGATGGCAAGGACACCTTACAGCTACCAGAATAATCCCAATCTGCCTAATGAGCAGTATCGTCATTCTTTTACTCAAAAAGAACTAGATGAGTATCTAAAGTGTGCCGAAGATCCTGTTTATTTTGCTCGCAAGTATATCAAGATCATTAACGTTGACCGTGGTTTGATCCCATTCGAAATGTGGGACTTCCAGGAAAGAATGCTGCAAACATTCCACGACAATCGTTTCTCTATCTGTAAACTACCTCGTCAGGTCGGTAAGTCTACTACATCGGTAGCGTATATCCTTCACCAAGTCTTGTTTAACGAGAACTTTGTTGTCGCTATTCTTGCTAACCGTGCACCGACTGCTAGAGAACTACTTGGCAAACTTAAGCTAGCCTTCGAATACTTGCCAATGTTTCTAAAACAGGGCATCAAAGAGTGGAACAAAGGATCCATTTATCTCGCCAACGGTTCGAGAGTTCTAGCCGACTCTACCTCAGGTAGTTCCGTCCGTGGTTTCTCATTCAACCTAATCTTTCTAGACGAGTTTGCGTTCGTACCGAATAATATTGCTGAGGACTTCTTTAATTCTACATATCCTACTATTTCATCTGGTAAAACTTCTAAGGTCGTTATCGTCTCTACACCTAACGGCATGAACTTGTTCTATAAGATGTGGACGAAAGCCGTCGAAAAGACTAGCACATATATGCCTATTGAAATTCACTGGAGCATGGTGCCGGGTAGAGACGAAGCATGGGCGCAAGAAACGATTCGAAACACCTCACAAAGACAGTTCGACCAAGAGTTTGGTTGTGAGTTCTTAGGTTCATCTAACACACTTATCAATGGTGCTAAACTTGCATCGTTGCACTGGAAAGAGCCTATTCGTCGTATGGAATGTATGGAAGTATTCGAAGAACCTATTCCTAAACACACATATGTTTTGACCGTTGATGTTGCCGAGGGACAGGGACTAGATTACTCAGCATTCTCCATATTCGATGTTACTGAAATACCTTATCGTCAGGTAGCTAAATACAGAAACAATGAAATCAGCCCTATGCTTTTACCAGCGGTTGTATATTCTGCTGGCATGAAGTATAACGAGGCATTTGTTCTTGTTGAAATCAATTCGATTGGTTTGCAAGTTGCAGACATTCTTCATTATGAATTGAATTACGAAAACTTGCTAAAGTTTCAAACCAAAGGCAAGCAAGGTACACAAGCATCAAGTGGCTTTGCTGCTGGTAAGAACAAGTTAGCATTTGGTCTTAAAATGACAGCACAATCTAAGATGATTGGCTGTGCCAACCTTAAAACTCTTGTCGAAAATGATAAACTCATTCTGAATGATGAAGACACGATTACAGAATTGTTTTCATTCTCTGCCGATAAAAAGACCTTCAAGGCAGAAGAAGGATCAAACGATGACATGGCGATGACTTTGGTTCATTTTGGTTGGTTGACTGCACAGAAATTATTTAAAGAAACAGTTTCAAATGATATCAGATATGCTCTACAAAGAGAGCAATCATACTTACAAGATGTGGAAAATGTGCCATTCGGTTTCATTGATAACGGTTTGGATGAAGTGGTGGAACAAGATGCTACTGGTGACTCATGGTATAAGGTGGATAAAGAAGGCCTATACTATAATGACAGATGGGATCCGAGACTGTAAGTTTCGGAAAAACATCAAAATACTAAATAAGGTTAAATGGATACACACCATTCCAACCTATAAAGGAGTTAAAAATGGCATATAATCTTTCCCCAGGTGTGACATGGTCTGAAATTGATTTAACGACCATTGTTCCCTCAGTTGCAACTTCCGGCGGCGCTCTTGTCGGTGAGTTCGATTGGGGTCCTGTCGATACACTTTTTAAGGTTAGTGACGAGGATAGCCTAGTTAGAGTTTTCGGTAAGCCATCATCAAATGTTAATAGACAGAACCAGATTCAGTCATTCTTTGCTGCTGCAAACTTTCTTTCATACGGCGCCGATCTAACAATCGTTCGTGCTGCTAATACGCTTCTAAGAAATGCTACCACAGGTACATCTACAGAACTTATTAAGAACCCAGATGAATATGAAATCAATTTTGCTGATATGAGCAGAACCTTGTCACTGGGTGCAGCTAATACAGCAGGCATGTTCGCTGCAAGATATCCTGGTACTCACGGTAACGGCATCAGAATTGAACTATTCGCAACATCTTATGTATCTGGTAACGTAGCTGCCTGGAATGCTTGGAAGTATAAGAACCTATTCCCTTCAAAGCCAGGAACTTCTGATTATGCTCTACAACAAACCAGACAAGTTCCTATTCATGATGAAATGCATATTCTAGTTATCGATTCTACAGGTAAATTCTCAGGAACTGCTAATACAGTTCTAGAAAAGTTTGCTTATGTATCAAAGGCAAAAGATGCTAAGAACCCTGATGGCACATCAAACTATTATGTTGATGTTCTACAGAATCAGTCAAACTACATCTATGCAATCAATACTGCATCAAACAATACAACAGGTGTTGCCGAAACAACAACCTGGGGTAAGACTGTTGATGAAATTGCAACTCAGGATGCACAGGGCAATCCATCATGGACTCAGGATTCTCTTAGAACCTTCCATCAGACCTACTATACCTACTCAATGCAGACAAGAAATGGTGTATCACCTGACGCAACAACTGGCGATATTATGAGAGCATATGATAAGTTTGGAAACATGGATGAAGCAGATGTAAGCCTAATTGTCACTGGTCACCACGATTACTTAGTTTCAAAGTATGTGGTTGAAAATATTGTTGATGGTGGAACATTCAATGATGACGATTCATATGGTATCATTGCAACAGGCGGTAGAAAAGACTGTGTTGTATTTGTATCACCTCCACAGACAGCAGTTGTTAACAAGGCAGGTTTCGAGTTAAATAACATTAAATCATGGGCAAATAGTCAGTTCAACATTTCATCAAGCTATGTATTTGTTGACTCCGGATGGAAGCGCCAGTATGACAAGTATAACGATGTTTATCGTTGGACTCCTCTAAATCCTGACATTGCCGGTCTGTGTGCTAGAACAGACTACACTAACGATCCATGGTGGTCACCTGCTGGTCTAAACCGTGGTAAGATTAAGAATGTTGCTAAACTAGCATGGAACCCAAAGAAGTCTGAAAGAGACGATCTATACCAGATTGGTATCAATCCTGTCATCACCATCAAGGGTGAGGGAACTGTTCTATTTGGTGATAAGACATTCGTTAGCAAGCCATCAGCATTTGATCGTTTGAATGTTCGTCGTCTATTCATTGTTCTCGAAAAGTCAATTTCAAGAGCATCTAAGTATTCTCTATTCGAGTTTAACGATGAGTTTACTAGAGCCCAGTTCGTTGCCCTTATTGAACCATTCCTTCGTGATGTTAAGGGTCGTCGTGGTATCTATGACTACCGTGTAGTTTGCGACGAAACAAACAATACACCAGAGGTCGTTGACCGTAATGAATTTGTCGGAGACATTTATGTTAAGCCAGCACGTTCTATCAATTATATTCATCTTAATTTCGTGGCTGTTAGAACAGGTGTCGCCTTCTCCGAAGTTGTCGGTAGATTTTAATAAATAGAAACACATAAGGAGAAAAACAAATGGCATTTGACGTATCCACATTTAGAGCAAATTTGCTTAATGATGGTGCAAGACCTAGTCTATTCCAAGTTACGATTCCATTTCCAACTGGTGCTTATGGAGGGGCTGCGGTCCCTCCAGTAGTTGGCGCTGGTGGAGTTAATGCACTAAACGCAACTGGATCACTATCATTCGTTTGTAGAGCAGCTTCGCTCCCAGCAGACAGTATTTCATCAATTGTAATTCCATACTTTGGTCGTGAAATCAAAGTAGCTGGTACCAGAACATTCTCACAATGGTCTGTTACTATCATCAATGATGAAAGCTTCTCTGTTCGTAACAACCTTGAAGTTTGGATGAATACTATCAACTCACATGTTGGTAACATTCGTTCACCAGGTTATAGTCCTCCAGCATCATATCAAACTGATGCTATTGTTACTCAGTATGGTAAGACCGGACCTCAGAATGTTATCAAAAGATACACTCTAGTCGGTGCATTCCCAACTGATGTTGCTGCTATCGACCTCGATTGGGCACTAGGTGATCAGATCGAAGAATATACAGTGACCTTCGACTATCAGTGGTGGGTATCAAACACTACAACCTAATCAGGATAAATACTACAATCCATGGGGATTCATTTCCCCATGGGTTTTAGGTCTAATAAAAGGATAAGATTGTGAAGTTATTTGGATTTGAAATCGGTTCCGAGAAGAAGGCTGTAGACCAACAACTCCAAGAACCAAAAAATAAAACATTCACACTGCCTCAGAATGATGACGGGGCGGTGACAATTGCAGGTGCGGGCTATTACGGCACTTATGTCGATCTTGACGGCACCTTTCGTAACGAAACACAACTTATCACAAAGTATCGTGAACTTGCTATTCAGCCAGAAGCGGAATCGGCAATCGATGAAATCGTAAATGAGGCCATCGTTGTAGAAGATTCTGGAACATCGGTTGAAATCAATATGGATGAAGTCAAACTTCCTCCTGCTATTAAAAAGCGTATTGAAGAAGAATTTGATTATGTATTGAAGCTACTTAACTTTGGTAATATGGGTCATGAAATCTTTCGTCGTTGGTATATCGACGGCAGACTATTCTATCATCTAACTATCGATGAAACGAACCCCACCCTAGGCATTCAAGAAATCAAGTATATTGATCCTCGCCGTATCCGTAAGATCCGTGAAATTCAAAAGATGCGTGATCCTAATACTGGTGTTGAGATTATCAGAAAGCAGATCGAATACTACCTTTACAACGAAAAGGGTCTTATCGGTGCAGGAACTAATCTAGGTTCTAAGATTGCTCCAGACTCTATCGTTAACATCAATTCAGGTATCATGGATCCAAAGCAGACCATGGTTCTATCATATCTTCATAAATCAATTAAGCCATTTAACAACCTACGCATGGTTGAGGACGCCACTGTTATCTATCGTCTAAGCCGTGCTCCCGAGCGTAGAGTGTTCTATATCGATGTTGGTAATATGCCAACAGTTAAAGCGGAACAGTATGTCCGTGATATCATGGTCAAGTATCGTAACAAGTTGGTTTACGATTCAAACACTGGTGAGATTAGAGACGACCGTAAGCATCTATCAATGCTTGAAGACTTCTGGTTACCACGCCGTGAAGGATCAAAAGGAACTGAAATTAGCACACTAGAAGGCGCTCGTAACCTTGGTGAGCTAGAAGATGTTAAGTATTTCCAGACCAAGCTATACAAGTCACTTGGTGTTCCCGTCTCTCGTCTAGAACAGAATAACGGATTCTCACTTGGTCGTACCACAGAAATCACAAGAGACGAACTAAAGTTTAATAAGTTCGTTACCCGTCTTCGTAACAAGTTTGCTTCATTGTTCGATGAAGTTCTCCGTGTGCAGCTAGTTCTTAAGAATGTTTGTACCGAAGAAGAATGGAACGAGTTTAAAGAAGATATTTGGTATGACTTCAAGAAAGACAATAACTTTGACGAACTTAAAGAGGCAGAGCTTATCAATGTTCGTCTCGATACACTAGTTAAGGTCGATCCTTTCGTCGGTAAGTATTATTCTATCATGTGGGTTCGTAAAAACATTCTTCAACAGACAGATGATGACATTGAAGAAATGAATGCCCAGATGGAGGAAGAAGGACAGGTTCAGGCGCAGATTGACCAGCAAAACGCCGAAGTGATGGCACAGCAACAGCAACAAGATATGCAAAATCAGATTGCTTTTGGTGCTCAACAGCAAATTGCTCAGGCACATGTTCAGAAAGAAGTGGACAAGATTGCTGGACCAGATCAGGAACCAGGTAAGGCAGAAACAGCAAGCCGTGATCATGAATCCAACATGATGGATAAGAAGATCAAACTTGCAACTATTCAGTCTAAGAAGGGTTCTACACCTCCTAAGAAAGAACCAGCTAAGAAGAAAAAGACTGTAGCAGAAGAAGCAAAAGATTTAGGACTGGTCTATGTTGGTAGTGGCAAGTATGCTGCACCTAATGGCACAGTAACACACCTCAACGAGAATGGCATTCTAGTGCCACATAAGGATTAATCATGTCTCTAAAAAGCACCGATGTAAGAACACTAGGCAACGAAGCGATTGCAAAGAAGTTTAAGATTTCTTTAGCAAGAGTTCGTGACCTTGTTAAGAAAGGTGCGAAGCATGAAAAAGAACATAATACTAATCAGAAAAAGGCAGAGCAAGTTGCTAGGGATCATATAGGTGAAAGACCTGATTACTATGCAATGCTTGATAAGGCCGATAAAGCAGATAAGAATAAACTTAAAGAAGAAATTGGTACAAGTGCTGTTAGAGGACTAGGATATGTCACTGGTGATCCCGGTGTAAATCCAGTAGAACGATACACCACTACAAACATGATGGCATATAATGATCAGAATGGAAACAACTTAAAGTATATCAAAAACAAACATTATAAATATCATAATGATAAGTTAGGTTTTAAAGCATTTGATCCAACTAAAATGGATGCAAATAAGAACTTTGGTAACATTGCAGAAGAAAAGCTGAATGAACTAGGCGAATACGATCATAATGGTGGAGTTAATGTTGTTGGCGATCTTACAGGTAACACCAGAAGGGTAGCAAAAGTGGAAGAGAAGAACGATCTTAAAGGTGCTTGCTGGAAAGGCTATACAGCCAAGGGACTAAAGAAAAAGGGTAACCGTATGGTACCTAATTGTGTTCCTACAGAGCAAGTCGAAGCCAGTGTTTCTCGTTATACAGAGAGAGCAACATACGAAGAAAATAAGTATCCCACTTCTACTGAACGAGGCATCTACCAAGAAGATTGGCAGTCAGTTAATCGCAAGGACAAGACAGACGGTCTATCGCAAAAGGCAGTTGATGCATATAAGAGAGAGAACCCAGGTTCTAAACTACAGACAGCAGTAACAGAAAAGAACCCTAAGGGCAAAAGAGCGTCCCGCCGTAAGTCATTCTGTTCACGCATGGGTGGAATGAAGAAGCGTCTAACATCTGCTAAGACTGCAAACGATCCCGATTCAAGAATTAATAAGGCACTACGCCGTTGGAATTGTGAAGAAAACTTCAACAAACCAGACACAAGATATGCACCAGGTGCTACAGGTACAACCAAAACAATCTACGAGGAAACTAAAATGAATAACAAAGAAATTATTCAAGAGGCATTTGACAATATCCTTGAGAATAACCTTGACGATATGAGAGAAAACTTCCAGGCTATTCTTCAAGAAAAGACTATCGAAAAGCTAGAAGAACGCAAGAAGGAAATTGCTTCTAACTATTTCGCACAGTAAGGAACAAAGATGAAAACTCTTAAACAGATTCGTGAAGAATATGATACCAAAGATCATAGTGTTTTAAATGAAGCATCTGGTAAGTCAAACCCTGTTAAAGCAGGATTTCCAAACATGCCTTCTATGCTATTGTTTAAGAGAGTGACATATAGAATTTATCCTAACAACCAGTTAGTTGCTCTTTACTATTCAAGAATGATCGACAAGTATCTCACTATTCCTTTCAGCAAGGAAGGCGTTCTACAAATGTCGGAAGCAATTGTTCATGATTCGGAAGAACAACTAAACGAACTTCTCGGTCCTGCACTAGCAGTTGGCGGTGAAATGATTGCTGGCGCTGCTGGTAGAGCTATTACAACAGGTGCAGCAAGGGCAGTCACAAGCGGAGCCGGTAGAGCATTAGTTCGTGGTGGAGCAGGAAGAGCAATCGAAAGAGCCGTAACTAAAGTTGGCGGTAAAAAAGGTCTTAGAGCTTATAGATCAATAAAGAAAAACATTACTGCTCCTTCTTCTGGCGATGATAGTCAATCATCATCTACACCAGCACCAATAAAGCAATCTAAAACGGGTGATGTTAGTTATGAAAAACCAAAAACTGGTAGTTCATGGACTTCTAGACAAAAGCAAATTCAAGAAAACAAAATTACAGACATTCGCAAGATGGTTAAAGAAGGTATTGATTCAAAAGATTTAAATATCAATGGAAGAACAATTACCCTAAATAACAGTATGGCTAAAAGAATACTTGAAGTTTATGACTCGGTCAATACTAGAAACAAAAAGATCGTAGAGAACATGTTGAACGAAGACCTTGAGTCCTTCAAGAAACTATTAAACTTTTCAATTAGGAATTAACAATGGCAAACATTCTATACAAACAAGTTTTGGTAGACACTAATAGAAGATCACTTGTCAAGTGGGTCGGTGTCTCTGACGGTACAGCAGAAGCAAATACTGTATTGCTTGATGTTGCATCATTAGCATTTTCAATGAATGCTAATAATCAGATTCTAGGAACTGGCACTGACAGAAAGTCACTTTATAGAACATCAATTAAGAGAATTTATGGACAAGGCGTTTTCAAAAATAAGGGACATATCTTTCTAAAGTGGCAGGGCACTAATGGAGAGAACATTCCTTTTGTTGCAGTCGGTGACGGAAGTTTTGACTATAACTTTGAAGTTGAAGGTATGTCTGCTGCCATTTCAATTGTCGATTCTGCTAATAGCACGGGTAATATCGTATTTTCTTCTGCTGGTAATACAAACGGCGATGCTCTAACTCTATTCATTGACCTCAAGAAAGATGGTCGTGATTATGATCAAGGACAGACCGCAGCACCAAGAGATTTCAACTACGGCGTAACAGGTAGAGGTCAGTAATATGAGCGAACTTCTCGACGCCATCCTCAATAAAAATCTAGTAGAAGCAAACGAATATTTCGAGGATCGTATCGATTCTATTCGTGAGCAGAAACTATTAGAAGTCAAAAGATCACTAAACTTAACCGAGCTAATGGGTTATCGTGGTTATGGCGCTAAGTCTGGTCCTCTTGTAGGCAAATCAGATGCAGAGAAGAAGGCTTATTGGAAGGCTAAGATTGCTCAGAGAAAAACTGAAAAAGAATATCAAGCTACCACAACACCAAAGGGATTTGGTAAAGGTGGAAAACTTTCTCCAGCAGATATTGAAGCCCGCAAGAAGGCTGGCTATAAAAGAGCAGCAGATGTTCTAGATAAAGAAAAGAAAAAGCCAGAAGCAAAGCATGGTCTAAGAGACGCATCGACCGAGAAAAGAAAAGAAAAAATGAAGCCTAAGGCCCCTAAGGCAGAGCCAGAAGCACCAGAAGTTAAACTAACTGGTGAACCTAAGTCTCTTGGTCGTCGCATTCATGATAAAGCTGGTGAGACATTAGGTAAGATGACAGGCGTTAAAGGTCGCCCAGTAACAGTTAAAGACTTTGCAAAGCATGTTGCTAGTGCCATCCAAGCTGGTAGAAGTTAAGGAATAAATAGATGAAACTCATTAGAGAAGAAATTCAAGATATTCAATATCTGGTAGAATCAGATGGTAAGGGTGGTAAGAACCATTATATCACCGGTATCTTCATGCAAGCAGAAAAGCAAAATCGTAACGGTCGTGTTTATCCTATGAGCGTTCTTTCAAAAGAAGCAGATCGTTACAATAGAGAATATGTTCAAAAGAACAGAGCATTTGGTGAACTAGGTCATCCTGAGAATCCTCAAATCAACCTAGATCGTGTGTCCCACATGATTACATCATTGAAACCTGACGGGACTAATTTTATTGGTAAAGCAAAAATTTTGGATACTCCTAACGGAAAAATTGTTAAGAGTTTATTAGATGGTGGTGCAAGTCTTGGTGTGTCAACAAGAGGCGTAGGGTCTCTTAGACCATATAATGGATACCAACAGGTACAAGACGACTATAAGTTAGCAACTGCGGCAGACGTTGTTGCTGATCCTAGCGCACAAGACGCATTCGTTCGAGGCATCATGGAAGGTAAGGAGTGGATTTTTGAAAATGGTAACTGGAAAGAACAAGATTACTATCGTGCAAAGAAACTCATTACTGAGGCATCAAAACACGATATTGAAGATGTCGCCTTGAAGATTTTCGAGAACTATATCTCAAAACTTTGAAAATACTAAATAACAATTAGGAATAAAAGGAGTATCATTCCAATGGCATCATTAACAGAAGCAGCAAAGGCTGTTCTAGAGGGAAAGACTCTAGGGGAAGGTTATGGTAGCAATCCTTATCCATCAGTGGGTAATGGTGGCGTATCGAATCCTGATCCTGTAGATCCTTCTACCGCTTCAACAGGCAATGCTAAGACACTACGCCCAGGTTCAAAGATGAAAGAAGATAAGAAGCGTTCACAGAACGGTGCTGGTTCTTCTGATAATGCTGATTTCGAAGGTCAGCAGCAGGATATTGGTGGACAGACACCAACTTCACTTCCATCAGGCAATCTAGGCGCTGCCGCTGCATCAGCAGTTGGTAAGGATTCTTCTCGTGCTGGTAAGGGTTCAGTTGCACCCGAGCCAACTAAGAAGCTATCAGAAGATGAAGTAAATGAAGGTGAAGTAGTTGAAGAAGAAAATGCTCCAACTCTAGCCGAGCGCATTAAGGCTCTTAAAGAAGCCCGTAAGCACGACAAAGAAGAAAAAGAAGACAAAGAAGAAAAAGAAGATGAAGATGAGAAGCACGAAGGTAAAGAAAAGTGCGATGAAGAACTAGAACTTTCAGAAGAACTAGAAGACTTTATTGCAGAAGCCATCGAAGCTGGTCTTGATGAAGAAGAAATTCTTGCTGCTATCGATGAGAACTTTGAGTTCGTCTCAGAGGAATCAGATGAGATTGCAGAATCACTAGAGACATACGAAGTTGATATGTCAGAGCATGTTGATGCCCTTCTAGAAGGTGAGAACCTTTCTGAGGAGTTCCATGCTAAGGCAACAACAATCTTCGAAGCAGCCGTTAAGGCAAAGCTAGAAGAGGAAGTAGCTCTACTAGAGCAGGCTTATGCCGAAACTCTAGAAGAAAGAGTTGCTGAAATCTACGAACAGCTATCAACCGACGTTGATGACTATCTAAACTATGTTGTTGAACAGTGGATTGAAGAAAATGAAGTTGCTGTTGAGTCCGCTCTCCGTAGCGAACTTACAGAAGATTTCATCAGTGGTCTTCGTGCCCTATTCGCTGAACACTATATCGACATTCCAGAGGATTCTGTACCTGTAGTTGAGGAACTATCAGCAACAGTTGAGGAACTAGAAGCCAAACTTAACGAAGAAATTGAGCGCAATGTTGCACTATCATCTGCACTTAACGAATCACGCAAGTATGAGCTAGTTTCTGCTGTTTGTGAAGGTCTAACATCAACTCAGGCAGAGAAGCTAAAGGGTCTTGCCGAGAACGTTACCTATACATCAGACGAAGAATTTATCGATAAGATTTCAACACTAAGGGAGAACTATTTCCCAACTGCTGTTAAGGCAGATGGCGTTCTAGACCTAGTTGAGTCAAGCGATCCATCAGTAATCAACGAGAGCAATCTTGAAGGTCCAATGGCTCGTTATGTTCAGGCCCTTGGCAGAACTCTCCCAAAGTAATTTAAACTAACTTTAGTTAACAGAAAGAAGGAAACTAAAATGTATTTAACAGAACAGCTAGAAAACAAGTGGTCCCCAGTTCTTGACCACGACGGCGCTGGTAAGATCAAGGATGCTTATCGTCGTGCCGTTACTGCCGTTATTCTTGAGAACCAGGAAAAGGCAATGGCTGAGGAAAGCCGCACACTAAACGAAGCCGCTCCAACTAACTCTGGTGGTGGTCTAGGTACCGGAACTAATGTCGCTTCATACGACCCAATTCTTATCTCCCTAGTTCGCCGTGCGCTTCCAAACCTAATCGCTTATGACGTTTGCGGCGTTCAGCCAATGACCGGTCCAACCGGCCTAATCTTCGCAATGCGTTCAAAGTATAAGTCAATGGGTGGCAGCGAGGCTCTATTCTATGAAGCCAATACTGCTTTCTCATCACAGAATGCAACCGGTAATACTTCTGCTCTTAACGGTTCACAGCCAGCCGGCAACAATAACCCATTCGCAGAAGGTGCTAACTGGACTGCTAACTCATTCCCAACTGGCGTTGGTATGACCACAGCACAGGCAGAAGCACTAGGCGATGCAGCTTCAAACGCATTCGCTGAAATGGCTTTCGCCATCGATAAGGTTACTGTTACTGCTCGCAGCCGTGCGCTAAAGGCAGAATACACCACCGAGCTTGCTCAGGATCTTAAGGCAATTCACGGCCTTGATGCTGAGACCGAGCTAGCCAACATTCTCTCAACAGAGATTCTTGCTGAAATCAATCGTGAGGTTATCCGCACAATTTATCGTTCAGCAACAGTTGGTGCTCAGTATGGTGTTACAACCGCTGGTACATTCGATCTTGACACAGACTCAAACGGCCGTTGGTCAGTTGAGAAGTTCAAGGGACTTATCTTCCACATTGAGCGTGAAGCTAATGCTATTGCTAAGGCTACCCGCCGTGGTAAGGGTAACGTTCTGATCGTTTCATCAGACGTTGCATCTGCTATGGCTATGGCTGGTGTTCTTTCTTACACCCCAGCCCTATCAGCCGACCTAACCGTTGACGATACTGGCAACACCTTCGTTGGTATGCTACACGGCCGTATTAAGGTTTATATCGATCCTTACTTCGGTGGTTCAGCAAACGGCGACGAGCTAGTAACCGTTGGTTATCGTGGTTCTTCACCATTCGACGCTGGTCTATTCTACTGCCCATACGTTCCACTACAGATGGTCCGTGCAATCGGTCAGGATACCTTCCAGCCAAAGATTGGCTTCAAGACTCGTTACGGCATGGTTGCTAACCCATTCGCAACCACCGCTGGTGACGGCGTTGTTGGTAGCCGTGATGTTTCCGGTCAGGCAAACATCTACTACCGTATCTTCCGTGTTCGCAATCTAACCTAAGTTAGATGCGTGGCGAAAGCCAAAACTTAAGAGCGGGGCCTTCGGGCTCCGCTTTTTTTATGACTAAATAACTGACGGAGGAATCTAATGACAACCAAATCAGTTCTGACAACTACACCAGAGAATACATCTATTCTTCAACCTACGAAGTTTACTTTCTTTATTCCTGATAAGCCATTTCTAAGATACTTTTGTCAGACAGTCACAATTCCTTCTGTGTCATTAACTCCTATTGCTGTTCCTACTCCTTTCGTTGATACATATAGACACGGCAGTAAAATGACATTTGAGCCATTAGTGATTACCGCATTGATGGACGAAGATTTGCGTGTATGGCATGAAACATACAAGTGGATGAATAGTCTAGGACAATCTTCTAATCTTGATAAGTATCCAAGAAGATCATTGAAAGATACTAATCCTCTTTACTTTGATGGATATCTAACAATCAATACAAACTCTAACAATCCTAATATTCGTATCAAATTCTTGAACTGTCACCCCACAGATGTTGGCGGTATCAACTTTGACACCAAGCAAGATGCTGATAACATTCCTACCGCAGACTTCACATTCCGTTACGATGTGTTTGAAATTGAACGCTTGACATAACCGTTTATTTCCACTATAATTGTTAGTATTTTTGTCACATGGAGGTATGCGGTGAATCTTAAACCACCAGTAGCTATTGAAGATTTGATGAAGGAATGGTCAGAGGATACTAAACTCGATTCTTCCGCTATTGATTTGGAACTCTTGAAGATTTCCAATCTACACGGTAAGTATCTTAACATTATGTCCTATCATCGTCATCTTGTCCGTAAGATAGATACGGACTTTAAAAACATGAAAGGCTTGCGTGAAGATTACTATGCTGGTCATCTTACACAGGAAGAATGTGATAAGCGTGGTTGGGAGTATATGCAGCATGTTCATTCTAACCCCAAGATTGCTAGACTACTCGAAACTGATCCCGAACTAAATAAACTGTTGCTTAAGAAAATAGCACACGAAGAAATTGTCTCCTATTGCGAGTTTGTTCTTAAATCTCTAAACAATCGCACATGGGACCTAAAGACATACACAGACTATAGAAAGCACTTTGACGGTAGATAATGGAACACTTGATCATTAGGAATTTGAATGAGTCTTATATTCATGTCACCTGTAGTGAAGGTGTAGCATGGGAACTCAGAGACGCATTCTCATTCCGTCCTCCCGGGTTTCAATTTGTCCCTTCTTACAAAATGAAACTCTGGGATGGATATCTTCGCCTCTTTGATGCCAATAAGCGTATCATTCTTCGTGGTCTTGCTCCTCAGGTAATGGAGTGGATACGCAAGAGAGGTTATACCTATGAGTATGAGGATGAACAGTATGGCACATCATTTTCAGTGGAAGAAGCAAATGAGTTTATTGAAAAACTCAACCCCAAGCATCCTCCTAGAGACTATCAGCTTAACTCTTTCGTTCACGCAATACGCTCTAAGCGTCGTCTTGTGCTGTCTCCTACTGGTTCAGGCAAGTCTTTGCTTCTTTACTTGGTCTCTATGTATTTGCTTACCAAAGGGAAGAGAGGTCTTATCATCGTTCCTAGGTCGGCGCTTGTAGAACAGTTATTCTCCGACTTTCAAGACTATTCTGTAAAGAATGGTAAGGATATGAATAAGTATTGTTGGAGAGTATATTCAGGTCGTGATAAAGAGGCAGAGCATCCTATCATCATATCTACCTGGCAGTCACTACAAAGATTACCTAAAGAATACTTTCAGAAGTTTGATTATGTAATCTGTGACGAAGTTCATCAAGCACAAGCAAAGGCACTATCTGATATCATTTCTAAGTGTACCAATGCTGCGTATCGTATCGGTGTTACTGGTACTCTATCTGGTGCTAAGACGCATGAATGGGTGCTTACCGGTTTGTTTGGTGAAATCTATAAAGCAACTACATCTAAAGAACTGATGGATAAGGAACAGCTTGCTAAACTAACCATCAAGTGCCTGTTGCTAAAATACTCTGACGAAGAATGTCAGTATATGAAGACTGCCGACTATCAGGCAGAGATTGACTATATTGTATCTAATAAGGAGCGAAACAAGTTCATTGTAAATCTTGCCCTCTCCTTAGAGGGCAATACTCTACTGCTATTTAACTATGTGGAGAAGCATGGAGCCGTTTTATACGACATGCTAAATAAGCGTGTAAAAGAAGGCAGAAAAGTATTTTATATACATGGAGGAACTGAGGTTGAAGACCGAGAAGAAATTCGAAGGATCGTCGAGAACGAGCGTAATGCTATTATTGTTGGGTCCGTTGGTGTTTTGTCTACTGGTACTAACATCGTGGCCTTGGATAACGTCATATTTGCATCTCCTTCCAAGTCCAAGATCCGTAACTTACAATCAATCGGTAGAGGGCTTCGGGTTAGTGACAAGAAAAAATCCGCCACTCTCTATGACATTGCCGATGACTTTAAGTGGAAAGCAAGAGAGAACTTTACCCTTAAGCATTTCTTTGAAAGACTCAAAGTCTATGGTGAAGAAGGGTTCGAGTTCAAAATCTACAAAATAAACATGAAGGATAGATGATGGATGATTACAGTGAATATCCTAGAGCAAAGTTTATTCGTCTCGATAATGGGGATGATTTAATAGCGGAAGTAGTAGAGGTTGGTGATGATGATAATCTAATGTATCATCTTTATCATCCTCTTAAAGTTGTTTATATACCTTCTGAGAAAACTGGCTTCTATAGTATTGCTTTTATGCCATGGGTCTTTCCTAGAATGGTTGAAACGCAAGAATTTACTTTACAATCCGAAAAAATTATGATAATAACAGATGTATCAGAAAAAACTAATGCGTCCTATTGGGAAAGTGTTAGTGAGTACCTAAAGTATAATGATCCTGCCAATGACGAACTAAGTCTTACAGAAGAACAGGAAGATAGTATAGCCGAGGCTCTTGAAGCATTCGCACAGAAAAGGATATATCACTAATGGCAACGACCACCACAAAAGAAACTAATCCATATCTCACATTTGACGATGCGGACCTAACCGATGATTTCGGCTTTTCTTTCGGTAACGAAGACGACATTATCGCAGACGCCATCGCACCGACACAAGACGAAGTGGCCGATCTTAAAAAGAGATTAGAAGCTATTAGGAAGATTTATATGCCTTTGCTACAGAACCTAGCAAAGAACTCCGATCAGCCTATCATCAAGTGGCCTAACAGAGGTCCTATCCTTGAGAAGCAGATAGCGAAACTTATTACACTTACCGAACCAGGGTTCAAGTAAGGTGAACTTGCTAACGCAAGTTTGTCTCGCTTCGCTCGACGGTTGCTCTTGGTTAAGGTTTAGGTGGTGGTTTCTTAAAGACCATTATACCCTAAGTTGAAAATGTTGTCAAGCCCAAAAATGAAAGAAAGTGAATAAAATGGCAAAAAAAGTTAAGCGTCATTATGTAGATAATAAGAAGTTTTTGGAAGAGATTGTAGAATACAAGAAACAGTGTGCCTATGCAGAACAGCATGGACTAACAAAGCCTGTTATCTCAAACTACATTGGTAAGTGTATTAAGGACATTGCGGAGCATCTTAGCACCAAGCCTTTGTTCATGAACTACTCATATCGTGATGAAATGATATCGGATGCAATTGAAAACTGTTTCATGTATTTCGATAACTTCAATCCCGAGAAGTCAGAGAACCCCTTTGCATACTTCACACAGATTAGTTACTACGCCTTTCAGAGAAGGAAGAACAAAGAAAAGAAGAACAAATATATAATGTATAAGAGGTTTCAAGAAAGTGTTCTGCATACTAATGATGCCTCACTTATGATTGATGCCGATGGAAATCACTTGATTTCTTCAAACATCTATGATAACATTAATGACTTCATACGAGATTTTGAGGAAAGAGAACTTCTAAAGAAACTCGAAAGAAAGAAGGCCAAGGAAGGCTTAGAAAAGTTTGTTGAAGGAGAGAATGATGACGGAAGAGAATCAGTATGATGTGCCCTTTCAGGTACAGACATTGATCACATCCCTTAAGAATAAAGGTGAGCGTGTTCATATTCGTAGTAACTATCGAATGAGACTAGAAGGTATTCGTAAAGCTATTGATAAGGCTTTACTAGAATATGATCAGGAAATGGTTCAGTCAACTCGATATAAGATGGGACCACGATAATGGACACGGATGATATTGTTAAAGAGATTGAGCAAAACTTAGAATGGTTTTGTGATAAGATCGTAGAACCTGTTCCGCTTAACCCTGAGGATAAGCAGAAGGTGTTTCGTAGAATGATCAATTTGGGATGGATAAGACAATCCGAGGTTGATATCTATAATGAAATTACCAAAGACGATTGACAATATCATCTTTATGATATATACTGTTTCTTTGAACTTAATACTAGACTTTAAGGATTGGGTATGGCAAAGATTGCGATGGTAACAGATACACATGCCGGGGTCAGAAATGACAACCCGGCATTTCAGTTGTATCAAAAGCAATGTTGGCAATGGTTTTTCAATCAGATTGATGAACATGGTATCAAGCATATCATTCATCTTGGTGATATCTATGATCGCCGTAAGTATATCAACTTTATGTCTGCCAAGCGCCTTCGTGAAGATTTCTTTGAACCTCTAGCAGAAAGAGGTATTGAAACGCATATCGTTGTTGGTAATCATGATATGTATTACAAAGATACTCACGAGGTCAATGCTCTAGACGAAGTTGTCCGTGGTAGATACTCTAATATTAACATCTATTCAGTTCCTGAAATCATCAACATTGATGGCTTAGACATTCAGCTAATGCCATGGATCACAGACTCCAATCGTGCAGAAGCACTAGAAGCAATCACCAAACCTAAAGCATCTATTCTCATGGGTCACCTTGAGTTGACAGGCTTTACAATGCATAGAGGACAGATATCAGACCATGGTATGGAACGCATCGCATTTGATAAATTTGATAAGGTATATTCAGGTCACTATCATCATCGTAGCACTATTGGTAATGTATCCTATATTGGCGCTTTTGGAGAATATACTTGGCATGATTATAATGATCCCCGAGGTTTTTCGTTATTTGATACGGGGTCCAGAGTTTTAGAGTTCGTCCAGAATCCATATAGAATGTTTAGGATTGCAAAGTATGATGATGTTGCTAATCCTGAAATCGTAGAGAAGATACAGAAAACAGACTTTTCTAGATATAAGAATACTTATGTTAAGCTTGTTGTTATCAATAAGTCTAACCCATATGCCTTCGATCTACTATTTGATTCTATCTATAAGGCAAGTCCTTTAGATATCACGGTCGTAGAAGATCCAACAGTTCTCTTAGAGAACGAAGAAGCAGACGAAGTAAATGAAGCGGAAGATACCCCTACGATCCTTCGTAAGTATATCGATACGCTAACATTACCATTAGATAGCGGTAAAATGAAACACTTTATGATGGACATATACAATGAGGCCTTACAGGTCGAGACTGTATAAATACTTCGATAAACTTAAGGAAGTTTGATATGATTAAAAAGAATTTACCATGGATTATACTTATTGGACTGACCATCGGTCTAGTTGCCTTTATGTTTGATAATCCTAAACAGAAAGCAATCAGTGAAATCGGCTACAGTGACTTTATTGCACAAGTCGATGCTGGAAGAGTTCATGATGTAACAATTATAGGAACCGAAGTTGTCGGACATTATATGGATAACCGACAGTTCACCACCACAGTCACCGGAGTTAGTAATCTACTCCCTCGCCTTGAACAGCACAAAGTAAATATCACAGTTAAAGAAGAACAAGGTAATTTTTGGTTTGGTCTATTGATCAATCTACTTCCTGTTTTCCTATTCTTCGCACTATGGATTTTTCTATCACGAGGTCGAGCCGGAGGTCCGGGCGGTGTTATGGGACTTGGTAAGTCTAAGGCCAAACTTCTTACTGAAAATCAGACTAAGGTAACATTCGATGATGTTGCTGGTGTTGATCATGCCAAAGAAGACTTGCAAGAGGTTGTAGAGTTTCTACAATCACCAGAAAAGTTTCATAGACTTGGTGGAAAGATTCCAAAGGGTGTTCTACTCGTCGGACCTCCAGGAACAGGTAAGACACTGTTAGCAAGAGCGGTTGCTGGTGAAGCAAATGTTCCTTTCTTCTCTATCTCTGGTTCCGACTTCGTTGAAATGTTCGTCGGCGTTGGTGCTAGTCGTGTTAGAGATATGTTTGAACAAGCAAAGAAGAATGCACCATGCATTATCTTCATTGACGAAATCGATGCTGTTGGTCGTTCAAGAGCAAACGGTATATCAGGTAATGATGAGCGTGATCAAACACTAAACGCTATGCTAGTTGAAATGGATGGCTTTGAAACTAATGAAGGCATTATCATTGTCGCTGCTACAAACCGTGCAGATGTTCTAGATAAGGCTCTATTGCGCCCTGGTCGTTTTGATCGTCAGATTCAAGTTCCTAACCCAGACTTTATTGGTCGTGAAAAGATCCTTAAGGTTCATACTCGCAAGGTTCCAATTGGTTCTGATGTTGATCTAAAGCGAGTTGCAAAGGGAACACCTGGCTTCTCTGGTGCTGACCTTGCTAATCTAGTCAATGAAGCGGCTTTGCTTGCTGCTAGAAGATCAAAGCGTATCGTTACTAGTATGGAGTTTGAAGATGCTCGTGATAAGATCCTTATGGGTCCTGAGCGTCGTTCACTAATGATGACTGACGAAGAAAAGAAGATGACTGCATATCACGAAGCTGGTCATGCTCTAGTCTCTCTTAACATGCCTGGTTCTGTTCCAATTCACAAAGCAACAATCATTCCTCGTGGTCGTGCTTTGGGTATGGTTCAGTCCCTACCAGAGCGAGATAAAATCTCCATGCACTATGATGAAATGATCGCCAATCTAGCAATGGCTATGGGTGGTCGTGTAGCAGAAGAAATGATCTTTGGTGATGACAAGGTATCTTCTGGTGCATCTGGTGACATTCAGATGGCAACTCAACTTGCTCGTTCTATGGTCACCGAGTATGGTTTCTCTCCTGTTCTAGGTCGTATGGCATACTCAACACCAGGTGCAGATATGTTCCATGCACCAAAGATTGCCGAAGAAACTCAGAAGGTAGTCGATATGGAAATCAAGCGGCTTGTTGAAGAAGGATATCTTACTGCTAAGAAAATCCTTACAGAGAAAAGAAAAGACCTTGACAAACTTGCTAATGGTCTGTTAGAATACGAAACTCTATCGGGTGAAGAAATCTCCGATCTACTAGAGGGTAAGATTCCAACAAGAGAGTTTTGATGATAACTTTTCATTATGTCAAGTGGAAGAATTTTCTGTCCGCAGGTAATGTATGGACAGAAATTGAACTAGATACGCACAAGAATACTCTAATCATGGGCCACAATGGGTCGGGGAAGTCAACCTTCCTCGACGCATTGACTTTTGTGCTATTCGGTAAGCCTTTTCGTAAGGTGAACAAGGGTAATGTTGTAAACTCTATCAACAATAAGAACTGTGAGGTTGAGATTGAGTTTTCCATAAACAACAAAAGATATAAAGTTGTTCGTGGTGCAAAACCAAATCTCTTTCAAATCTATTGTGATGGTGTCATGTTGAATCAAGATGCCGCTGCGAAGGATTATCAAGAATATCTTGAGAAGCATATCCTTAAGATGAACTTCAAGTCCTTTACACAGGTGGTCATCCTCGGCTCGGCATCGTTCGTTCCATTCATGCAGCTATCAGCTAATGATCGCCGTGCAGTTATTGAAGACCTTCTAGACATTCAAATCTTTACAGCCATGTCAACCGTGGTTAAGAATAGACTACAGGCTAATCGTGAAGGTTTGGAGAAGAACCGTGTCATTCTAACATCTAAGGATGAAAACAAGTCTTATATCGAAAAGACTCTCGCTTCACTCAAGGCCAACAGTGAAGAAAAGCTAAGAGAACTAGAAGCAAAGAAGCAGGGCCTAGAGGAACAGGTTGCTATTGAAAAGCAAGGTGTGGCTAATCGTCAAGTCTTGCTAGAGAAGGCTCTTGAAAAGGATCTTGATCTATCACCTTTTAAGTCTAAGCATTCTAAGCTACTATCTTTCAGAGCAAAGATGGAAGCTAATCGTGATAAGTATGTCAAAGACATTGACTTCTTTGCAGCTACAGGCACATGTCCGACTTGTCGTCAGGATATTGATCCTGAGTTTTCAAAAAAGATGATCGAAGATAATGATGTTAAGATCAATGAACTTTCCGACGGACTAAATAAAGTTGAAAAGCAGATTGACTCGGTTCTAACGGAAATCGATGAGATTGAAAAGATCCTTACTAACATCAACATCCTTAAGATGGACTTGGCATCTGCTAAGTCTTCCTATAACAATATTGCTAATAATCTGCGCCAAGTTGTTGAGCAGATTGAATCCTTCTCTGGGTCAGATAAAACCACCCAAGAGTCAGAACGACAACTTGAAACAGTGCAACATGATATTTCCACCCTCCAAAAGGAGAAGGAGACCCTTTTAGATGAGCGTCAATACATCGACCTCGCTACTACTCTACTCAAAGATGGTGGAATCAAAACTAAGATCATTAAGCAGTATCTACCCATCATTAACAAACACATCAACAAGTATCTTGCAAAACTTGGCTTCTTCGTCAACTTTAATATCAATGAGTCATTCGAAGAATCTATCAAGTCTAGATACCGAGACGAGTTCTCATACCACAATTTCTCAGAAGGAGAGAAGTTAAGAATTGACCTTGCTATTCTTCTAACATGGCGACAGATTGCCAAACTAAAGAATAGTGTCAATGTCAATATCCTTGTGTTCGATGAGATACTAGATCGTGCTATGGACTCTAGCGGTATTGATGAGTTTATCCGTATCATGTGGGATATCGGACATGAAGGAACTAATGTGTTTGTCATTTCCCATAAGGACACAATGATTGATAGATTTGAAAGAACTATCAAGTTTGAGAAGGTAAAGAACTTTAGCACCTTGACAAAAGAGGGTTGATCATCTATGATAGATCATCAATGAAAGGAATCGATATGATTACCATTGTTAATACTCCCTTTGGGTATTATACCTATAACATAGATAATCTGTGGACCGGACTCTCGCAAATGGGTGATGTAAATGTCTGTGCCGAAGCAAGTTGAGTTTGTATTTGAGTGGGCATCAACAGCAATTCTATTGTGTGGTGCCTATTTAACCTCTGTAAACATATACCCGCTTAATGTCTATCTATCAATGGCAGGTAATCTAGGATGGCTTGTTGTTGCTCTATCATGGCGTAAGTGGTCGTTAATCATAATCCAGTTGGTGATTACTTTAATCTATGTCTCTGGCCTAATCAAAACAGGAGCATTTCACTAATGGAAAAACCAGACCCGCACAAGACCCACCACTACTCGCATGAACAACTTGTTCTCTCTGCTTATACCCTAGAATTATATCATGTGAGAAACAATCCTAAGTATGACAATGTTCGTGAGATTCTAGAAACATTTATGAATGAGCGGGTGAAAGAGATTAAGGATCGCTGGAAGTGAAAGTTGACTTTAACACATTTAAGTCTGGTGATGTTGTAAGATTGAAGCCAGGCTTTCCTTATGTCAATCGTGAACTTCTAATAGATGAGATATACATAATAGACAAGATGATTGCCGACGCTGGTATTGTAACACTTATCGGTCAGCAACCAAATAAAACATTCCCTGAGGATGCTTTTGAACTAGTGAGCAAAGATGACGCTATACAATGAAACAGCAGAAGACTATCTAAGCCTAATCGGCAATTGGGTTGATCCCAATCCTGCACCAGTGATTGTAGAACACGAAGGTTATCATGTTGTTCGTGATGACCTTCTTTCTGTTGGTTCTAAGGCGAGAGCCGGTGACTATCTTATTGGTCATGCGACTGAATATGCAAACATAAAAGAGTGGGTGTATGGATCATCGCCTGCAACTGGCTATGCTCAAATCTCCCTCCCCTTCATTTGCAATCGTTATAACAAAAAAGCCGTAATCTTTATGGCAGAAAGATCGATGGATAAATTACATGAGTATCAAAAGCGTGGCATTGAACTTGGCGGTGAATATCATTGGGTCCCGAACGGTATGCTTCCGGTTACGCAAAAGAGGGCTAAAGACTATGTTGCAGAATTGCCTGACGAAAGAGCATTACTTCCAATTGGTGTTGAACACCCTACCTCGATTGCTTGTATTATTCGTGTTGCTCGTTCTATTGCGGTTTCTCCCAAAGAGGTCTGGTCCGTAGGATCATCTGGCACTCTAACGAGAGCATTGCAACTTGCATGGCCTGATGCAGAAGTTCATGTGGTATCTGTAGGACATACAATGGGCCCTAGAGAAATCGGGCGTGCCATACTGCACAAGTCGCCATACAAGTTTGACAAGCCAGTGAAGAAAGAACATACACCGCCTTATCCTTCTGCACCTACCTATGATGCAAAGGTATGGCATGTCATGAAAGAATATCACGAAGGACACTCCCGAAAAGAGCCTTGTCTGGTATGGAATGTAGCAGGATGAAGATTTGTATTTGTCGTCTCCGTTCTTCGGCTAACTATATCGTTCCGTTGGAACATATCATGGACTCATTCTTTGAGTTGCTAAAGTTGTATGTGCGCAATCATCCTGAGCATGAATGGTATTATTACAATTTCGGTTTCAACATGAAGCCTCGTCGTGAACCAGAAGCAATCAAAAATGCAGACATTATCATCATACCCAGTGAAGCAGAGTTCACTTATTGGATCCCTGGTGCTATTCACACATTAGATTTGAAACGATCTAATGAGCATCTTGAGACAATCAAACCATACTTTGAAGGCAAGAAGGTCATCATTCTACGGTCAGATCGCCGTGACGATGAAGAACTATACAGAACTAAAGTCTTCCCTAATATGAACATTACATATGAGACGATTGATGAATGTGACTTTGGTAATGTTCATGGTATGAAATATCGTTTCATCAAGAACCATAGTTTTCTTTTCCCTCATGATGAGAAGACGATTGACTTTGTATATTGGGGTTCGGACAAGCGCAAGACAATTGATGGTAAGCTATCAGGCGACCAGCGCCATACAATTCTAAAACAGATTCATAAGAGCGACCTTGATACATGGTTCATTGGTCGTTTTCATGGTTTCAAGAGAGACCAAAGATGGGGTAAGATGAAAGACATTCTTCCTACTCTATTGCTTTCACGGTCCACATTATGCTTTAACTGGATGGATCCTAAAGCAACAACCTCAAGATATGTTGAAGCCGTTGCATGTGGCATCTTTCCCTTTGTCTGGGATAACTATGACGAAGATAAAACCTTTGTCGCTACCGATTGGCAGAGGGTAAGATCATTCGATGAGTATCTTGACAAGTATCACAGTTTAGAGTATATTGATCACTTCGAAGAAATTGAGAACAAACTTTTTACCGTCCTCAAGACGCCTGACCAATATTATGCACAGTTTGAAGGAATGCTAAATGCAATGGTTTTATGAACGCAATGACCAGTTACTAAACTCTCCTGTCAATAAGACATTTGAAGAACTGCTATGGATGACCAATGATGAGTTTCGTCAGTGGGTCATTGATATGCGTAAAGAGGTTGTGCGCTTATGGGATGAAGAAGGCATTCCTCCTCGTGTGGGTTTTACCAAAGATGGTATAGTTGATAACTTTCAGAAGATGGTTTCATTTCCAGTTCATGAGTTTGAAACGCTCGACCTTCGCACAGGTGAGAAAGATGTTATTCGTAACACCTCTGTAGTAGGCAATGCTGTCAATCAATGGTTCCCTACCATGATGAAGACGGGCATTTCATATTCAACAAAAGGCAAGGCTAAGTCGATCTATGATTATTTTGCTGATGATGACTATCTGGACACCTTCGTTACTTATGCCTCTAGACACTTTAAGCGTGACTCTTTTTACCATTATTCCAATCCTATTAGCATTGGTGATACCGGACGCATAAACAACATTCCATATCATGTTGAGTCTGCTGACCAGTTTATTGAGTTTATGAAAGACAAAGAAGGTTGGGACTACTGGCTTTGCCCTATCAAAGAAGATAAGGTTTACACAGGCTATTCTGCTACTCTAGGCAAGAAACAGAATGTGATTGTGGACGCTGATTATGCTGATAAGGTACCAGAGCGTTGTCGCACCAATGTTGATCGTAACAAGACCAATGCATACACCATTCGTCTATTCAAACTAGGACAGAAGATATTCCCTCTAGGTCTTAAATCATTTAGAGTGTCTTTCTGTCAGTATGCGGTGAACTATCCACCACTCACCGCTCGTTATCTTTATGAGCGTTTCACTGATCATATCAAGGATCAAGATGTAATCAACATTTGGGATCCTTCTAGTGGTTGGGCAGGTCGTATCGTAGGAGCTATGTCTGTAGATGACAAGAGAACGATTCATTACATTGGTACTGATCCTAATACAGACCATAACACTACTCCTGGTCGCACTAAGTACCATGAAGTGGCAGATTTCTTCAATGAGAATGTAAGAGAGAATGGCAGTCTGTTCCCTAAGTCACACACATATGAGATTTTTCAGTGTGGGTCTGAGGTAGCACAGTTTCAGCCTGGCTTTCAAAAGTATAAGGGCAAGCTTGATATGGTGTTCACTTCACCACCTTATTTTGCAAAAGAGGTCTATTCGGATGATCCCGAACAATCTTGTCACAAGTTTTCGCAATATGAGGATTGGGTTGATGGTTTTCTACGACCTACTCTGGAGACTGCCGTTAGCTACCTACGACCGGATCGTTATCTTCTTTGGAACATTGCTGATGCTGCATTTGATGGGAAGCTATTGACATTAGAGGAAGATTCCTGTAATATATTAAAAGAGTTGGGAATGGAATATGTCGGAACTCTAAAGATGGCTCTTGCTCAAATGCCGGGCGGAAACAGAATGGTTGAGACTGGTGAAAAGGTAACAATCAACCCTATTACCGGCGAAGAAGAAACGGAAGTCATCCTTGAAGGCAAGATGAAAAACTTTTGTCAGATTGAAAACAATGGCAAAAAGATCATGCTGAAATATGAACCCGTTTTCGTTTTCAGAAAGGTTAAATGATGCATTATACCCCTAACTATTTCGATTTTGATAAGCTTAAGCATACCGGTGAGATTGCGGAAGTTTTCCTAATGGTCGCTGCCGTTTACATTCTGATCTATTCCGTTTCTTGGCTATATGTATATCTTCGTAAGTGATTGATTCCATTAGGACTTGACAAACCCGGCCTGATTTGCTATACTTATGAAAATCGTGAAAGGAACACATATGTCGGATAAGTCGCTTCTTGCTAAACTCCTCGCTACGGAAAACATCACCGTCCAGCGCAACCCGGCGCTTAAGACGGCTATGTTTGACCTTAAGAACCGTGTCCTTATGCTGCCCATCTGGCAGGGTATCTCTAATGACCTTGAGGACCTTTTGCTGGTTCATGAAACTGGTCATGCTCTTGATACTCCGTCTGCCGATGTTTATAAGCAGACTGCCGATGATCTTGCTGCTAAGATTTTTCCTGGTGAGAAAGTCTCCGAGGCTCTCCGTCGTACCGTTCAAGGCTTCTTGAATGTTATCGAGGATGCTCGTATTGATAAGCGTCAAAAGCGCCGTTATCCTGGCTGCCGTCGCAACTATCTTGCTGGCTACAAAGAACTGGTTGAGCGTGACTTTTTCGGTACCGCTAACCGTGATATCAATTCAATGAACTTTATCGACCGCTTGAATATCTATTTCAAGGGTGGTAATGTGCATATGAATATTACCTTCTCTTCCGAAGAAAAGGTTCTTCTCAAGAAAGTTGAAAACGCTGAAACTTGGGATGATGTTGTTTCTCTTACTGAGGAAATTTACGCCTATTGTAAGAAGAAACTCGAAGAACAAAATGAAATGGAAATCGACCTAATTGCAGGAGAAGGTGATGATGATGTTGATCTTGACGACCTTGATTATGAGGAAATTGATGGTGATGAAGGTGATGGAGATGAAAACGGCAAAAGCCAGGGTGTAAGAAGCGAAGGCGAGTCTTCGGGTGCTGGTGGCTTCGGTAAGGGCGCTGGTCAGTCAGAGGCTCCTTCTAATGCTCCTCGCTCCGAGACTGATGAAACTTGGCAGCGTAAGTCTGAGGAAATTGTTAAGAACGAAAACTCCACTTTCGTTTATCTGACAATGCCTAATGTCAATTGGGATAAGGCTGTTAATGACTATAAGGTCGTTATCAAAGATTGGCGTGATGAACTTTCTGGCAATAAAAAGTCGCCTTATGCTACGCCTCTTAGCAATGCGGCATTTGATGATTGCCGTCGTCTTATGACCCAGTGGAAAATGAAAGAGAAAGAAACAATCTCTTTCATGGTCAAGGAGTTTGAACAGCGTAAGGCTGCCGAACTTTATGCTCGTATCAATGTGGCTAAGACTGGTGTTATCGACACCAACAAGCTTCATTCTTACAAGTATAACGACGATATCTTCCGTCGTCTTGCTACTACGCCTAAGGGTAAGAACCATGGCTTTGTTATGTTCATTGACTGGTCCGGTTCTATGCATTACAACCTTCAAGAGACTTTGAAGCAGTTGTTTTCGCTTACCCTGTTCTGTAAGCAGATTGGTGTGCCTTTCGAGGTCTATGGCTTCAAGGATTCTGGTGCTGATAATCCGTTCTCTTACATCGGTAAGCAGAATGTGATTAAAGGCTCCCGCTTGGTATTGCGCAACTTCCTCTCTTCCCGAATGAACATTCAGGAAATGAATTTCGCAATGTCGTTCCTTTGGGCTGCTGGTATGGGTCATTATCTTGCGAGTGACACAATGGGCGGTACCCCGCTTAATGATGCAATCATGATTGCACCCAAGGTCATCCGTGAGTTTACGACTCGTAACAAGCTGGAAATCACGAATGTTGTTTGGCTCACCGATGGCGAGTCGAATGGTTCTGCTGGTATTGAAAACTCCAACGAACCTCGCAACTTTACAAAGGGGCATAACACTCGTTATTTCTATGTCGATCCGATCACCAATAAGACTTACGATTGGTATCCTCATCATTGGAGTGCCACTCGTGAAAACACCAATACGCTGCTGCGTATTCTAAAAGATAGCACCGGCTGCAATCTCGTCGGCTTCTTTCTTTACGACTACAATAACTTCAAGCGTATTGATAACGAGTATGGTATCTCTAATGGCAATCCCGATGCCTTTACGAAGGCTCGTAAATACTGGAGTGACAACAAATACTATCCTGTCAAGAGTGCGGGCTATGATGAGTATTATATCATCAACACCTCTGCCATGAAAGACACGGAGAACAATCTGGAAATCGATAACTCCGGTGATAAGAAAATGACCGTCAAAAAGATGGCTTCCGCTTTCTCCAAGTTTGCCCAGAAAAAGACGGTAAACCGTGTTCTTTTGCGCCAGTTTGTGGAACGGATTGCTGGTCATTCCAAGAAAGTAGCGTAAAATCAAACACTTAGGAGGGGCTTGACAAAAGCCCTTCCTTCCGCTATAATATATGCATAATGAGAATTGTGAAAGGAACTCATATGACTAAGGTTGCTGCTGCTCGTACCGAGTTTTTCGACAAGGTGCGTTTTGAGTTTGGTGCTATCCGTGAAATCACTCGTGCCCAGGTTAAAGAGGTTACTGAAAAGTATAATCTCGCTTGGCCTCATTGGTTCTTGAATGATGCTGACCGCCGTCTCGGTCGTGGTCTTTATGCAATCACCGAGCATGGTTCTGAAACTGCCGCTAAGGTTGTTTCTAAGCCTGCTAAGGTTGTGGCTCCCGTTGAGCCGACTGTAGCAGTTGCTATGGTTGCTCCGTCTGTTCTTTCGCATAATGCTGAAATGTCGCTTGTGCCTGAAAAGGCAACTGGCTATGTCCCGTTTGGCAACTTCCCTGATGTTCGTGCTATTATCAAGTCTCGTAAGTTTTATCCCGCTTACATTACTGGTCTTTCTGGCAACGGCAAGACTATGATGGTCGAACAGGTTTGCGCTAATGAAAAGCGTGAATGTGTCCGTGTCAATATTACTATTGAAACCGACGAAGATGATTTGATCGGTGGCTTCCGCCTTGTTAACGGTGAAACTGTCTGGCAGGACGGACCTGTTGTTACTGCCATGACTCGTGGTGCCGTTCTCCTTCTTGACGAAGTGGATCTTGGTTCTAATAAGATGATGTGCCTTCAGCCTGTCCTTGAAGGCAAGGCTGTTTATCTTAAAAAGACCAATCGTGTTGTTCATCCTGCTCCTGGCTTCAATGTGATTGCAACTGCAAACACTAAGGGTAAGGGTTCTGATGACGGCCGTTTCATCGGCACCAATGTTATGAACGAAGCGTTCCTTGAGCGTTTCAGCATTACAATGGAACAAGAATATCCGTCTGCTAAAGTTGAGGCTAAAATCCTCAACAATGTCCTCAATGCTTCTGGTGTTTCTAACACCGACTTTGTTGATAAGATGGTCACTTGGGCAGATGTTATTCGCAAGTCCTTCTATGAAGGTGCTTTGTCCGAGATTATCTCTACCCGTCGTCTCGTTCATATCTGCGAGGCTTATGCAATCTTTGGTCAGAACAAAGTGAAAGCAATTGAACTTTGTCTGAACCGTTTCGATGTGGATACTAAGAATGCCTTCATGGAACTGTATAAGAAAGTCGATGAGACGATTGACCCGGCTCCTGTGGCTGAACAGGCGACTCCCGATGTTACTGCGGAAGTTGCTTTCTAAGTAATATAAGAATACCCGTGTATAATAAAATGGTGTTGGTGGTTATACACGGGTCCTTTCCTTTCACGACCACCAACACCAAAACTTTGAATGGAGAATTATATAATGGCTACACCCCGTAAGACTCAGATTGAGAAGATTGAAACCGCCCTGCTAAACCATAACACTGGTCCAGGCATTACTGCCGCTTCTATTGCCCGCATGGCTCGTGTGCCATATGAGGCAGTTGCCAAGCGAGTTTACGATCTTCGTGAGCATTACACCATCTATACCAATTGGCGTAAGGTCAATGGCAAGCGCACCGCTTTCTATCGCCTTGCTAACTAATTCTTAAAAAGAATACTATATATAAGCGTGGTGCCTTTTTGGGCTCCACGCTTTTCGTGTATGGAGAACATTATGGAAATTAAAATTACAACAGATGAATTGAGAAAGAGAAAGTTGTTTATCGCCACCCCCTGCTACGGTGGTGTTTGCACAGGACTTTATGCCAAAGCATGTTTAGACCTTCAAGGGCTGTGCATTCAGTATGGCGTGGAGTGTCGCTTCTCATTCATCTTCAATGAATCTCTAATCACCCGTGCCAGAAACTATCTCGTTGATGAATTTCTTCGTTCTGGTTGCACTCATATGTTGTTTATCGACGCCGACATTCAGTTCAATCCACAAGATGTTATCGCCCTTCTAGCAATGGATCGTGATATCATTGGTGGTCCATATCCTAAGAAGACAATCAATTGGGCTAACATTGTCAATGCAGTTAAGAACCATGCTGACAAGGAAGGCTTCAATCCTAATGAGCTAGATCAGGTCACCGGTGACTTCGTTTTCAATCCAGTTCCTGGTACTAAGTCATTCAGAGTTACCGAGCCAGTTGAAGTTATGGAGATTGGTACCGGCTTCATGATGGTAAAGCGTGAAGTGTTTGATACTTATGCTGAAAAGTATCCAGAGTTGAACTATAAGCCAGATCATATCGGTCAGGCCAACTTTGATGGTACTCGCTACATTCACGCCTACTTTGATACAGTCATCGACCCACAATCACACCGCTATCTATCGGAGGACTATATGTTCTGTCAGAATGCTCGTGCTATTGGCATCAAGGTTTGGCTATGCCCATGGATGAAGACTACACATGTTGGAACATATGCGTTCCAGGGTGATCTACCAGCCGTCGCCGCTCTTACAGGTGCTTTGCGATGATTATCGGCCTTGTCGGGTTTATCGGATCCGGCAAGGGCACCGTAGCCGATCTTCTCGTTAAAGATCACGGCTATAGAAAGTTTGCCTTTGCTGATGCTCTAAAGGATGCCGTTGCCACAATCTTTATGTGGCCACGGGGCCTTCTAGAAGGTGATAGTAATGCCTCACGGACCTTTCGTGAGACTGTTGATCCATGGTGGTCACATAAGCTAGGATACGAGGTAACTCCTCGTCTCATTCTACAAAAGTTTGGTACCGAAGCTTGTCGCCATGGCATTGCTGATAACATATGGATTGCTGCCTTAGAGAAGCGTATCCATGGTTATGAAGATGTTGTTATCTCCGATTGCCGCTTCCCGAATGAAATCGATTTTATCCGGAGTGTCGGCGGCAAGATAATTCATGTTTCTAGAGGTAAATATCCTAGCACCGAAGAACTTGCAAAGATGCACATATCGGAGACCGCATGGACTGATATCTTTCCTGATTATACCGTCTTCAACAACGGCACTCTGGCTGAACTGAATAAGGAAGTCAGTTTGCTCTTGACAGGAATCGAAAAACCTCGTACCATATTTCATCATCCCGTATAAAGGAGTTTATAATGAAGCTAAGTGAAAATACCTTGAATGTTCTAAAGAACTTTGCCTCTATCAATAGCGGCGTTGTTCTAAATGAAGGCAAGGTTCAGAAAACTATCTCCCCCGAAAAGTCTATTCTTGTAGAGGCTACTCTTGAGGATGAAATCCCAAATCAGTTTGGCATCTATGATCTTAATCAGTTCCTTGCCAATCTAACTCTTATCAAGAATACCGAGATTACATTCGACAAGGATTCTGTTACGATCTTTGATGGTGAAATGTCGTTTAACTATCTCGGTTGTTCTACAAACCTAATCATCACCCCACCAGATAAGGAACTTGCTTTAAAGTCGGTTGATGTTAAGTTCACCCTACTCAATTCATCTTTTCAGAATTGGATCAAGAGAGCAGTTCTTAACTCTATTCCTAATCTATCTGTCATTGGTAAGAACGGTGAACTTCTTATCAAGATTCATGAAAAGGCAAACGATACTTCCAATCAGGGTTCAGTCAAGATTGGTGACTATGCTGGCAAGGACTTCGTTGCAACCTTCAAGATCGACAATCTAAAGTTGCTTCCTGATGATTACACCGTTGAGGTTCAGGCTGGTGCGTTTGCTAAGTTTACGAATGCCAACAATACTCTTACATACTTCATTGCTCTGGAGACAAAGTAATGATGGGTGATCGTCAGTTTGCAAGTCGAGCCGTTTCTGAATGGCTTGATCCACTTGGTGTAATTATTCTCGGCACAGTCGGTATTTCTGTGCTTACTGTCATTGCAATGTTATATGTTGCTCACCAGAACGATCTGGAGCGCAATGCATTTCAAAAAGTTTGTGTAGATTCTGGTGGATATCCGGTTGTTACCTATTCATACATCAAAGGTAGTAAAGATGGCCGCCTTTGTATCAATCCATCCGCAATTATTGAGGTAAACTAATGTTTGATGATCGTTATATGGTAAGCCTTCTATTGAAGGTTATTGAACTACTCGAAACGAAACAGACCGCAAAGCAGAAGCATTGTGGTATTGGATACGGAGGCCTCTAATGAGTATGATTGGTCATAACCAGCAGCAACGCTCGGTTCAGGGTCTTACCGATGAAGATCGTAAGACACTTAAAAAGGCTGTTATTGAAATGAATGACTCAATGACTCGTGTGGGGGCGGAGCGTGAGTTGCAGAAAGAAACCGTTAATGAAGTCTGCGACAAGCTAGGCATCGATAAGAAGCTATTTCGCCGTATGTCTCGTGCATACTTTAAGGCAAACTTCAAGGATGAGGTTCAGGAGAACACCGACTTTGAGGAGTTCTATACCGCAGTTATTGAGAAGACTGCACCATGATTGAACTGGCATTTGAACTTGTGGGGGCGGCCAATCTTGTGGCTGCCCTTATCTACTTTGCTATCGATGAGAATGATATCATGCACTGGTTGTTTTATCTTCTCGTTTCTGCTATAATGTATATCAATGCAATCCGCTATGATAAGGGGAATGAATGAGTGAATATCTATATGTTGAGAAGTATCGTCCTCACAAGATTGAGGACTGTATTCTTCCTGATCGCCTAAAGAAGGTCTTTCAGGAGTATGTGACAAAGGGAGAAATCCCAAATCTAATGCTCACTGGGTCTGCCGGTTGCGGTAAGACTACAGTGGCAAAGGCGATGTGTGAGGAGATTGGCCTTAATCATCTTTTCATTAACTCGTCCGATGAAAGAGGTATTGACACCCTTAGAACAAAGATCAAGGGTTATGCCTCTACTGTATCTCTTACAGGTGGTCGTAAGGTTATCATCCTTGACGAAGCAGACTATCTAACTCCAGAGGCGCAGGCAGGCCTGCGTGGTGCCATCGAGGAGTTTAGTGAAAACTGTTCGTTTATCTTCACCTGTAACTTTAAGGCTCGTCTGATTGATGCCCTTCATTCTCGCTGTTCTGTCATTGACTTCTCCCTTAAGGGTGATGAAAAGTCAAAGATGGCAATGCAGATGTTTAAGCGACTAACAAACATTCTTTCGCAAGAGGGTATTGAATATGACAAGCAAGTATTGGCAAAGATTGTTGAGCGATATTTTCCAGACTATCGTAGGACTCTTAACGAACTCCAGAGGTATTCTACTTCTGGAAACATTGATGCTGGTGTTCTTAGTCAGGTTAATGATGTTCGCAAACTAGACGAACTTATCAAGACACTAAAGAGTAAAGACTTTGGTGCTATGCGTAAGTGGGTCGTTCTCAATTCAGATGTTGATCCAGCCCGTGTGTTTCGTAACATCTATGACGGTTTGTCAGAATATCTAAAGCCCGAGAGTGTACCAGCGGCTGTTATTACACTTGCTAAGTATCAGTATCAGGCAGCGTTCGTTGCCGATCAAGAAATCAATCTAGTTGCATGTCTAACAGAACTGATGGTTGAGTGTGAGGTAAAGTAATGTATGCTAGAGCATCAAGGTTTCAAACAGGACAATTCAAGGCAACTCAAAGAACAGTAATTGAACATGGATTCGTCCAGAGTTTCGTTGAGGAAACGTTCAACGAAAAATTGAAAGGTGAGATAACTCGGGAAGAGTATGCTTCTATCATAGACAAACGATTTGATGAAATCATAAAGGAGTATCCATATAACGAGTCAACAGACGTTATGCCATTTGGTATGTATAAAGGTGATCGTATTATAGATATCTTCAATGAAAATCCTGAGTATCTATTATACATTCTTTGGGTTAAAAAAACTGATAAGAATTTTATCAGACTCATATCCGAGAATTGTAATTTACCTTATCTTGTTAGAAAGTTGGTTGCTATACAATGACAGACCTATTCAGAGATATCATTCCAAGCATCCTTCAAACTAAGAAGGATGTCTTGGAAACCGAAAAAGATTATAATGCTTTCGTAGTGAACCGGGCCCTCTCGTTTCACTATGATTGCGTTTTGCAAGCAAATGAAATGAACCGTTATCCCTCGTTGCCAGGATCCCTGCAATATCAGTATTTACTAAATACCATCCGTGGATACAAACGTCCATTTAGACCATGGCAGAAGCGTGAGACCATTGAGAATCTGGAAGCTGTGAAAGAGTATTACAACTACTCTTACGAAAAGGCGAAAGAAGTGATGGTTTTACTAAATGCCAACCAGATAGAAGAAATAAAAAAACAGATTCATAAGGGTGGCACAGATGACAGTAAACCTAGACGAGTTCGTGGAAGTTAAACTTCCCGACCCTCAAGCCTTTTTAAAGGTAAAGGAGACGCTGACCCGCATTGGTGTGGCGTCTAAGAAAGATAAGACTCTTTATCAGTCTTGTCATATTCTACATAAGCAAGGGCATTACTACCTTGTTCATTTCAAAGAAATGTTTATTCTAGATAACAAGCCAACAGACTTCTCTGAGGAAGATAGAGGTCGTCGTAACACGATTGCCAATCTTCTAGCAGAATGGGGATTGGTTTCATTAGTCGATCCTAAGAAGTCACAAGAGCCTTTGACTCCTATTAACCGTATCAAGATCATATCATACGGCGAGAAGTCAGAATGGAATCTAGTTGCTAAGTATTCTCTAGGCAAGAAGAAATACACCGAAGAATAAGAAAGTGAGTATATTATGGAAACATTGAAAGTTTGGAAAACACATCCTTCAGTTAGACTCCCAGTTCATCAGACCGAACAGTCTGCTTGTTTTGACCTGGCATTCCAGCCGGCTGGCAAATCTGTTTGTCAGGGTTACACACAATTCAATAAGCCAATCAATCGTGAAATGAGAGAATCGATTACCATTAGTCCTGGTGACAGGGTGATGGTACCTACTGGTCTTGTATTCGACATTCCAGAGGGTTATTCGGTTCGTGTTCATGCTCGTTCTGGTTTATCACTTAAGCAGGGTCTAGCACTTGTCAATGCCGAGGGTGTTATAGATGCTGACTATGTTCAAGAGGTGTATGTCCTCATTCATAATGTGTCTGGTAACCCTGTAACGATCAATAACGGTGATCGTGTTGCACAGGCCGAACTAGTCAAGAATGTAGAATATAAGATTGAAGAAATCAATTTCATGCCTCTTGTTAAGACAAGTCGCACAGGTGGCTTTGGTTCTACCGGAGTGTCCGCCGAGATTAAAGTTATCAATATAAATACAGAAGAAGCAAAAGTTGAGCCTGTTCCTGTTAAACGGGGCAGAGGAAGACCTAGGAAGGATTCATGAGCGGATTTCCAGTTCATTTCATCGGTGCATTAAGAATGTGTGGTGCTTTAACCACACCAGGTCCTGGCAACCCAATGAATGTGTTTGTTGAGGGTAAGCCTGTTGCGGTAGCTGGTGATTTAAATACACACAATAATCTAGGTGCTTTGCTATCTCTATCACCGGGTAATGTCTTGGTCGGAGGTGTCCCTCTTGTCGTTTCTTTGTTAGATCAAGGATCACCAGATGTTCAAGGCATTATACCTCATGTAACTGGTCTGCCAACACCTGCCGAAGGTTCGGGTGTTGTAAAGGCGTATGGGATGCTTAGTAGCACCCTTGGCATGATGGGTGGTGGTAAAGGTAACAAAAATGGCAGAATGGATACAGGAGAAAATGTATTAGCTGGAGGCCAGAAGGTAGGTGATATCTACCGTGTAGTTGATGGTGGTGGTGCTGGTTTCGATGTTCTAGTTTTGGCTAATGTATCGAATACCGTTGTTAATGGTTCCTCAGTCACCGGTGAAACATCAGGTAACACTTTTACATTTTCCACCTACTATTCCACTTGACAATCACCCGATGTTTACTATATAATGTATGATGATAGCCGAAAGGTATCGTCTTTTATAATCTCGCTGAAAAGGAGAAACACATGGAAACTTTCAAGAAATTCAATACCGATAACTTTGGTATTCCTGATTCGCTATCCCGTCAATTTATCGGCTTTGATGCCATTCTAGATACTTTGCGCCGTTCTAATGAACAATTGGCAAAGGCATCTAATTACCCTCCATACAATATCAAAAAGATTGATGATGAACATTTTGTGATCGAAATGGCTGTTGCTGGTTTCGGCAAGCAGAACCTTGATATTGAATTGAAGGAAGGTGAACTAACTATTACTGGTTCACATGAAGCCGAGGAAAACGATTACATCTATCAAGGCATTGCAAATCGTGCCTTTACTCGCAAGTTCACTCTTGCTGACACTGTTGTTGTAAAAAATGCGGAGTTGGTCAATGGTCTACTTAAAATCGCTCTTGAACGCTATATTCCCGAGGAGAAGAAGGCTAAGAAAATCGATATCTTGGATCCGTTCGGCGTCGGGGAGACGACGAGGCAGCTTCTCAACGAGGGTACGAAAGCGTGGGCGGATGGCGTCCAGAAGATTGCGGACTCGCTAACACCTAAGTGATATAAATAAAAATAACACGGTCGGGACCTCTGTTCATACAAGTCCCGGCCTTCTTTTATATGAGGTAGATTATGCAGCTTACAATTATTGATACAGAATATGTTCGTCCCGACATTCACATTTCTAAAGAAAATCTAGAGAAGTATAAGAACGGCGATACATTCATTGAAACAGGAACCTATCATGGTGATACAGTTTCAATGGTCCTCAAAACTAATCTATTCAAAACAATCCATACAATCGAACTAGACAAGCAACTGTATGACAATGCCGTTGAAAACTTTAGTAAGAATACAGAGGTAGTTTGTCATCAGGGTGACTCTATTGATTGTCTCAAGGAAATCGTTTCAAAGTTAGAAGGACCTGCTACATTCTGGCTAGATGCACATGCTTCGGGACCGCTTCCTGGTGGTAAGTCTGGTGGTTCTCCTGTATTGGATGAACTAGATATCATTGCAGCAACCGGTCGTAACGATCATACCATTATCATTGATGACTGTCGTTTGTTCGGTTCAGCAGAATGGTCTTTCGTTACTAAAGAAGATGCTGTAGAACGGATTAAGAAGATCAATCCAAACTACAATATTCACTACCTTGATGGTCATGAAAGAAACGATGTTCTTTGGGCAACAGTGAAATGAAACTTGTAATCGAAAAGCCTGTAGCGGTTATCACACCTACAATCGGTTCTCCTAAACTAGTTGATGCTATGAAGTCTGTAGCAAATCAGACTTACAAGTGTAAGCATTATATCGTTATTGATGGACCTCAATACAGTGATAATGTTGCAGACACGGAAGCATTCTCTGGCATTGATCGTGATAGATATGAAATCACCATTCTTCCAGAGAACACAGGTAAGACTGGCGGTGACTTCTACGGGCATCGTATCTATGCTGCAATGCCGCATCTTCTCAACTCAGAATATGTTCTCTTTCTAGATGAAGATAACTGGTATGAACCAGATCATGTCGCCACTCTTATTGAGACAATCGAAACTAAGCAATTAGACTTTGCATATTCACTTCGTAAGATTTTCTCTCCTACAAGAGATTATCTTTGTGACGATAACTGTGAGAGTCTAGGCAAGTGGGAAATCTTTCTGTCTCGTGGTTCTCCTCATGGTAAGCACTATCTAATCGATACATCTTCTTTCTGTTTCCGCAGAGAGTTTATCCAGAAGACATGTCATCTATGGCATGCCGGTTGGGGTGGTGATCGTATCTATTACTATGGTGTAAAAGATCATTGTCGATATGATACAAACGGCAAGCATACACTTTGCTATCGTCTAGATGGCAATCCTAATTCAGTTACCAAAGAATTTTTCGATGAAGGTAACAAGACACAAGAAGCATATTATGGGGGCAAATTTCCATGGAAAAAGACCTGATCATCGGCGGGGCATCAAACTACGATTACGAAAAGCTACAATACTGGGTTAACTCAATCAAGCAAACCGAGTTCTCAGGTGATATCGTTATCTGTGCTACCAACATTACAAAAGAAACAATCGATAAGCTATCTAAGAAGAATGTTACCGTGTATGCTTATGGTGTACCAGATGGTAATGGTGGATTTAAGAGTGAGACACGCCTAGCGCCACATGTTGAAAGATTTTTCTATCTATGGGGTTTTCTAAACGAGCATCGTGAAAACTATAGATATGTTGTGGTAACTGATACAAGGGATGTTATCTTTCAGACAAACCCTTCTGACTTTCTCCTTGAGAATCTAAAGGTAACAAACTCTCTAATCTGTTCATCCGAAGGCCTTCTATATAAAGATGAGCCATGGGGTGATAAGAACCTGCTTGACACCTTCGGGCCTTTCTTTCATAATATCTATCGTGAAGAAATGATTTACAATGTAGGAACGATTGCAGGTATGTCAGAAGATGTTGCCGCTCTATTGCTCATGATCTTCCAGCTATCTATCAACCGTCATACACCGATTGTCGATCAGGCAGTGTTTAACTTCATTGTTAATCAGTTACCTTACAGTGCAGAGATTCAGAAATCGACAAACGAAGATGGTTGGGCTATTCAGTTAGGTACAATTCGCAAGGCTGTTGAGGCAGGCTTTGGTGAAATTGGACAGAGAGCAAAGACTGATCCTAAGCAGCTAGAGCAGTATGATAAGAACTACCGTGATGTTCAGCCTGTGATCAATGATCATATTGTCGCCACACCAAAGGGTGATAAGTATTGTATTGTTCACCAGTGGGATCGAGTTCCTGAACTGAAAGAAAAAGTTTTAAAGTTTTATGGTGATGAAGCTGGTGAAGGAGTCATATCATTTCAGACAAGCAACTAAAACTAGGATTTGCTGACACCATCGATGGAGTAAAAAACTACTTCACCGATGTTTTGTCAAAACGATACAATGTAGTCCGGGACGATGAGCGCCCGGACTATCTCATATTTGGTGATAGAAACTTTGGTGACACTAATGGAAGATTTAAGAACTGTGTTCGTATCTTCTACACAGGTGAGAACCAGCGTCCTCACGATTATGATTGCCACTTTGCTATGTCTTTCGATCATCCTGTTTCAAACAAGATGTATCGACTACCTCTCTATTTGATTTATGAGTATGATCATCATATACTAAGAGATAGAGAGACAAGGACTGTTGACGATTATGACAACAGTGAATTTTGTTCGTTTGTTGTTAGAAATCCTGGATGCGAATATCGTAACGCCTACTTTCATACAGTGTCACGATATAAGCGTATCGATGCTGGTGGTCCTCTATTCAATAACATGAATGGATGGACGCCTGCCGATGTGGTAGAGAAGGTTAAGTTTATGAGCAATTATAGATTCAATCTTTGCTTTGAGAATAGTTCGTATCCTGGCTATTGCACAGAGAAACTATTTGAGGCTTTGTGTGCCAAGACTGTTCCAATCTATTGGGGTTCACCGACTGTTGCGTTAGACTTCAACCCTAAGGCATTTCTCAATCGCTATGACTATGCATCTGATCTAGAGTTTATCAATAAAATAATTGAACTAGATAGTAATAAGGATGCTTACAACGAAATGTATATGCAACCTATGTTTCGTGACGATGAGCATCAAAGAAACTTTAACGAAGACCGTTTTCTAAACTGGTTTGAACAAAATGTATATCAAGGTGTGATCAATGAATAAAGCATTAATTATTTCCCCCACAGGCCGCCCTCTATACTTCCATGAGGACTATGAAAAGGACAATCATTGGCGTTACACTAAGCCTGAACGCACATATGATACCTGTCTTGTTCTCTACAATGATTTTGAGCCGGAGCCCGACACATATGACTTTCTAGTTGAACATAAAGGCTTCAAGTGGAAGATCCTTCCTGAGTTGTCTAAGATCATCAAGTGGGAAGATTATGATTATATCGGCTTCTGGGATGACGATTATGTAACAGACATTCGGTCTGTAAATCTCGCATTAGATTTGGCGAGGAAGTTTGACTTTCGTTTGTTCCAGCAGGCGACAACTTCGTTTCAGACTTATGATTGTTTGAAGCATAATCCTGAATGGGTGTTTGCTGAAACGAACTTTATCGAGATTGGTATTCCATTCTTTAGAAATGATATCTTTCGTAAGGTGATTCGTTTCATCGAAGACTATAGTAAAGATACACTCAACTGGGAAGCAAGTTGGGGAATTGATAAAGTTCTTTGTTATTACCTACAAGCAACTGCCCATGTCGTTCATGCCTCAACTGCTAGACATATGGTTCCAGAAAGTAGCATGTATGATAAGACTGCCGCATTTAATGAAATGGATTATCTCATGAGAGATTTCTTTCCTAGATATATGAAAGAAGAATTTGGTATTGATTACCAGTATTCAGATGTTCAACAGACATTAAAAGCATACAAGTTTAGTTAGGAGATTATGATGACGACCCTTAGAAAATGTTTTGATAATGTGACACATTCATCCGATAAGTGGGAACCATACTTTGACATTTACGAAAGACATTTGAGCCGCTATATCGGTAAGAAGTTTAACATGGTAGAAGTTGGTGTGCAGCGAGGCGGATCACTAGAAATGTGGTCTAACTATTTCGGCGCACAGATGCATATCACTGGTGTTGATGTTGATACTGAATGTGCTAAGTTACAGTATAAGGAAAAGAATATCGATGTTGTAATTGGTGATCAGGGTGACGCCAAGTTTTGGGATGACTTTCTAACTAAGCATACCAAGATTGATGTATTCATTGATGATGGTGGACACTTTATGGATCAGCAGATCCTTACCTTCGAAAAAGTCTTTCCCAAGATGCCTGTTGGTAGTATCTTCATTTGCGAAGATTGCCACACAAGTTATATGCCTTACAATGGCGGAGGACTAAATCGTCCAGGCACATTCATTGAATATGCCAAAGATTACATTGATGTGCTACATTACTCATGGAAGGAAAGCAGCACAGATGTTCTCGAAAAGAAGTATGCTATCGGTGAAGGCTTGACAGGTGTTTACTTTTATGATAGTGTAGTCGTGTTTGAAAAGTTTGGCAAGGTGAATATGAAAACAGTATTCCCGCCACTGAATAAGGAATGAATATGAGCAAGAATGTTTTGATCACAGGTGGATGCGGATTTATTGCCCATCATGTTATTGATGTTCTACTTGATAGGACAGATTGGAATATCATTACCCTAGATCGCCTAGATTATTCGGGCAATCTAAACCGTATTGCTGAGGTTCTTGATACAAAGACGCCAGAGCAACGCAAGCGTATCCGCACGGTATTCTCCGACCTAAAGGCAGAGATCAATCCTCTTACTGCTAGTTTCATTGGTGATGTGGATATCATTCTGCATCTAGCGGCTTCTTCTCATGTTGATCGTTCTATTACACACCCTCTAGAATGTATCAATGACAATACAATGGGAACTGCCCATCTATTGGAGTATGCTCGTAAGCTAGAGAAGCCACTAGAGACATTTCTATATTTCTCTACCGATGAAATCTTTGGTTCAGCACCTCCTGGCGTAGCATATGGCGAGTATGATCGTTATAACTCAACCAATCCTTATTCTGCATCTAAGGCAGCAGCCGAGGAACTATGTGTAGCATATGAGAACACATACAAGATTCCCATGATGATTACTCATACAATGAATGTGTTTGGTGAGAGACAGACACCAGAGAAGTTCATTCCTCTTTGTATCAATCGAGTTCGTAAGGGTGAGAAGATTTATATTCACTCTAATGCAGAAAAGACTGAGGCTGGTTCTCGTTTCTACATTCATGCTCGTGATGTTGCCGATGCTATTCACTTCCTCATTACAAAGAAGCCTGAATCGCCACATAAGATTTTCAATCAGCCAATGTGTGCCAAGTTTAACATCGTAGGCAAGGAAGAGATTGATAATCTAACACTCGCTAAGATGATCGCTAAATCCCAGGGTAAGGAACTTAATTATGAAATGGTTGACTTTCACAGTAGCAGGCCCGGTCATGATCTTCGCTATGCTCTTTCTGGTGAGCTTATGCGCAGTCTTGGTTGGGAGCCTAAGATCGCTCTTTCGCAACGAATCGAAGAAGTAACTAAGTGGTATCTAGATAATCCACGTTGGTTGGGAGAGTAATATGGATTGCACACCTATCACACATTGCATTGCTTGTGGCTCTGATGCTCTAGTTCCTGTATTGGATCTAGGGCATCAACCCCTTGCCAATTCATATAAGGATCATGAGAATGATCCCGAACAGACATTCCCTCTTGCTATCAATAGATGCACACATTGTTATCATGTGCAATTGACGCATCAGGTCAATCCAGAACTTATGTTCAAGGACTATGCCTATGTGTCTGGAACAGCTAAGACGCAACTAGATTACTTTGATTGGTTCGTTGATCAGATCGTTAAGATCAAAGGATCGACTCCAAGGACGGTATTAGACATTGGTTGTAACGATGGTTCATTTCTAAATGCATGGGGTGGAACTGGCGCAACAACATATGGTGTCGATCCTGCTGAGAACTTGTATCCTGTTTCTTCTAAGAATCATAATGTTCATTGTGGTTTCTTCACAGGACAAGAATATCCAGGTATCAAGTTTGATATCATTACTTGTATGAATGCCTTCGCTCATAATGCTAATCAGTTAGAACTATTGAAACATGCTCGTGATAGACTGAGTAATGATGGACTAATCTTCTGCACCACATCACAGGCAGACATGATTCTAAATGGTGAGTTTGATACGATTTACCATGAGCATGTATCATTCTATAATATCTATTCGGCACAGGCTCTATGTCGTCGTGCTGGTTTAAACTTGATTGATGTTCTAAAGCATCCTATTCACGGCACAAGTTACATCTTTGTCATTTCAAAAGATATGACATTCAGTCAAAAAGTTAAGAACCTTATTGATGAAGAAGCAAAACTTGGTCTATATGATCCTAAGACATATACAGAGTATGCCGAAAAGTGCTATAAGGTAGCGGAGTTGTTTGCGAGAACAATTCGTTTGTATCGTGATCGTGGCATTCCTGTTGTTGGGTTTGGAGCAGCAGCAAAGGGTAACACACTATTGAACTTTGCTAATGAGAAGCCTGATTTCATCATTGATGAAAATCCTCTAAAGCAATTGAAGTTCACGCCTGGCGTAGCAGCACCAATCTATCCTTTGAACTATCTAACTCTTAACTACTTTGAGAAGCAGCCTGTTTGCTTCATTCCTCTCGCATGGAATTTCTATGATGAGATTGTTAAGAAGGTCAAGTCTGTTAGACCTGCACATACACACAAGGATATCTTTGTTCGGTACTTCCCAACATTTGAAATTGTAGAATGAACATAGGATATTATCACACATATCTAACAGACAATCCCGCCATATGGTTGTCTGTTGTTATGGAGCAGTTTAAGATAATGGAAGATAGTGGTCTAGTGGAAAACCTAGACCGCTTCATCATTACTGCCATAACGCAGGATGATAGACGCACACATTATTTTAAAGAACTATGCGAATCATACAACTTCAACAATCTAGAAATCCATTTCGTAAACAATTCACACAAGAATGATTGCGACATGCTATCACTGATAGAATCCACATCAACAACCGAAGTCATTACATTGAAACGGTTGTGGCAAGAATGTCAAAGAGGTGATTTCAATGTCCTGTATTTCCACTCTAAGGCAATTACAGGAACGGATAAGCTCCTAAACAATTCTGATATGAAGGCTTTCAAGCGAAGTGTTTATTGGAGGCAATACCTTAATTGGGGTGTTCTAGAGAAGTGGGAGGAATGCGTAAAAAGGCTTGACAAGTATGATGTATCTGGTGTAAACTATAGCAATGATCCGATACCGCATTATAGCGGAAACTTTTGGTGGGCTAAGTCTTCCCATATAAGAAGGCTTCCCGATCCTGAAACGAATGATTGGTGGCACCTTGTTCAAGCAAATGCTACCGATCAATGGTTGAAGTATTGTCCACTTCGTTATAAGGATGAACAGTGGGTGACGCATCTAAAGGATACTAAGATGTTTAATGTTGAAGGCGTAAAAGATAATCCTGCTTTTACAATTACACCAAGGAGATTATACGCATGAAGGTAGCAGTTATTGGCGCAGGTGGACATGTTGGCTTTCCATTCTCTTGTGTTCTAGCAGAAGCAGGACATACAGTTTATGGTATTGATGTTAACCAGGCAGCGGTCGATATGCTCAACAAAGGTATTGTACCATATATTGAAGAAGGTGCTGCTGATATTCTAAGAGACAATTTACAGAAAGAGCGACTACTGTTTTCTACAGACTTTGACTTCATTCAAGATGCTGATGTGGTTGCTATCATGATTGGCACACCGGTAGATGGAGAAGGCAATGCAAGACTTGATGATCTTTTTAATTTTATTGACGATAATCTTGTTTCTCGTATGAAGAAACACCAGTTGATTGTTCTAAGATCAACTGTATCACCAGGCACAACTGAGGTTCTTCGTAAGCACTTTCAGAAGCATGGATGGATTGAGGGTATCGATTATTATCTAGTGTTTTGTCCTGAGCGTGTTGTTCAGGGCAAGTCAATCATTGAAACGACTAAGTTGCCACAGATCGTGGGTGCATTCAATGATTTTTCGTTTAGGGTTGCTAAAAACTTTTTTAGATCCTTTATTAACAATGAAATCTTCCAACTGACTCCTCGTGAGGCAGAACTTGGCAAGTTGATGACTAACATGTATCGTTATGTTACCTTTGCGTTTGCCAATGAAATGTGGATGATTGGTGAAAAGCATGGAGTGAACATTGACAAAGTTATCGACGCATGTAATTTCGATTACCCGAGAATGGATGTGCCTCATCCTGGACCTAATGTCGGAGGCCCTTGCCTTTTCAAGGACGGTCGCTTTCTTCTTTCTGATATTCCTTTCGGCGACCTTATTCAAACTAGCTTCCTTATCAATGAAGGCATGCCAGATTATGTCTTTAACCGTATCAAAGAAATCAACCCTGAGGTAGAGAAGGTTCTTATTCTAGGTGCTACCTTTAAGAAGGGCTGTGATGATACTCGTAACAGTCTATCATTCAAGATGAAGAAGGTTTGTAGAAAGCATGGTGTTGATGCATGGATTGTAGATCCCCTACATATCGAAGACATGAACATTCCGGCAGAGAATAAGTTTGATGCTGTAATCGTTATGACGCCACATGATGATTTTACAGACCCTGATAAAATGGGTTATAAGATCACTAGATTTAAACATCATTGTGTCGTTGCTGATATTTGGAAAATGTTCCCAGAAAGTAAACTAAGTAATACGGGCATTTATAAAGTTGGAGATATGCTATGAAGATTTTGGTTACAGGAAGTGAAGGCTCACTAATGCAGGCGGTTATCCCGCTGCTACTAAAGAAGAAGTATGTTGTTTATGGTGTTGATAACCTTGCCCGTTATGGTGAACGCCTAGGACATGCTGGTACAGATTATACTTTTATCAAGTGTGATCTTACAGATGGTATTAGTGTTAATAGGCTTGTTGAACAGGTAAAGCCAGACTATATCATTCAGGCCGCTGCTACAATCTATGGTGTAGGTGGCTTCAATAAGTATTGCGGTGAAATGTATAAGGACATTACTCTACACGATAATGTCCTTCGTGCTGCCGTTGCACACAATGTTAAGAAGGTAGTTTATATTTCGTCTTCTATGGTCTATGAGAACTGCCCACAGGTTATCGGTGAGCCAGTTGCGGAAGATATTGTTGAACAGTATCCAGCACCATCAACCGATTATGGTCTATCTAAGTTTGTTGGTGAAAGAGTATCAAGAGCATACTTTAAGCAGCATGGTCTAAAATACACCATCTGGCGTCCATTCAACATCATCACCCCATATGAAAAGAGCGAAGATGAGGAAGTTGGTATCTCTCATGTTTTTGCCGACTACATTAAGAACATCGTAATCGAAAAGAAGAAGCCTCTTCCAATCATTGGCGACGGTCTACAGGTTCGTTGCTTTACATGGATTGACGAAGTAGCACAGGCAATTGCAGATTACTCCTTCTTGGAGAAGACAGACAATGAGACTTACAATCTAGGCAATCCAGAACCAATCTCAATGCGTGTTCTAGCAGAAAAGATCATTGATGTTGCTGCTAATGAATATCAGCTATTCACACCTTACTATCCTCTTTACGAAACTGTCGGTGAGTATGAGAACGATGTTAAGGTTCGTATCCCTAATGTTGACAAGGCCAAAGAACAGCTTGGTTGGGAAGCCAAGATGAAAGTTGATGACTCCGTTCGTATGTGCCTAAAGTATATTGTGGAGAGCAAGCATGTCTAAAACATTCGTAGTCACAGGCTGTAATGGATATATTGGCAGTCATATGTGCTATGAATTGAGAAAGACATATCCCGATTGCATCATACATGGAATAGATAAACATGAAAAGCAACATCTTAGGTCTCTTTATGATTTTTATCATAATACTGATTTGGTTAGCGATACCATTAATCTTCCTGCGAGAGCGGACGCCATCTTTCACTTCGCCGCCTACACAAGTGTCGAAGAAAGTATGCGAGAACCCTTTATGTACCACCAAAACAATCTGGTGGGGAGTATTAGGCTCATTGACCGGGCAATAGTAGAAAGAGCAGAGAACTTTATCTTTTCATCAACTGCTGCGGTATATGGTGAAAGCCATGATAGTATGTTTGGTCATCTTAACGAGAACCGACCAATGAATGCTCTATCTGTTTATGGACATACTAAGCAAGTGGTGGAAGAAATTCTTGCCAGTGTTTATCAAATGAATGTTATGTGCCTTCGCTATTTCAATGCATGTGGTAGAAATGTAGAAGCAGGTTTGTATGAGGAACATGATCCTGAAACTCACCTGATTCCACTTCTTGCCCGAAGCAAGACTGCCACAATCTACGGTAATGATTGGCCAACTAGAGACGGTACCTGTATTCGTGATTATGTTCATGTGATTGATATCTGTAAAGCACATTTACTTTCCTATAAGCATATGAGCGGAATGGCAATGAGGACTAATGATGTTCTTAATGTTGGTTCAGGCAAAGGATATACAGTAAAAGAAATAGTTGACAAAGCCAATGAAATCATTCATAATGGTGAAATGACTATTGAGTATAAGGAACGCAGAGAAGGTGATGTTGCTTACCTTGTTGCTAATACAGACAAGATAAAAATGATGTTGAACTTTACTCCGCAATATACACTAGACGACATATTGGAGTCGATGAAGAATGGATAAGTGGCAAGAACTAAAAGGTTTGATAGATGCTAGTTTGGCATTTAATGTTCACTATTCATCCGAAAGACCTGTTGAACATAATATGTTACATAAGGTCAAGCAATGGATGATCGAACTAGAAGAAAGAGAAGCAAAGGAAGGATCAAAACATGAAGTATAAAGCACCAGTAGATTCCACCCTGTTCCTTCTTCGTGATGTTCTAAAGTTTGATAACGAGTTAACAGAGCCAATCCTAACAGAGATTGCAAAATTATCAGAAGAAACTATTGCACCAACTAATCAAGAAGGTGATTGGAGAGGTTGCAAACTTTCACAAAAAACACCTATGTTTCCTTTTACAGAACCAGTAGAACCATTGAGTGTTCATGTGCCTGAATGTTTCCACGGACCATACAAACAGTTTGCAGAGGGAGGTTGGATTGGTCTATCAGTTCCGGAAAGATTTGGCGGCCAAGGTATGCCGTTTACACTTGCGGTTGCTGCAAACGAATTTGTATCCTCATCTAACATGGCTTGGTCTCTTTTTGCTGGCATTACTCGTGGAGCGATACAAACACTACTAGTTTCTGGTTCAGATGCACAGAAAGAAACATTCATTCCACCAATGGTGCGTGGTGAATGGACAGGAACAATGTGTCTTACTGAACCACATTGCGGCACTGACCTTGGTTTGCTCAAGACTAAAGCAGTAGATAAACAGAATGGATCATATGAGATTACTGGCCAGAAGATTTTTATTTCTGGTGGTGAACATGATCTAACAAAGAACATTCTTCACCTCGTCCTCGCCCGTGCGGCAGGCGACCCAGAAGGTGTCAAAGGTATTAGTTTGTTTGCTGTGCCAAAGATTCTTCCTGATATGTCACGCAACAAAGTATCTTGTGGTTCTATTGAATCTAAGATGGGTATTCATGGTTCACCAACTTGTGTTATGAACTTTGATGGTGCTACAGGATTCCTAATCGGTGAAAGATGCCGTGGTCTCCAGGGCATGTTTATTATGATGAATGAACTTAGATTAGGCTGTGCTATTCATGGTCTATCACAATCGGAGTTAGCGTTTCAAAATGCCTTACAATATGCCAAAGACAGAATCCAGAGTAAGAGTGCCGTCGCTCTTAGCGGTCCTAGTGTCGCTATTCTTTCACATCCTGATATTAGGCGTATGCTTATGGATGTTCGCAGCATTAATGAAGCTGCCCGTCTATTAGTATTAGAAGCAGCCACATTAGTTGATAAGGGTGGAGAAGAAGCGGAAGATCGTCTTGGTCTTATGACTCCAGTTCTCAAAGGTGTTGTTACTGATTATGGTGTTGAGAACGCTATCAAGATGCAGCAAGTATGGGGCGGTCATGGTTATGTCCGTGACAATGGCATGGAACAGATTGTCCGTGATGCCCGTATTGCCATGATCTATGAAGGTGCTAATGGTATTCAGGCTCTTGATCTTGTTGGTCGTAAGTTGCCAAAGAACATGGGTCGTGCTATTATGACTTTCTTCAAAGATACTGAAACATTCCTAACAAGTTCTTATGAACACGATATCAACCATATCGTTCAGCCAATGACACAAGCCGTAAGCGAACTAAAGCAAGCAACTGAATGGTTAGCAGCAAATGGTATGAAGAATCCTAATGATGCTGGTGCAGCAAGTTATCCATATATGAAAATGTTTGGATTGGTTTTGTTAGGATTGGCGCATATTCGTATTTGTTTGGCAACCGACGACAAAGCAAGACATACTACCGCAACTTATTTTATGGAGAATGTCTTGCCAGAAGCCAGTTTCTTACTGAAAAAGATTCGTCAAGGATCACAAACAATGATGGCACTAACTCCAGACGAGTTCTGATGTTGTTTGGAGTTTAGATGTTGATTCCAGTTGTGTTGTCCTTTTATATCACGATTACAGCATGAGCAATGAAACACAGGAGCAGTTTGGAAATACTTCTTTCGTCTTTCCGACTGCTCTTGTCTCTTTTTAGGGTCAGACCATGTTTCTTTATGCTTCTTTGATAATGCTTCTCTTTTGGCAGTATTGGACCAAACCTTTGAACTTATCTTTGATCTTTCTTCCAAGTATTCAGGAGAGTTTCTAATGGCCACCATGTTATCACGAAACTCTGGATCATCCCATTGTCTTTTTAGATTATCTGACCTTAGTTTTCTTATCTCAGGAGCGTTATTGATTTCTAACATTCTGGCATAGTATTCGGGATCAGACCATCTTTCGTTATTCAACTTGGTGGCAAAGTCAGAGATTTCTTGTTGGGACATTTTGAGTTTTTGAGATATTCTCAAACAAGCGTATGTGTCGTTCTGGGAAAAATGAATATCGTAATGTTCCTGTATAGAAACACACTGGAGATTATCTATATGATTATTGGAATGATTACCGTCGATGTGATGGATTTCATACGATCTTCCTTGTTCGTCTTTAGGAATAGGACCGTTGAAATGTTCCCAGATTTTGCGGTAGTTGGTTGTAGTATAAATATCCATGCTGGACCTCCGATCAGGTTTAGAGTAGGTGAGGATTCCCGTCCTGCGACCTACACTTCTATTTAGTATTCCGAGGTTTTGATGAAATCGTGGAAAGAACTTGACTTCCGAGAGCAAATAGAGTATATTAGACAGGCTGAGTATCTCCAAGAAAAAGGATACTTTCCTGGAATAGATCCTTTTGTAGTTGCGGAAATGTTGTATCGGAAAAGGAAGTCAAGAAAGGATTGAAACATGGGTCTTGATATGTATCTCTACGGTAATAAGTGTTCTTTTTCCAAAGAACAAAAGGTCGATGGATTTCCTGTTTCGTCTGTGTTACTTGAAATGGGTTATTGGAATAAACGTGTCAACCTTCATGGATTTATCGTTGAAGCCTTTGCTGCCGGATTTGATGATGGCCAGAAGATCGATCTAGATAAAGATGACCTTGATTATATTATTAATGTATGGGAGAATGATAGCCATTATGATGAACTTGTAACAGGTTTTTTCTTTGGTAAGGCTTATTTCACAGAGGAAAAAGACGAATACGATCCTCATGAGGAACAGAAGGCTCGTGATATAGAACTATTCACGAAGGCTAAAAACTGGCTAACTGAAGAACATTCTAAGGATGAATATCGTTCTATCTATTACGAAGCATCGTGGTTATGAGGAGATTGTAGAATGACAGCGTTTGAAGCAATATTATGGTTAGAATCAACGTCACAGTATTTCAGCAAACGACCAACAAACGGTGAAGATCAAGCATATTGGTCTAATGTGTATAACTCTGAAAACTGTTTGAAGATTGCCGAACTAATAAGAGAATTATGTAAAGATGACTGACGATAAGGACAGACACAATACCGCAGAATATTTTATGAACCGTATTCTACCAGAAACAAGTATGCTATTGAAGCGTATGCGTTTTGGAAGTGAGACGATGATGAAGGCTGATTTGTGAGTAAGAAAGAGTTTCTAATCATAACTGGATTGATTTGCATACTTGCCTCTGCTCCTATGTATGGACTAACTCATGAACCATTAGTTTTAGTGCCCATAGTAGTTTTATTTTTTGCTGTTATTGTATGTCTAAGGAGTATAAAGAATGAACGATGAACGAACTATGACGATGAAGTTTAATAAGGATGGGACAAAACAGGTGACTGAAATTTCATCATCTGCCGCATTGGGTTTGATTGAAGAAAACGCTAAACTACGACAACGTATCGCAGAATTAGAAGATCAGTTGAATGAAATCAATAACTCAAGCAGAATATAACAAACTGTTTGATGATTATATAAGAGAACAAAAGTTCGACGGTGGAGACCGGGACAGATGGTATTCTAACCATGTTATCAAGTTCTTCAAGATAACAACGGAAGATACAGATATCCGTCCTGGTTTCCACGTCAATGAAATAGGTGAGAGAATAGATGAAAGTTGAATTGTTCGGTATAGCGTTATGGATTGCAATTATCGGAGGACTAGTATATGCCTTTGGGTTTGTTCCCGTCCTTATTACAATTGCACTTTTCATCGCTTGGTTTATGGTATATGTCGTATGAGTAATGATGAACTAATCAAACAACTACACGAGTTAGCAGATTGGGTTGAAAAGGCTAATCATGTTCATTGCAACTCTGTCCCTCGCCGTGCTGCATATCTCATACAAAAGTATGAAGATGAAAACAATCAACTACGCCTGAGGCTTAACAAGAGAGATATATATCTGATCGACTATATCAATCGTGTCATTGGTTTTATAAGACTGCAATGGTATCTATTCAAAAAGAAAAGAGGAAAGAATGTATGATGAAATTTTTGATCTTGATCTTAATGGTGGTATTCCCCACGGCGGTTAATGCTCAAGTACCAATGACGACTGAAAATCGTTCTCTCGGTCCAGGCACATATGAAGAAAGCATGGCACAAATTAACGGCGCACCTCCACCATCTGATGGTTATAGAAAAGGATGGCAGTCATCAAAGCCTGGTGTATCTATGTCGTATGGAGGAGCAACAGGAACTATTCCTTTACTTAATCCTAATATGGAAGTTCCTGACGAATGACGAAAATTGATAGCAGATTGTCTAGGATTGACTGTTTTCCATCGGCAATCTATGTCATACTATTGTCAAGTAGTCAATAGGGACTGCTAAATAACAGACCGGGTAACCTATCCCGGAAGACCCGGTCAATAATAAAATAGGAGTGATATATGAGCGTTGTAAATCAATCGGCGAAAGCCGTGGCTACCGGCGTTAATGAGGTCGTTGACCTTAGGGGTATGTGGATCGGCCTAGCCCTTCTAAATACCTTTTATCTAATAGTCCGTATTTATGAACAAGTATATGGTTGGCGTGCCGGCCTTGACTCGTTCGCACCAGAGTTCCAGACATACTGGATGAGTATCCTCTGGACAGAAATTCCACTAGAATTGGTTTCAGGTCTTGCACTAGCAGGTTACCTATGGAAGACAAGAGACCGTGACCTCGCAAGCCTCTCACCTCGTGAAGAAATGCGTCGTCTAACTGTATTAGTTCAGTGGTTGGTTGTTTATGCTGTTGCTATCTATTGGGGTGCAAGTTTCTTCACCGAACAAGATGGTACCTGGCATATGACAGTCATTCGTGATACCGACTTCACTCCGTCACATATCATTGAGTTCTACATGAGTTATCCAATCTATTCAATCATCGCTGTTGGTGCGTTCTTCTATGCGAAGACCCGTATTCCTTACTTCGCACAGGGATATAGCCTTGCGTTCCTGATTGTTGCTATTGGTCCATTCATGATTATTCCAAACGTTGGGCTCAATGAGTGGGGTCATACATTCTGGTTTATGGAAGAGCTATTTGTGGCACCGCTACATTGGGGCTTCGTATTCTTTGGATGGATGGCACTAGGTGTCTTTGGTGTTGTGCTACAGATCCTAGGACGTGTTCATTCTCTAGTTGGTAAGGAAGGCGTTGCTCTCCTAACCGAGTAAGGTAAATGTAAACGAATGTAAACTGGGGTGCGACAAAACGTCGCACCCTTTTTGCTTGACAACACCACTAGATTTTGCTATACTCCATATCGTCAATGGAGATTTATATGCCGCTTCTTCCCGTCTATTATACCACGACCAATCTTCGCAAGCGCAAGCGCAAGCAGACCAAGCATGATCGTTCCGAGCATGATGCATGGTTGGTAAAGATGGGTGTTTCGCCTAAGCAGATTAAGGCAAAGAAGACTAAGAATACTTCCTGGAAGTCTGATTATTCTAATTCATTGCAGGTAGATCGTTCTACCAAACATCACGAAAAATCTATTCAAGAGGTGTGTAATGCACCTGCAAATGCCACGGCTAATCGTTCCGTGATGGCTAATCTGCATAAAGAGAGCGAAGAAACTCGCAAGGCTATTCTTGCTAAGGCGGCCAGGACTGCCCCTCTGTATTCCAAAGGTCCATATCAGTATATTACTGACGGCACAAATCTTGATGATGTAGGGAAAAAGAAATGACTGATAAAATGACAAATGAAGAACTCGTGGAACGTCTCCGTGATTGGGATAACTGTAGCCAAGATGACTATGAACTGGCGGCACACCGCATTGAAATAATGAATAAGTTTCTGCGTCATAATGTTTTCGCTGAAAAGCATTTTGGTGTCTTTTTCATTTGTGGTGAAGCAGGTGAGAAAGATATAAACGGTATACCCGAAGAGGTGCATATCTGTCCTGCATATGGATCAGATGTATCGTATGTTTTTACTCGTGGCAAATCATTCGCACCGGAGTGGTAAGATGAAAGTAAGATACTCAACAAACTGGATGGGTCCAGTCAACAAGAAGTGGATTGATGAAAACGGTAAAGACTGGTGTGCTGGTCGTATTGATGTGTATGGTGATGACGTTCCAGAATATACCGAGTTAGGTCTCAATATTATGAAAGGCAAAGACTGGGTTCGGTTTACAAGGTGGCTTGAAGGAAACTTTACTACTCCTGAAATATGGACGACCGAGCAGTTGGTTCAGGCATATGAGTTTCATAATCCAAAGATAACATGGTGGGAAAAGAAATGAGCAAATTTACACTTGATATTGACTACGACATTATGGATGAAATCACTAGGCAAAATCTAAAAGAAGCATATCGTCATGCGGATATGAATGATGATGAAATGCGTAACGCTCTTGATCTTGTGATAAACTACTTTTCTAGTCAAGAGCAATACCAAGAATGGATTGAGGAGAAACTAAAATATGTCTAAGATCGTGTTGGTTGAAACCGTAAGTTCTTTTCGTCATGTTCATGCAGTTGAGTTGCCTGATGATGCACCTGATGATTGGGCTATTGAGGATGTTATCTCTGAAATTACCAAAGATGATCCTGATATGAGTGAAGTTGGTCAGAAGTGGATCGGCGAAGAAATCTTTTCCCATCGTGTAGTTGATGAGAAAGAATACCTGCGAGTATTTGATGAGATGAATGGTCCTTACTTTGCTGAATGGCCAGTTGAAAAGAAGAAGGAGTTTATCTTCAAGCGAAAAGAAGAAGCATAAATAATACTATGCTCAAAAGATGGTATGAAACTAGACCGTTCACTTTTGGGGCGGTCTTCATTTTTCTTTATATGACTATACCTATATTAGATCAAGTTTTTATGTATCCGAAGATGAAACCAGTTTGTAATGGAGAAATCACGGATCAACAAGCTAGAGCATGTACCGATTGGATCCGAAAGAAGGAGACTCAACATGTTCGAATTGATAAACGAGGACCTGGAAGTCTGCATAGAGATACTAAGACAGATGAGTACCTGCGAGAACAGGAACGAGCAATTGCAGATTTTGGCAGAACACAGAATAAGTAAAAGAGACATTCAGAAAACAGTTGACTTGTGCGAACTATTGGTGTATTATAATGACAAAATCAAAGACTGATAAAATAGAAGATATAAAAGATCGTGAATTTATGTTGGAGATGGCTGATGAAGTCTGGCAAAAGTGCAAAGGTATACCAATTCCCGACGACTACTCGGAAGAAGATCGTTTGTCAATATTCGAGCGATACTACCACAGAGCGGTCTCCAAGTCCCAAGGTGAATGATAAGACCGATATTGAACTAAGATTGTTGGGTGCTGTTATTGGTGCCACTCTCATGTTTGGCATCATGTATCTATCTGCCTTAACAATATATGGAGTTTAATATGAAAGAACTAGTATTTGCAGTCATATCGATTTGTCTTACATCAGGCGAATGTGAGACGCACCAGGTAAAGATTGAGCCTAAGGTATGTCATTTGAAGTCTTCTCAGGCACAAGTTCCTATGAACGGTGAATGGAAAGATGCCGTTGTAAAATTTAAGTGCTAGGGCTTGACATTCCGTTTAGACTAGTTTAATATGCTTTATAAGATGAATGATGTGAGGAAAGATGACGCAGTTTCTACAGAATGGTAAGGTGTTCCGTCCTAGTGATGAAACCTCTATGTGCGTTCATAAGGTTCTTCCTACTGGCAATTTTACCATTGCTAAGGATCCTTTTGAGAATATGTATTTCGAGCGTGTCGATGACTTCGCTCAGCCGGGTAAGCTATACGGTGATACCCAGCGTCATACCAACCGTATTCTAAGCACCTTTCTAAGCCGTCCTAATGCAACTGGCGTCCTTCTCTCTGGTGAGAAGGGTTCTGGTAAGACAATGCTTGCCAAGAACCTCGTGGTTCAGGGTGCCCAGCAGCACAACCTTCCTACGATTATCATCAACCAGCCTTGGTCTGGTGATCAGTTCAATAAGTTCATTCAGGATATTCAGCAGCCTGCCATTGTCCTTTTCGATGAGTTTGAAAAGGTATATGACCGTGAGCAGCAGGAAGTTATGCTAACACTCCTTGATGGTGTCTTTCCTTCTAAGAAGCTATTCATTCTAACTTGTAACGACAAGTGGCGTGTCGATGAGCATATGCGCAATCGTCCTGGTCGTTTGTTCTATTCACTAGAGTTTTCTGGTCTAACTCCAGAGTTTGTGAAAGAGTATTGCGAGGACAATCTTCTTAATAAGAACCATATCGGTCGAGTCGTAAAGGTATCAACCCTTTTCGATAAGTTCAACTTTGACATGATGAAGGCTCTTATCGAAGAAATGAATCGATATGATGAGACTCCAGAGCAGTCTTTGGAAATGCTCAATGCTAAGATTGAATATGCCAACAAGGCTTCTTACAAAGTTACTCTGAAAAAGAAGGGTATCATCATTGACACTGCCGATGAAATGTGGTCTGGCAATCCTTTGCTGGGTAGCATTCATGTTGACTACACATACACCAGCTCTAATGAGGGTAAGAACAAGTATATGAATAGTAACCGTCCGCAGCCTGTTGCGGTTGATGATAATGAAAACTATGTTTCAATTTCATTTAAGCCAGAGGACTTGGTTGCTCTAGACCCTGTTCTTGGAACCATGACTTTTGTTCGTGACGACCATGAACTAGTCCTAACAAAGGTTGTCGCAAAGAAGGTGAACTTCTTTGATATTGCCTTCTAAATAAGATATACCTTTTAAGGGAGAAACAAATGATTGTAGGAGATAAAGTAAGTCATTCCGCTGTAACCGAAGCCTATTGCCTTATCTCTTCCTATATCAGGGAAGAGGGTAAGATTGGCGCTAACTATAACAAGGAACATCTATTGGACTTTGTTAACTTTCTAGCGGAAGTCTTAAAGCATCCAGAGAATTTTACGAATACGGCGCCAGTCAAATTGGCGCCGGTAGAAACCCCCGAACATGATGGTACGGGTTTAGCATAAGAAAGGTGAATGCATAATGAATAAGTTTTATATGGCAACTGTTATCGTCCTCGGTCTAACCGGCTCAGCACTTGCTCTAACTACACAGGACGAGACTCACAATGGCGTCACTGCCGCTGTTCCTGGTCCAACTAAGAGCAAGGGCTTTCTAGCTCCAGCCGCTCAGGTTACTCCGCACGGTATGGTTGTGACTGCTCCTCCGGGCGCAAATGTCGTTGTCGATAATGATGACGGTGACATTGAGATTGATATCGCTCCTTCAGGTAAGAAGCGTGGTCTTCTAGGCCTAGGATTTCTAGGTCTATGAGAAAGGCCCTAGTCGTTCTGGCTATGCTCGTTAGCACTTCTGCTTTCGCTGCACCTTATGGCACATATTATAACCCTGTGCAGGATCCACCATTCGCTGGTGATTGGTCTGTTCCAGTGCATCGTGGTATGTATTGTGTTCAGGGAACTTGGCACTATGGCTGGCTTCGTCCTTGGGAACGCTCTCCTGTAATCAAGCCATCTTGTGGAACTGCAATCTATCAGATTCAGTAAAGCATCGGAAAACTAAATAGTGGTGTCCAATTACGGACACTACTATTGGAGAATATGATGTTTCCATACAAGACATATCTTATGGCTCTAGTTGTTTCAGTTCTTCCATGGGCTACTGAAAAGCTCGGAATGGTTGATTGGAATGCTTTGCTTCTAGGATGGGGAGTACCAGATAATATGGTAGTTCCGGCAGCAACCGCCGTAAGTGGTGTTATCATGATTATCATGAGATTTATCACCCAGATTACAACGGTTCATGCTGCTCTAATGACAGAGCCACCAAAGCAATAAGATTTAGGGGAGCATTTAGCTCCCCTTTTTCAACCTTGCATCCGCATCATTTAGAAACTTGCGGATAGATTCAATGGAACTTTTGCATGTCAAATTGTTCTTATGAAGACGAACAACAGTCTTCGCCACCTGACTGTCAGTCAGAGTCTTCCAATCAGGAAACTCTTTTAGAACGGGACAGTGATACATTGCCTCGTCAGGATGCACAACCATATGACGATATGTCGTCACAATCTGTTGTTGATCATTACAAGAAGCCAGTAACATTACGGCTAACAATAGAATAACTTTTTTCATTTCATTTCTCCGAGAGACTTAAATGTGTCTTTTAGAACTTTAGAGGATTGTCTGTCATGTTCTGTGCCAGTGTTCTTATCAATGTTTGACATGATCGAACTTAACTTCTCTTCCAGTTTATCTTTCTCGATATAGAGGTTTGCCACAATCTCACTCTTGCTCTTGCTGATATCTTCCATCTGTTTGATGTATGTATCTTTGTCCTTCAATGCTTGTTGAAGTTCATTTATGTTATATTGCTGGAGTGCTGCCTGTACCTCGGAATCTACAATCTTGCGATGTTGAGAATAGGCACCACCAATGATCCCAAAAACTAGGACTAGAATGGCAACCCATTTCAAGGCACCTGAGGAAACGAAAGATAAAAGTAAAGCGGGCATGTTGACCTCCGAAATCTATTCTGCTATAATATATAGTATTATGAGAGGTAAAGATGATCTTATGTTCCTGTAACGCTATATCTTCCAGCGATATCAAACGAGTCGTTGAAAGCAGCCCAAGAATACCTACCGTTCAAGAAATCATGGAAAAGCATAGATGTTCAATTGAATGTGCTACCTGTGTTCGTAACATCAAAGAAGAAATTAGGAAACATTATGAAGACAAAGTATGAGAAGGGTGATGATGTATGGATCCATGTTGGTTCTACACCCGGTAAGCTATCAAAGGGAACCGTTCTAGAGGTTCTTGATCTATCAGAGCATGGTTATTCCTTTTTGAATTATCTAATTGAAATTCAAACAAGCATTGATCCTATTCTAGAAGTTCGTGAAGCGATGACCATGAGCGAAGATGAAAAGGGTCCTATCGGACTGTTTCGTAAGATGAAAGAGAGACATAAGAATGAAGGTTAATATTGGCCCATATAAGAACTGGATTGGTCCTTATCAGATTGCCGATAAGATTCCATTCCTCAGTGAAGATGCCCGTGAAAAGTTTGGTGATTGGCTTTCTGAAACATGGGTTCAGAAGTTCTTACAGTGGGTTGATTCTAAGAGACAGCGTAAGTTCTATGTTCGCATTGATAAGTATGATACATGGAACATGGACACCACACTATCACCAATCATTCTTCCTATGCTCAAACAACTAAGAGATACCAAGCACGGTTCTCCTATGGTTGATGAGGAGGATGTACCGCCTCATATGCGCCACACCAATATCACACCTGACAATCCATGGGGTGCTGATAACTGGGTTCATTACAAGTGGGACTGGGTTCTCAATGAAATGATTTGGGCATTTGAGCAACTTGCCGATCCTGATCGTAAGTGGGAAGAACAGTTCTATCACGGAATACCAACCTTTAATCACATTGACGAAGAAGACGAAGAATACGGTAAGTGTTATCGTCTAGAGCAAACAAATCCTGACTATTGGGTTGACATGGAGGGTCTAAAACGCTATAATGAACGCATTCATAACGGGACTCGCCTGTTCGGCAAGTATTATCAAAACCTTTGGGATTAAGATATGAAACATAATTGGTTTATCTTCCGCTACTATATCTCAAGAAATCTAATCAACCTCGGTCTTCTGGTGATGCCTGAGTCGGCATACAAGAGAGAGTTGCTAAGACGCCTCTGGGAACTACGAGTTGATGTTGAGGTAGCACTACACAATCATAATAAGGAGAATGAAAATGGTGACCAGTGAGAAGAACATGCAGGTTCTAGAAACCTCTTTTAAGCAGCGAGCCTTTGATGGCAAGTGGGAACGAATCGTCAAGATTATGGATCTTGATAACTCTTATTCATTCGTGAATGAGAATGGCAACCGCACTACTCTAATTCCAGAGAAGTGGGTAACAGTCGGTGTTTACGACTATCTAATGGAGATTGCAGACTAATGGCAAAGAATTTGAAAGTTATCCGTCTATACACAGGCGAAGATGTTGTTGCAGAGGTGGTGGAAGTCACCGACACAGAAATCAAGATTAAGGATGCTGCCCGCATCATGGTCATTCCTTATGAGAAGGATAAGAACCGTCCGGGTGTTGCTCTTTCTCCATTCACACATTGGAGTCAGGACAAGGAGTTCGTTCTAAATAAGAACCTTGTTCTATTCATGGCTAATCCAATTAAGCAGTTCATTGAATCGCATACCGAATGCTTCTCTGGACTAATCATCAACGAACCACAGATCATCTATCCAGAATGAAATTTTACACAAACGTTGAAGTATGGGGCGGTAAAATTCTTTACCGTGGTGTTGAGAACGGTCGTCGGGTTCGACATAAGGTCGATTACTACCCGACTCTTTTTGTGCCTTCTGACAAGCCAACCAAATACACGACAATCTACGGAGATTATGTCGGTCCAGTTAAGCCTGGATCGATCCGTGATACTCGTGACTTCGTGAAGCAATATGATGGTGTTGAGAACTTTAAGATTTATGGTAATCAACGCTACCAGTATTGTTTCATTGCGGACGAGTATCCCGGCACCGTCGATTGGGATATCTCTCTAATCAAAGTGGCAAACATCGATATCGAAGTAGGATCAGAGAACGGCTTTCCTGAGCCTGAAACTGCTAGTGAACCTCTAACCGCCATCACGGTCAAGATGGACGGTCGCTTTGTCACATTTGGATTGGACACATATGATAACCGCCGTGACGATGTAACATACTTTGAATGTTATGATGAGCATGATTTGATTATGAAGTTCCTTGGGTGGTGGGAGTCTGAGTATCCAGATATCATCACCGGCTGGAACGTTGAGCAGTTCGATATTCCTTATCTTGTCAACCGCATTACCAAACTAGAAGGTGATAAGGTTGCTCGTAGGCTTTCTCCTTGGGGCGTGTTGCAAGATAAGGTTCTCGATTTGGGAATGGGCCGTCGTGGTAAAGGATGGTCCATTCTCGGCATTGCTACACTTGACATGATCACATTGTATAAGAAGTATGCATCAGGTGGGTATTCGCAAGAGTCCTATCGACTGGATAATATTGCCCATGTCGAATTGGGTGAGCGTAAACTATCGTATGAAGAATATGGCTCTCTGCATAACCTCTACAAAGAGGATTATCAGAAGTTTATTGACTATAACATCAAAGACGTTGAACTTGTTGATCGTATCGATGACAAGGGTAAGTTCGTTGAACTTGCTCTAACTCTATCTTATGATAACAAGTGTAACTTTGAAGATGTGTTCGCTCAAGTTAGAATGTGGGATGTCATTTGCTTCCATCATCTAAAGAGTAAGAACATCGTTGTTCCACCTATTGAGAGACATGAAAAGGAAGCAGCTTATGTTGGCGCCTATGTTAAGGACCCTCTTATTGGATTTCATGATTGGGTTGCTAGTTTCGACGTCAATAGTGAGTATCCTTCTGTCATTATGGGATCCAATATCTCGCCGGAGACGATTGTTGATCCTAGTCTTTACACCCCTGCTATGCGTAATCTTATCGCAGGCGACATTACTGTGGATAAACTCCTTACTAGGTCTATTGACTTATCCCTTCTAAAGGATGACAATCTTTGTCTAACAGCCAATGGACAATTCTATCGCCGTGATAAGCAGGGCTTCATGCCTGAAATGGTTGAGAAGATGTTCAATGACCGTAAGGTCTATAAGAAAGAAATGTTGGATGCTGAGTCGCTATACGAAGTTGAAAAAGATCCCCAAAAGAAAGCAGAACTTAAAAATAAGATTTCCAAGTTCAAGAACCTACAACTCTCCAAGAAGGTATCGCTCAATTCACTCTATGGTGCCATGGGTTCCAAGTTCTTTAGGTTCTATGATCTTCGCAATGCGGTGGCAGTCACAACTACAGGTCAGCTATCAATTCGCTGGATTGAAAAGGCACTTAACGAGTATCTTCGAAAGATACTAAAAACAGGGGATGATTATGTCATTGCAGTCGATACGGATTCAGTCTATCTTAATCTTGCTCAGATTGTCGTCAAGACTTTGGGGCAAGAAGTTGAGGCTGCAAGAGGCATCGCCTTCATGGATAAGGTCTGTGAAACTGCCCTTCAACCGGTTATTGATAAGGCTTGTAAGGATCTTGGTGAATATACTAACGTATTCCAGCAAAAGATTGTAATGAAGCGAGAGGTCCTAGCCGACAAGGCTATCTGGACTGCCAAGAAGCGTTACATTCTCAATGTCCATAACTCCGAAGGTGTGCAGTATGCTAAGCCTAAGAAGAAGGTTATGGGTCTTGAAATGGTCAAGAGTTCCACACCATCAGCATGTAGAGAAAAACTGAAAGAGGCAATTGATGTTATCTTTTCCGCAGATGAAGCGGCTGTCCAGTCTTTTATTGAGACTTTCCGTAGTGAATTTAAAACTCTGGATTTGGCGGACATTGCTTTCCCTAGGGGAGTTAATGGTCTCGTTAAATACGCAGATAGTAAATCTGTATATGCATCCGGTTGCCCTATCCATGTTCGTGGCTCTCTTGTATATAACCATCTTCTACGCAAGCATAACCTTACTGCTAAATATCCGGTAATCAATGGCGGCGAGAAGATCAAGTATATCTTCCTGAAAGAACCGAACACCATTCAATCGAATGTGATTGCATTCCCACAAGGAGGTATACCAGAGCAGCTTGACTTACACAAGTATATCGACTATAATACACAATTCGAGAAAGCTTTCCTCGATGCCTTGAAGATCATTCTTGAAGCAATCGGATGGAAAGCAGAACGAAGCGCAAGCCTGGAGGACTTTTTCTCATGAGTAAGAAGACAGATAAGAACCTTAAACACTCACCCGCTCGCATCTATGAGTTCGAGCCTAAAGGACATGTTGATGCAAACAGTGTGAATGAACTAGCAAAGGTTATTCGAGTCGGGATTCCTGGCGACCTATATGGTAAGCTATCGCCTGAACTGCAACAGCATTTCAAGGAAGTTGCGTGAGTGTAAAGTCTTTACATCGTCTAATTGGGCACGGCAACAACCGTGTCCAAGATGACTTTTATCCTACACCCTCAGATGCTACTATGGCTTTGCTCGAAAGAGAGAAGTTTGATGGTAATGTCTGGGAGCCCGCATGTGGTGATGGTGCTATCTCAAAGCTATTGAAGCTACAAGGCTATGATGTTTACTCAACTGACCTTGTAGATCGTGGTTATGGCGACAAGCACTTTGACTTTCTTAACAGTTGGGAGTTGCACGATAACATCGTCACCAATCCCCCTTTTAACATCGGCACTAAGTTTGCCATTCATTCATTGCATTGTGCAAGAAAGAAGGTAGCAATCTTTCAGAAACTAACCTTTCTAGAAGGTAAGGAGAGGCGTGATAAATTGTTCTCTCTTAACATGTTAAGAAATGTATATGTGTTTTCAGAAAGGCAAGGCTTTGGCAACCACAAAGGTGGTATGCTTGCCTTCGCTTGGTTTGTCTTTGATAAAGAATACCAAGGAAAAGCCGAAATATCATTCATCTGACGAAAAGGAGAATCTTATGTCAGACATTTTCAATCAGTTGTTGGCTGAGACCGACAACGAATACGCTACTATTGTCGATGATGGTGTGGCAGCAGGTGATGTGTCCGGTTTTATTGGCACAGGTAACTATGCTATGAATGCCCTACTATCAGGCACAATCTATGGTGGCCTTCCACAGAATAAAGTTACAGCATTTGCCGGTGAACCTTCTGTTGGTAAAACTTTCTATGCTCTCAATATCGTAAAGCAGTTTCTAGAGGATCATCCTGATGGGTTTGTATTTTACTTTGAGTCAGAGTCCGCTATCTCCAAGCAGTTCATTACTGATCGTGGCATTGACGCACGGCGTGTTGGCATTGTTCCTGTGGCTACTGTCCAAGAGTTTCGCACACAGGCAGTAAAGATCCTCGATAAGTATCTAGAGGGTAAGGACAAGCCACCAATGGTGTTTGTTCTCGATTCACTCGGCAATCTTTCAACTGATAAAGAAATGAACGATATTGCCGAAGGTAAAGATACACGAGACATGACACGAGCCCAGTTGGTGCGTGGTGCCTTCCGTGTTCTTACTCTTAAACTTGGCAAGGCTAAGGTTCCTCTAATCGTAACTAACCATGTTTACGATGTTGTTGGTTCATATGTGCCTGTTAAGAAGATGGGCGGTGGTTCTGGTCTAGAGTATGCGGCTTCAACCATCATCTTTCTTTCTAAGAAGAAGGACAAGACACTAGATGACGATAATGGTCGAACTGGTGCAGTCATTACAGCACACCTTAAAAAGTCTCGTATGACTGTAGAAGATAAGAAGGTTGAAACCTGGCTAAACTATCAGTCAGGTCTAGATAGATATTATGGATTACTTGACATGGCCGAGCGTTACGGTATTGTCAAGAAAGTATCAACTCGTTTTGAGTTCCCTAATGGTGCTAAGGCATTCGAAAAGGAAATCAAAAAGAATCCTGAGAAGTTCTTTACCAAGGAAATCCTAGATGCTATCAATGAAGGCGCACAAGCCGAGTATCTATATGGTAAGTATAATGAAGCCGATGAGGTAGAGGAGGTCGAGGATGGAACTGGAGAATGAATATAAGTTTAGGGATGACTTGTTTGATCCTAAAGAAGACGGATCAACATGCCCTATTGAATTAACTGTTGACCCTTTCACTGGAGTAGTGTATCGTTATACTACTGTAAGATTCAAACTGGATGAGGATGATATCCCTAAGTTGCAGTTTGACTATGAGATTATCAAGACAAACGATTTGTCTATGATGACCCTAAGAAAGAACCAAAAGTTTAACACAACTATTGGTCTTATTTTAAATGCTCTATTGCTAGATGCATCAGAAGTGGAAGGTGCGAGTGAGACTAGAACAGACAATCCTAAAGAACCTGATCAGGAATGAGGATTATACACGAAAAGTTCTTCCCTTTCTAAAAGAAGAATACTTTTCTAATTCAGAAGACCGGCTACTTTTCAAAGAAGTGGCCGGCTTCATCTTGAAGTATAATCAGCAGCCGACATTTGATGCTCTCGATATCGAAGTGAGCAATATCAGAGGCACGACTGATGACACGGTTAAGAATATTCAGAATACTCTGAAAGAGTTAAAAGAAGATGAGACACAGACAAACCAAGAGTGGCTAGCCGATTCCACCGAAAAGTTTTGTCAGGAACGTGCCATCTATAATGCTATTACAACATCATTGGAGATTATGAATGGAAAGGGGAAACTCGATAAGGGCGCTATACCTTCTTTGCTGTCTGATGCTTTGGGTATATCTTTTGATCCGAATGTTGGTCACGATTATCTAGAACAAGCCGATGAGCGTTACGAACACTATCATAGAGTGGAAGAACGCCTAAGCTTTGACTTGGATTTCTTTAACAAGATCACAAAGAATGGTGTGCCTAGAAAGACCCTCAATGTTGTCATGGGTGGTGTTGGTGGTGGTAAGTCTCTTACCCTTTGTCATTTCTCTGCCTCGTATCTTGCTATGGGTAAGAATGTTCTATACATTACCCTAGAACTTGCCGAAGAGGAAGTTGCAAAGCGTATCGACGCCAACCTTATGAATATTACATTTGATGATCTAATGGAACTTCCTAAGGATCTTTATGACAAGAGAGTGAACAATCTAAAACAGAAGACAAACGGCAAACTCATTATCAAAGAGTATGCCACAGCAACGGCATCGACTATTCACTTTAGGTCTTTGTTGAACGAACTTAACCTAAAGAAAGGATTCGTGCCTGATGTTATCATGGTCGACTATCTCAATATTTGTGCGTCATCCCGTATCAAGCCTGGTAATGGTGTTAATTCTTATACCTATGTTAAAGCAATTGCCGAGGAGTTACGAGGTCTCGCCGTAGAACAGAATGTGCCAATCTGGTCTGCCACACAGTTAACCAGAAGCGGATATTCCAGTTCTGATCCTGGCATGGAAGATACCTCTGAATCTTTCGGCTTGCCTGCAACGGCAGATTTCTTCGTGGCACTTGTTGCCTCAGAACAGTTGCAGCAACTTAACCAGCTTATGGTAAAGCAGTTGAAGAACCGTTATGCCGATCCTGCAATGAATAAAAGATTTGTTATTGGGGTTGACAGAGCGAAGATGAAGCTGTATGATGTAGAACAGTCGGCACAAGACTTGTCTGATTCTGGACAGGAAGAATATGTGCCAACACCGAAGCCCGCTTATGACAAACAGAACAAGTTCAAAGGATTGAAAGTATGAAGAAGCTATACACTTATTATCCTGAGTTCAATGACAATGATGAATTGCTTTGGGTTGTGTTTGAGGAAGCAACGGCACAGGTCATCAGTGAGTTTTTCTTTGAGGACGATGCATCAGCGGCTTGTGAGTTCTTTGAACGGGGAGGAGCCTTCGCCGGCTTCACCCCTTCCTTCGTCTTAAAAAAGACACAATTTGGTAATATAAATGATGCCTTCGATGTGGAATTTTCGGAATAATTCCTAAAAATATCTAAAAAAAGTTCTTGACATTCCCGTTTGTGGCATATATAATAATCAGACACTAGAGATTTGGTTCCGTAGTTCAACTGGATAGAGCATCCGCCTTCTAAGCGGGTTGTTGAAGGTTCGAGTCCTTCCGGGACCGCCATTATATAAGGATGTGAAAGTGAGTCAGAAACTAGACGATATTCTTGCTATTGGTACTGTTGCTGGATTCTTTACCGTGGGTGCAGCACTAGCACTAGGTTGGATCTTCAATGTCATGGCTATCTGGCATAGCATTGACAATCCTATCACGGCAAAGTTTATCCTTCGCTGTATCGGTATCTTTGTATTACCAATCGGTGGTATTCTGGGATATCTGTAACATGTGGGGGTGGGTGTAAGACACAAGAGGGACTTATAAACCCTTTAGCGGCCGATTACCGTTCTCGACCAGGAGCGTTACCTGGCACCCCTACCAAATTTGGAGACTGAAATGGAAGATAAGTTTTACCCACTGTTTGAGTGCTACATTTCTGGGCAAATGTCCGAAAGACAGTGGCAGGAACATCTTACGAATGATGTTGGACTTAAAGAGTGGTTTGAAAATTTCAAGAAGGAACGAAAGGCTGCTATGGAACAAAAGCAGCGGGAATACTACGATACAGTCCTAAAGTAAATGTAAACAGTCTATCCAGTCTATAGACTAAGGGTGCGTCAAATTGTCGCACAAAAAATGTAAAAAAAGTTCTTGACTATGCGTTTTGTTGCCTATATAGTATGTGAACGATTGAGAGAAGAGGTTACGGCATGAAAGAGGAAACCGTAAAGCGTAGCGCCTACTGGATAGTAGAAGCCATTGACAAGTCTGGCAAGACGGTGTATAATGGCACATTCCTTGACTTCGAAAAGGCATGGAGCAAATACTATTCATTCAAAAATAAGGCTACTGTTTCCTTGCAACGCAAGTTCAAGGAGAGTAAGATAGCCTGATGCTGTTTGACAATTGAATCTGGCTATAGTAATATAGTAATTGGGCTGCGGGTCGGATGATAAGGCACAGGACTGCAAATCCTTGAGGACTCGGTTTGATTCCGAGGCAGCCCTCCATTACTATTACGCCAACGGATTAGATTGCGGTTCGAAACGTTGACAGTAACACGGTTGCAATTGATCCGGAGCAAGTTCGATTCTTGCATAAAATTGGCTGAACGGTGATAGGAGAGCCTATCGGTTATCTCTAGTCCGTTGGCGTAATAGTAATATTCGGCGGTAGCACTCTAGGTGAGTGCGCTCGGCTGTTAACCGAGAATGAGGTTGGTTCGAATCCAACCCGCCGAGCCAATACGGCCCCTTCGTCTATCGGTTAGGACACGAGACTTTCAATCTTGTAAGAGGAGTTCGATTCTCCTAGGGGTCACCAATTATGGACCTGTAACTCAATTGGTAGAGTAGCGGACTCTTAATCCGTGTGTTGAAGGTTCGATTCCTTCCAGGTTCACCAATACAATGGATCCATAGCTCAATTGGCAGAGCAGGGGACTTTTAATCCCAAGGTTGTCGGATCGTGGCCGACTGGATCCTCCAATATGCGGGTGTAACTCAGTGGTAGAGTCACAGTCTTCCAAACTGTTGGTCGTCAGTTCGATTCTGATCACCCGCTCCAATATCACCACGTATCCCCCTCGGCTACGAACCGAGAGTAAGGTAACTGGATGTAAATAGAGGTTCGACTCCTCTCGTGGTGGCCATATAATGCTGGTAGGTCGGCAAGATGTCGAGGAGTCCTCATAAGGCTTTAAAGGTTGGTTTGATCCCAACTATCAGCACCAACATGAAGGACGGTACTCGGGTAATGCGAGACCTGAGGAGAACATGCTTTTGGTTCGCACATTAGCATTAAGTATCCACATATAACCGTGGAGCGTTTCTTCTACTTACAAGTTTTTAGCGGTCAGGTGGTCCGGAGACCATTCTTGTCTCATAAGCAAGAGAGCCGTTGTTCGACTCATGGGTCCGCATCCAAGTTTATCAGTGAAGTGTTACGGTAGCACATCTGTCTCCAAAACAGAGGGCGAGGGTTCGACTCCTTCCACTGGTGCCATTATAATCTAGGTGTAGCTCAATTGGCAGAGCATCCCGTTTGGGGCGGGAAGGTTGTTGGTTCAAGTCCAGCTACCTAGACCATTTAGAAAGGTGACTAGATATGAGTAGAGAACAGTTAAAACTACAGGCTATTATTCGCCTTTCTTTGTTCTTCGCTATCGCTGTTGTGATAGGGTTTATTGTAAGTGATATTAATATTCTATTAAGTCAGTGAGGACAATATGTTTAAGATTACAGAAGAAACAAAAGCAGCAGCAATTGAGGCAATGCGTGAAGTCCTTAAAAAGGATGGGGCGTGCGATACTCATTTGACAGACGAAGTTATCGGTAATGCGTTTGATGTTGCTGTTGATATTGTAAAGAAGCAGTTTGGTATGTAAGAATACCTGGAGAGTTGGCTGAGTGGTCGAAAGCGGCCGTTTGCTAAATGGTTGAGCCTTAGTCGGCTCCATAGGTTCGAATCCTATACTCTCCGCCAGAATTGGAGGATAGCGTTCATGGTGAGCAATCGGTCTTGAAAACCGAGCCCCCGCAAGGGTGATGGTTCGATTCCTTTATCCTCCGCCAGAGACTTCATATGTGATCTATCACTAGGAGCATATGAGCCGTTGGACGAAGATAGCGTCACGAACGGATGGGGACACTCTAGTAAGTTTTGTGTCTGATACAGGACGAAAGCAAATGGTTGGGGTCACTGTATCATTAGAATTTATGCGGGCTTAGTTCAGAGGTAGAACATCGGTGTTACATACCGAGTGTCGGTGGTTCGATCCCATCAGTCCGCACCAATACGCCCCTCTAGCCCAACTGGTAGAGGTGTCTGACTTAGAATCAGAAGGTTCTCAGTTCGAATCTGAGGAGGGGCACCAATAGTCAGAGGGATTGTAGGTAGACCTGTTTGCGTCGGACTGGGTTGTAACCTTCATAAAGTTTAAAGGCCCGTGAGTCAGCAGGTGTGGACTCTAGCCTGTCACGCTAGGGAGAGGGGATCGATACCCCTACGGGTCGCCATTTAACGGGCGTATAGCTCAACTGGGAGAGCAACTCCTTTGCACGGAGAAGGTTGGGGGTTCAAGTCCTCTTACGTCCACCAAGTTTTGTGAGGCAGTATCGATATCACGGATGAGCAGAATTGCCACATCGAGGTCGGGAGACGGTGCGAGGCTGTCGTAACCTTGGGAACCCGGATACTGAAAAGAGGATGCATACTCGTTCCTCACAAATAGTTTATGCTTCGTTCGTCTATTGGCTAGGACACTCGCCTCTCAAGCGGGAAAGATGGGATCGATACCCATACGAAGCACCAATTATGCGTCTCTGGTGTAGGTGATCCGCACGACGGTTTGAAGCACCGTAGGACTTAGTTTGATTCTAAGGGGACGCACCATGCCCTCGTAGCCCAATTGGCAGAGGCAGTTGATTCAAACCCAACTTAGTGTCAGTTCGAATCTGACCGAGGGCACCAATTCATGCTGGGGTAGTGTAATGGAAGCACCTGGGTTTGTGGAGCCCAGAGCCTAGGATCGATACCTAGTCCCAGTACCATATTCGCTTCTGTAGTTCAAAGGTAGAACAGGGTCTTGGTAAGACTCAGACCTCGGATCGTTACCGGGCAGAAGCACCAGTTACGCCGGTTTAGTATAATGGCATTACAGTAGTTTCGTAATCTTCTGATAGGGGTTCGATTCCTCTAACCGGCACCATTACTTGACATTCCGTTTTCGGTGTGTTATTATTAGACATAATGAGAAAGGAAACGGAACTAATGAAAAAGCTTTGGGTATTTGATATCGATAACACTCTGGCAAATGTGCATCACCGTTGGGATCATCTACGGAACGGTAACAAGAATTGGGATGAGTTCTTTGCTGCACAAGATAAGGATACACCTTATCAGGCAGTTCTAGATGTTCTCCATGCTCTTGCATTTGACCGTGGTAAGATGCTAGGTGATAAGATTATCGTTGTGACTGGTCGTGATGAGCGTTTTCGTGAAGTCTCTTTAGAATGGCTTCGTCGTCATATCGATTATCCGTTTGAGAATGAAGACCTATATATGCGTCCCGGTGGTAACCGTGAAGACGATGACAAGTTGAAGGTTCACATTATCAAGGATTGGCTTGCTGCTAATCCTGAATATAAAGTCGGTGCTATCTTTGAAGATCGTCACCGTATCATCGATGCTTTTCGTGCCGAAGGTTGGTATACCTTTGAGTGCAATCAGGAGCGTCTAGAGTATTGAGTTTATTGTTCCGTAGCTCAAAGGTAGAGCAATGTGCTGATAACACATAGACACTGGATCGTTACCAGTCGGAACAACCATGGGGGACTATTTGGCTAAGGACGCCAAGGGGTCTGTAAAACCCAAGCCTATGTGCTGGCCCGGATCGTTACCGGGGTCCCCTACCACTTCTTATTCGGGGTTAGTTCAATTGGCAGAACGGCAGACTTTGAATCTGCATGTTGGTGGTTCGAGACCATCACCCCGATCCATTCTTGTTCAGGATTAGTTTAACTGGTAAAACTCCGGACTCTGACTCCGGCATTCGAGGTTCGAATCCTTGATCCTGAACCAATCATTGAAAGGTATATTATGACTGTTTTGTTTCCAGAAGATATCGGTATCACTTGCCCCAAAGAATTGGAATATATGTATGCTGATAATGCAGCATCCCCTGGTGATGGTGATCCCGTTGTTACAGCATATCCTCAATATCCTATGAGTGCATGGGAACTCTGGAATTATCAGAAGGGTAAAGTCGCACAACATTGTAATGATTTGCAGACCAAGTATCCGTCCTACTTTAACTCTCATGCGAAATTTGCTCTACAAAATTTTATACGAGGTTTGAAATGAACAAAGCATTTTCTACTCTAGCCATATTCATCACCCTCACAACTTCGGCCGCCGCCGATCCGTTATCCGATTTTTTCGGTGGTATCTTTGGCGGTCAATCACAAACACAACAACAGACAGTCAAAGGAAGAAATAGACATGGCCGAAGCGTTCAAAGCAATGGTAATGACACTTGGAATGTTGGTTGGGGCTCTCATGATACTGGAGGGAGCCGCATGGTTGCTTCATTCTACGGTCACGGAGAGAGACTTTCAAAACACACCGCTTCGGGGGCAGTTTTCAACCCTCACGCCTTCACCGCAGCCCATCGAACACTGCCGTTTGGTACGCACCTGCGTGTTTGCCATCAGGGTTGTGTAAATGTCGTGGTCAATGACCGAGGTCCTTTCGTTCGTGGTCGGTCTCTTGATCTTTCCTATGGTGCTGCTAGGGCTATCGGCATGGGTAGCACATCAGCAATCACAGTCCAGAGACTAAATTAATTTCTTGACAAAACGCTCCGAGGACTATATATTATTGTATTGTGCGCTGCACAATAGAAATTGCTTCGCCTAATGGGAAGCGCAACATAAAGGAAAAGAAATGAATAAGGTTATTTCTCTACTAACAATCCTCACACTAGCAACACCAGCATTTGCTGCCGACTATAAGATTGACACATATGAAAAGTATGGTTATGCCGCTGGTGCTTCTGCTATCCCTAGCACAGAGTTGAAGGGTGGACTTCGTGGCTCTCATGTAGCCGCTAATCATCACCAGGAAAACTCTTACTACCCTGGCTACGCAGCCACACATCCTACGGTAAAGTAAAAAACACTTGACATTCCGTTTCTCCTATGCTAATATTATGCATAATGTGAAAGGAGAAACGGAATGGTTACCAAGACTGTTTACCGAGAAGTCGCCGTTGATGTTGATATCGACCTTGACGATTATGACACGGATGAGTTGATTGCTGAAATCGAAGATCGTGATGGTGGTAATAAATGGCTAGTGGTTGATAAACTCGATACTGATTTTGTCGCCCCTGATGTTGAAGATAAGATCCGTGATCTTAAAGAAGACTTTCTAAACTGGTATCAGTTCGGTATGAAGAATGAAAACTTTGAAAAGGCTCTTAAGGAGTTTTTCAAGGACACTATCGATGAGTTTATTATCTGAGGAGATATACAATGGCTACGAAGACTTCAACAAAGATCAGCGATAAGATGGAGAAGGTCTCCGACAACTTTACTATATATCGTTACGACAACGGATACATGATTGAAATCTGTGGTCGCAATAAGGATGAGGATTGGGTGACTGCTAAGGTGGTTTGCACCAATGTTGACGAATTGATCGAACTTGTTAAAGAGTCTTTAACACTTCCCATCGACTAAAGGAACACAATCATGAGAAATAAGATTATCGCATTGGTCGCCGCCATCGGTATTACCTTTGCTGCTATTGCACCTGCTAATGCATGGTATCGTGGCGGTTGGGGTGGCTATGGTGGTGGCTGGGGCTACGGCGGAGGCTGGGGTTATGGCGGCGGTGCTGCTATTGCTGGTCTAGCTGTAGGCGCTCTTGCTGGCGCTGCTATTGCAGGTGCCGCTAATCCGTATTATGGTGGTTACTACGGGGGTTATTATCCTCAGTATTACGGTGGTTATTATGCACCAGGCTATTACTATGCTCCTGGTTACTACGGCGGGTGGTAAGTTATAATTAACAGCGAGGAAGAGAATGTGCTACTACACTGTAACTTTAGATCATGTTGCAAGTGAAGGCCATAAACGGGCCATTATGATATTGGATGCCAAAGATAAAACCGAGGCAACTGCCAAGTTTCTAAACACCTTCGGACCACAATACTACAACGATCTTAATTTGGTCGAAGGCATTCATGTTCCCGAGGGGTTTGATCGCCTCTTGACAGAACATGCCAAGAAGTATATACTGAAAGCTAAAACTAAGGCAGACGATGCTCCGCCTCTAATGTCTTACCAGAATATGATACATCTTAAATATGGGTGATGAATGAAGTTTTTAGGGATTAGAAATCATCATGATACAAACATTACATACACAGATGGCACGAAAGTAAAATACCTAAAGCTAGAAAGAAACTTACAAGAAAAACACTACTGCTATTACAACTACGAAGAAATTGTAGCGGAAGAGTTTGATATTATCTTTAGAAAGAGCAAGGAACTTTTGGGCGTAGATTTTCGCTCATTAGACGCCATTGCTCTTTCTCTCGTTTATCCAGACAATGTGTTTAAGTTTCAGCCGTTTGTTCATGTCAATGAATTGTATCAGAAGTTAGATAAGAAGAAATATCCTTTCTGGGATCAGTTCTCTTGTCCTGTCTATAATCTAGATCACCACTATGCCCATGCACTAAGCTGTTGGCCTCTTATTGAGGATGCCAATAGCATTGTGATTGATGGCATGGGTTCTCATAAGCGTTTCTTTTCTGCATTTAAGAATAACGACCTTGTTGATTATGTCGATATTACCGAGTGCGATAGTTTCTCATTGTTGATGAATGTTATTGGTGAGCAAATGGGCATGAAGGGTATCATCATCGATCATGCCGGCAAACTCATGGCTCTTAAGGCGTATCATAAACTTGATGATGTGTTTATCAAGCGAGTGTTTGATTATGCCAAGTATATGAAATACAGAAACATGCATTCGTTTCTTGAACTTGTAGAAGCCTTGCAAGAGAAGAATGGACAGAATGTCAAAGACAAGCAGGCACTAATCGATAAGACATATCTTGTTCATGAGTTTATGAATAGAAAGTTGCCGGACTATATCGGTCAGTTTGTTGATGATAATGAGGTCTTTACATATTCAGGCGGTACGGCACAAAACACGGTTGTCAATACTGTGCTTAAGAGCCGTTATAAGAACATGATCATTCCACCACATTGTCCTGATGATGGCATTAGTTTGGGTTGTGTAGAGTTTCTTAGAAGAAAATATAAGCAACCTTCTTTTGAGAAGAAAAACTTTCCATTCTGGCAATCTGACGAAGATGGCGGAGTGCCCAATGATGTGACTATTGATCGGGCTGCCGAATTACTTGCACAAGGTAAGATTGTTGGTTGGTATCAAGGTAATGGTGAGATTGGTCCAAGAGCATTGGGCAATCGTTCTATTCTCATGGACCCAACAATCAAGCGTGGCAAAGATGTTATCAATAACAAGGTGAAACATCGTGAGCCGTATCGTCCATTCGGTGCATCTATCTTGCTTGGTGATGTTAGTAGAGTATTTCAGTGGCACGATGAAAGTCCTTACATGCTATATAATGCCAAGTGCAGAGAACCAAAACGATATTCATCTATTGTTCATGTTGATGGATCATGCCGCATACAAACGGTAAATCAAGAGCATGAACATTTCTACCGTCTGATTGATTCCTTTAAGCGCAAGACAGGCATTCCTACCGTTCTCAATACCTCATTAAACATTGACGGTAAGCCAATTGCTGCATATAAACAAGATGCTAAAACATTGTTTGAAAAGACAGAAATGGATGCGGTAATCATTGGTAACGATATCTTGACAAAGTGAAATCTTTCATATATAATACATTATGAAAGTGAGGAAAGGTTATGAAGAAGATACTTCTGGCTACCGTTCTGTTTATTGCTCCTGTGACTTCCGCTAATGCTTGGTGGGATGGATATGGCGGATTTACATGCGGCTACATGGACCCGCTAACATCGTTTCTAGATGGCATCTTTGGTCCTCCGTGTCCGCCGCCGATGCCAGTAAGAGTTGCGCCAGCACCGGTGCCTGTTGCTCGACCAGTGCCAGTTCCCGCACCCGTTCCGGTTGCTGCACCCATGCCAATGGCTGCACCGATGCCAGTTCCTGTGCCGGTACCCGGTCTGTTTATCGACCCATACCTTGTTAATGTTTGTGCTAGAAACCCAGGCGGATGCCTCTAAAGGAGATTAAAATGCGTCATGTTATTATTGCTGTTGTTGGTGTCTTTCTTGGTTCAGCTTTCTTTCAGTATGTGAACCATGCTCATGGTGCAGAAGCGTCTAAGAAGGAAGAACTCCCTTGTGCCAATAACAAGGATATCGAAAAGATTATGAATGACAAAGGTTACTCTTTGTTGCTAAATATGACACGCAAAGAAGACAATAAGGATGGTATCATCGAAACAGTATGGATCGGTGGCACTAACATTGTTATTACTGCGACCACACCTAAGGGTGAAGCTAGTTGCTTGATTGCCAATATGGGCAATGTTATTGTTAACCCAAATACGATTGAAGAAGTTTGGGAGAACTATAAGAAGCAGACTAAGCAAAAAGACATTTAATAGAGGAAGAGATAAATGGCTTGGGGATATCATTTGAGCCTTGACTGCTATGCAGGTGACAAGGAACTCGTTAAGAGCGGGACAAACATTGAAGCGTTTGCCAAAGTATTGGTAAAGCGTATTCAGATGAAGGCTTACGGTGAACCGCAAGTCATTCATTTCGGTGAAGATGACAAGCAGGGTTATACACTCGTGCAGTTAATTGAAACCTCAAATATCTGTGGTCATTTTTGTGATGACACAGGCAATTTCTATATCGATGTATTCTCATGTAAGCCTTACGAGAATGCTGTAGTAGTAGAAACAGTAAAACAGTTTTTTCATCCAGAACGAATAGTAGAGCATTACATAGAAAGAGAATAGTTATGAGACGGAGGCTAGATTTAAATGAGGTCAAAGACTACATTGAAAACTCCTCAGAATCAACCCGAATCTATATCGGTGCTGACTCAGAACGCCATAGAAGGGGCGGTGTTTGGTTCGCTGATTATGCTACAGTGGTGGTCATTCACATTGACGGCAATCGAGGCGCAAAGGTCTTTGGTGAAATCACTACGGAGCGTGATTACGACCAGTCAAAAGACAAGCCAAGAATGCGATTGATGAATGAGGTGATGAAGGCTGCCGAACTCTATCTAGAACTAGCCGAGTGTATTGGTAACAGGGAATGTGAAGTTCATATCGATATTAATCCTGATCATAAGCATGGTTCATCTTGTGTTATCAGTGAAGCAGTTGGCTACATTCGTGGCATGACTGGTGTGACTCCTAGAGTTAAGCCAGAGGCATGGGCCGCTTCTATCGCTGCGGATAAGTTTCCAGAATTGGCGGCAAACTGATATAAAGTTTGCTAAATAGTATTCCACAAGGCAGTCATATTGCCTTGTGGTTCAACCGCACCGGTGACCACGGATGTAATGGCACTGGTGCATCAACTCTCCTCGTCAGGCATTACTACGCCTAAAACAATCCCTCATTTCATTCATCTTTCGTTGTCGAGGTATTGTGCGTGGAGTTTTATAACAGAAAGGTACTACTATGAAGAAGATTTTATTTGCTTTCATTACGGTACTTGCTCTTGCGGTACCCGCAGAAGCAAGAAATCTCGCTCACCACGAGGTCCCAGAGCGTAGTCTTATTGACGACATTCTAGGAACTCCAGATGGAAATTGGGGCGTATCTCCACAAATTCGTGGCCATATGCGTCATGCCCATCAATATTATCACACATATACACGCCACTTTGCTGGTCATGCATCATCTTCCATTGTTGCTTACGGAAGAATGTTGCAGCATTCCGGACTTCGTGTCTCGGAGCATCCTGCATTTGGTGGCGTTCACCACGTCCATCATGGGTGGGCACATTATGCCGGTCGTGCAATTGATGTTAATATAGGACGGGGTGTTAAAGAGGCGTCAGGTAGAGCAACAAGGGCAAGATTTGACGCTGTTGCCGCACGAGCTAGAGCAGCAGGATATACCGTGCTTTGGCGAGTAGCGGGTCACTTTGATCACATACATATTCAACGATAACGATTGGGGAGCAGAAATGCTCCCCTTTCTTTTAACTATATACAAGTATAACATTAATAATGGATCTATGACATGGTTTACTTTTTCAATCGTTCTTCAACTATTCATGTTGATGCCTTCACATACAGCCCAAGTGTTTATGAATACACACCAATAGTAAAAGCCAATCGTGCTATGCCTGAGTATTGGAAGACTTTGGAAAACCCAGGACCAATTACAGGCATCAGAGAAGACGGCGGATATTTTGTTGAAAGACACTCCACAATTAAGAACTGTAGAGGACTTATCGAACTCTATAAGAGAGGTTTCATTGTAGAGAACTGGTCTGACATTTCTATTCTTGTAGAGCAGGAAGGTTTTAGATTTTATTTCAGTGATCTAGAACACCCTAAGTCTCATCCCAAGGAACAGTTCGGAACATCATTCAAAGACTTTCATCATATAAAGCTAATGTCACCTTGGCTTGTCAAAGAGAAAACAGGTGTTATGTTTCATGGTGCGCCTACTCTTTGGAGCCATGAGAAGTTTGACTTTATCATGCCGCAGGGTGTTCTAGATTTCAAAAAGAATCATGCGGTCAATCTTCAAATTCTTTTGAGAAAGAAGCCAAAGCCATATGAGTTTACTATAGAGTTTGGCCAGCCTATGATGCATTTCATTCCAATATCAGAGAAGAAGATGGAATTGAAAACGCACCTGGTGGATTATCCTGAATTTGAAAAAATGAAATTGCATCCAGCCAATTCATTTTGGGGTTGGAGAAAAATTGATAAACTAGTAAAAAGAAACGAAGAACGAGAAGGAAAATGTCCTTTCGGCTTCGGTGACGCATAAATAGGCATAAGGAGTTAATATGTCAAATCTCAGCGAAGAATTGCACCATCGTAAGGAAGTTGCAAAAGAACGAATGTTGATTTGCATTGATTGTGATAAGTATAATAAGACGACCACACAATGTAGCGAATGTGGCTGTATCATGCTTATCAAAACAATACTCGCCAATTCCTCATGCCCGTTGAAAAAGTGGGGCCCAGATAAGAAAAAGGATAACTAAATGGCTTTACCAGCGTCAGGTGCTATATCGTTCTCACAAATGGCTGCCATTGTTTATAACAATGCTTCGGCAACAGTATCGCTAAATGATTCTGATATTCGAACCCTACTCGGAGTTGCTTCTGGATCAATTTCAATCAGTAGCGGTAGATCAAAACCAACAGCAGCAACTTATACTTATACAACACCAGGAACTTATAGTCTTGTTGTTCCAGCATATGAAAGCATGGGCATCGGTGTTTGGGGTGCGGGACAAGGTGGTAATGGAGGATCGGGATCAGATACTTGCACCGGATGGTGTGGACAATTTTGTTTCTTTCCTTTCTGTTGTAATGGCCGAGGCGGTGATGCCGGCGCAGCAGGCGGCGAGAGTTATTTTCGTGTAGGAAGTATCAATGTTACTGCTAATGGTGGTACATCATCGGCTAATGGCGGCGGATATGGTGGAACAGTTACGGCTGGCGGCGGCGCCGCAGGCGGCACAGCAGGAGCGGCTTTCGGTTGTACCGGTAGTGGCGGCTCGATTGGTAAGAATGGTGGGCTCGTTACTTATACTGTTAGAAAAGGATCTACAGGTCCTGCATACGGCGCATCATGCTCTATTGCTGTGGGTGCAGGTGGTGCTGGTGGATTTAATGCTGGCGGCGCCGGCGGCGGCGGTGCCGTCAATGTAGATGTAACTTAACGGAGTTTTTAAATGTCAGATATGTCACTATTCATAAAAATAGGTGCAGACGGTAAACCTGAAACTTTTCCTATTCTAGAAGAAAATCTTAAAGACCTAATTGAAAATTTTGATCCTAAGAATCCATCAGAGGGATTTGTTAAGTTCGTCAAAACACCTATTCCAGAATTGAAGCCATATGAAAAATATGATTATATGGATTATGAGCGTAGTCCAGAACTTACAGCAGAGTATGGTCAAGAGACTTGGCATGAGGTTCATCATGTTCGCTCACTAAACGAAGCTGAAAAGCAAGAAGTCATTGATAAGTTCAAAGAGTTGAATCCAGAACTAAGCGATTGGATTTATGATGATGTAACTCACAATCTCGTTCCTCCTGTTCCAATGCCACAAGATGGTAAGAGCTATTTCTGGAACACAGATGATAAAGAATGGCAAGAGAATAGAGTATCGATCAGTCCAGAACAAATTATGCAGATTGCTAAAGAACTAGGCATTGATCTTCAAGAAATGCACGGTCGTCCAGAATTTACAGAAGAAATGATGAATCAGATTCTAGAGGTGGCTAAGCAACAAGGAAAGTAATTATTGTGAGTGATATAGCATTTAAGAGATTGGGTAACATTGATCCAACTTCTTTGATTGAAAAGACCTCGGTTGTTTTAGAAAAGGGTTGGAACAATCTTTGTTTTGATCCAGGGCCACCATATAATGAAATGAACAAGATTCAATCTCTTGATATGATTTTCTTATTCTCTCTTCCTGAGAAGGATAACATTGTTCTACAGAACTTAATTGTTAACACAGAACTATTGAACTTGTTTAAGAATGATATTGAACAAATCTGTCGTATGTGTGAGTTTCATTATCCTAATCATGATCCAAAACGCATAACATTGAGCAACATGAAAGCCCATTCTGTTATTCCAGAACATATAGATTTTAAATATCACTATGAGAATACCAAAAGGGTTCATGTTCCTATTATCACCAATGAGAGCGTGATCTTTAAATTCCCTTCCGTTGATAAGTCATTACATATGAAGGTTGGTGAGGTTGTGTTTTTTAACAATAACATTCCTCATTCTGGACGGAATGATTCCGAAGAAAACAGAATACACCTTATCATTGATTTCGGTAAGAAAGATGATCCATATTACGGTAATGTTGAATACAACTGGAAAAAGTATTTGACATAGACACCTTCCTCGTATATAATGATATTATGAGAAATGTGAATATAGGTATTCTTCACACACTAGCGAAAGTAGCCGCTGCTAATCCTGCTCCTCAGGAAAAGTTTGCGGCTGCTGTCGTTTACCGTAATCGTATCATATCTATCGGTATGAATAGTATGAAATCCCATCCCATGCAGGCTAAGTTTTCCAAGAATGAACATGCCATCTTTCTACATGCGGAAGTGGCTGCTATCAAGAATGCATTGCGTGAACTAGATGTGGATGACATTTCTAAGTGTGACCTGTATATTACCAGAGTAAAGAAGGAAGCACCATTCACTAAAAAGTTTGTGTGGGGATTGTCTAAGCCGTGTCCTGGTTGCGCTAGAGCAATCGCCGAGTTTGGTATCAAGAGAACGATTTATACTTGTGATGATGGAGATTATGAGGTGGTGGAATGAAGATCGAAGGATATGTAATCTGCACCCCTATCAATACATGGGGCGATGAAAGTAAGTCACCATGGCATCCTCATATGAATAGTTTTGGAACAACTGCAACAGAAGCGTGGGCTCGTTTTATGAATATTGCTCCTGATGATGTTCATTGGGATCGCAAGATAACACACTGGGTCAAATGTGGTCATTGTCCGAAACATGCGACATTGGAGGTCACTTGGTAATGCAAATCATGGAAAGACCTATGACGGGTATAAGCGGTCTTGTTTCTGGTAGTACCATTGGTGTTACAACCAAAAAGAACTCGCAGATATTGGATGTCTTTTCTAGGGATGATAATATCTTTATGTCTCTATTAGAAGAAGGTGATATATCGCTTGTTCGTAATTTTGTAGTGGCTGCATCACATACGAATATTGATCACTTACAACAAAAACCTTTCAGGTTCATTACACGGATGCAAACACAACAGCCGAGTTACTGGACTCCTGCAAATGGATATCATAGCGTATATTATCCTGTGAACTACTATATCTTTGAGGTGTTACAATGAACGAGACAATGGAAGAAAAACTGGCACAGTCTCTATTTGAGCGTGGTGCTGAAAAGTGTTTTGATAAGAATACCCGTGTTGCCTTCTGTAAGGCCTATCTAAAAAAGGCTGGTGTTGATATCGAACCTAGACCATACATGCCAAATAATTTGCCCTTACAAGATATCCGAAACTTTGATAGAGAAGAAACATATACCTTTACCGCACGGGAAACAATACCTAATTATAATGTTAACATGGCATCAAATCAGACCGCACTCATGCAAAGTGTAAAACACAATCTTGCAAATAAACTAATACATGAACTGGTAAAAAATGATATGGTCTATTTTGAAGAAATGAAAAACTATGCTATGGATAGCGTAGAGGTATATGCAGGTGTCAAAGCAGCAAAGTGGGACAAGAAATGAGTGACGATAAGATGACCTGGCTAGAAGCAAGTCAAGAGCTAGGAAAACTCATAGAGAAATATAATGATGACCTAGATAAGATGGCCGAAGAATGTCCTAATGAGTTGAAGATTGCTGTTACTCGTTGGGCTATGAACCATATCGTAGAACATGCAAAAAGCGGTGGATCTTATCGTTATCTAATCTATAGTCGCATGGGATTCGGACCAGAGGCATATGCACCGCTTCTAGATGGTGGTATGGTTATCTCTAACGAGTTTGATATTGAACAGATGGACAACATCAAAAAGATCGTGGCGGAGAACAAGTATGATGCATTGAAAGATGTTCTACATATGTGTGACGAACCCGATTGCTATAAGGACGCTGGCTGTGGTTGGCCCACCGAAGATGGTGGGTATCGAATGACCTGCGGCAAACATTACAAGAAATGATATATATTCATAGGATAGCAAACCTAGCAAGATCAAATCGTGAGTATTGGTGTTGTGAATATGTTATCACCTATAACACTGAGAATGGTATCAGTGATTGCGATTACAGAATAGGAGAAATCGATGGCTACATTTAAAGAGGCATTTGCCGCTGCACGAAAGGCGGGCAAAGATACATTCATTTACGATGGTAAGGTTTACACTACACAGGTCGCTGTAAAAGAGGCTGATGAAACAAAGTTCGTTGATGTTACCAATACAGTAGCGGATGCTAAGGTTCCAACAGTTGGTAAGCTAAAGAAGAATGTTTGGCCACTACAGTCAGAATTGCGTAAGAAGTTTGGTACACCTGATTACGGTGGAACATTTAAGAAGAATATGGTACAAGTCCAGCTTCCATATACCATGTGGATGGATGATATAAAGATCACCAAGTGCTGGATGAATAAGTCTTGTTCCGATTCTCTTATCCGTGTTCTAACATATGTGTGGGACGAGAACGGCAGAGACTATGACAAGATCAAGGCTCAACAGCTACACATCTTTTCTGGCTCATGGAACATTCGTAACATGCGTGGTGGACATTCTCTATCTACCCATGCATTTGGTGTTGCAATTGATATCGCTGCACCATACAATGCTCTTGGCAGAAAGCCTGGGTATAACAAGTATTCATTCACTGAGGATTCACTAATCGTTAAGGCTTTCCGTGAAGAAGGTTGGACATGGGGTGGTGAATGGACCCGTGGCGACGGTATGCATTTCCAGGCTGCACGAGTCGGCTAAACATTGGAGTTTTTGTTATGAAGATGATCTATAAGTATCCGCTTGGTATGGATATCCATCACAATGCGGTGTATGAAGTTGAAATGCCCAAGGCAGCTAAGATTTTGACGGTCCAGGAACAGGGTGGATTCCCTATGATCTGGGCCGTCGTAAATCCTAAGAAAGAAACACGAAAGTATATCTTTCATGTCTTTGGTACTGGCTATGAAATGGCTGACTATGATAAGAAGCACTATGAGTATATCGGCACAGTCCAGCAGAAAGGTATGACTACTCTTGTTTGGCATGTCTTTGAGGTGCATGAATAATGGCTATTACTAAATCTAATAAAGGTTATTCAACAGGCGTATCGGCCGCCGGTATGGGCATGGGACAAGCAATGCCTTCTTATAACAATAGTTCAACTCCACCTTCTAATCCATCATTCGGTGATTTGTGGCAAGATGATACCAGCGGCGAGATTTTTGTATATACCCAAAACGGTTGGGTAGATACTACTTCTAAAACCGCTGTTGCAGGAAATATTCCTATGGCATCAATCTCTAATAATGGTAATCTATCAGTAGGTAAGGGTCAATCATATGCATTTCATACTCCACCAACAAGTGTTATCTCTATTGAAACTAAAGTAGGTAGGATTAGTATTGATATTGAAACTGGTGACCTTACTATTCCGCAGAGTATCGGTAGAGAGCAGGCCATTCGTGAGTTTTGGTTAGGATTTCAAGAACACTTTCAGCCTACTAATAAGGCAAAGTATGAGAAAGAGATTGAAGATTTGAAAAGAGAGGTGGCATCCACTAAAAGTTCGGCTGTCTTAATGAAACAAGCAAGCGAAAAAGAGGCAAACAAAAGAGTGGCCGATAAAGTCCGAAAGAAGTATGGCAATGAGAAGTTCATCATGCTCAAGCCTGATGACCTAATCAGGTTTCTTGAAGAAGCCTAGCCTTTCAAAAGAAAGGGATTCTTCTTTGATGTTCCTGGTCTAATTGAATACTGACTTGCAGGCATGTTTTTAATTTTAATCTCTGCCTGCACTTCATAGTATTCAGAACGAGTAGAAACACGAACCTTAAAGTCACCTCTGCCAGACAATAATGGAATCGTCTTTGAAAGGCCTAGTGGGTTTGCTTTTGATATAAGATAAAAATCATCGCCCGCCTGCATGTAGTAGGCGGGTTCTTTTTTGCCCTGTGTGTAATGTGCGGTGACAAGTTCACCTAGAGGTGAGTTTTCTTTGTTAGCAATATATCGATTGATACCTGGCTGCTCAAAGTATTCTCTCATAACTTCTAGAGGCACAGCGTTAGGATCAGATAACATGCCCTTGTTGGTAGGAATGATAACTTTTGCTACTGGTATGCCAGCATACTTAGCAATATCACGAACAAATTTCTTTGCTTGTGCTGATTCGTTTAGAATATCAACAGCAGCCTTAGCGGTAGGAGTTTTATATGTTGTTTGCCACTTCTTATCAGCATAGAACACACGAGGATTGGATAGATTGTCTGTGTGGTTCATCTTGACTTCAACCCAAACACCTTTTACTGGCTTGTTGTTGAACTTGGTTATTTGAACATCGGATAGAGCCGTGTCGGCAGTAGGTCTAACGGCTGTTACACCCTTGACAGAGTTAATCGATTTAGCAATATTTGCCTCGAATAGATCGGATGCAGCACTCATGTAAGACTCCTTTCGCATATTTATAACACAACTAAATATATAAGTAAATAATACCCTGAGGAACCATGATTAGACTATCAGACTATCTAACAGAAGCAGCCGCAGAAAAAGACCGTCATCTTACACATATTGAGGATGCTGTTCTAGAAGGCGGTGTTACAGGCACTCGCAATGCTATCAAGTTTCTTATTGCTCTAAGAGATATGTTTGCCGATGATGGGCAGACATTATCAGAGGCACCAGGTTCTCTTATTCTTAGAACAAAGTTTGACGGCGCACCTGCCATCTATGCTGGTATCAATCCAGAGAATGGTAAGTTCTTTGTCGGCTCTAAGTCTATCTTTGCTAAGAATGCAAAGTTGAATTATACCGAAGCAGATGTTAGAGCAAATCACTCTGGTGGTCTTGCCGATAAATTATCAGATGCACTAAAGTATTTGCCTGAACTAGGTATCACCGGTATCGTTCATGGCGATTTCATGTTCTCTAAATCTGATCTTAAGTCAGAAACAATCGATGGTAAGAGCTATATCACATTTCGTCCTAACACAATCACATACGCTGTTCCCGCTGGTTCTAGAATAGCACAGCAAGTTCAAGCAGCCAAGATTGGTATTGTCTTTCACACCACATATCATGGTAAGACAATGCAGACACTACAAACACATTTTGATATCAATGTCAATAACTTTAGACCATCACGCAATGTATGGTATCGTTCTAACAAGTTTCTTGATGTTACTGGTCGTGCTACCCTCACAAAGGCAGAGAACGCTAAACTAACAGGCATTCTTTCCCAAGCTGGTTCAGTATTCAGAACCATTCCTTCCTCACTATTAAATCAGATTGCAACCAACGACACATATAGAATCCATATCATGTCATTCTATAATCAGCGTGTCCGTGCTGGTGAACATATGGGCGCTGGTCATACGGCTGCACTAATAAAGTGGGTTGGGGATAAATATCAAAAGGGCGTTGATGATGCCAAACTACCAGCAACCAAAGCAAAGCGTAAGGCAGAGCGTGATATGGTTCTTCGTTGGTACCGTCAACATGCATCTGATCTAAAGAAAATCTTTCAGTTGCAAAACCTACTGATAGATGCCAAGATGCTATTGATTGCTAAGTTTAACATGGTGAACGATCTTGGCACATTCTTACATACCGCTGATGGTGGCTATAAGGTAACAACTCCTGAGGGCTATGTTGCCGCTTGGTCAACTGGTGGTGATGCTGTTAAGCTAGTTGATAGATTAGAGTTTAGCCGTGCTAACTTCTTAGCTGTCAAGAATTGGGGAAGATAAATGACAGATAAACCGACACCAAAGCCTGTGCCGGTAATTAAGACGATTAAAAAGATCGTCAAGCAGGCTAGAGATAAGAAAAAGTATAAATAGTATAATAATCCTGTAGAGGGAATAAATGAAGAAAATTGTATTTACATTTGGCCGATATAATCCGCCAACCACGGGTCACGCAGAACTAATCAATTATGCGGTTAGATTAGCACATAGAACAGGTGCTGATCATCGTATCTATACCTCACAATCTCACGATCCCAAAAAGAATCCTCTACCACCAAAACAGAAGATGGCGTTTCTTCGTCAGATAATGCCTGGCGTCAATTTCGTTGATGATCCAAATATGAAGACTGCATTCATCATTTGTAAGAAATTGTCAGATGAAGGTTACGAAGATGTAACATTTGTCGTTGGTGAAGATCGTGTAGCAGATTTTAAATCGCAACTAGGCAAGTATGTAAAGCCAAAGACGGCTAAAGACTTCAACCCCAAGATTCATTATCCATTCAAGAAATTTCAGGTTGTATCATCTGGTGGGCGCAAAGAAGGTATCTCTGGTACCGCACTAAGAGCAGCCGTTCGCAAGGGTGATTTCTCCACATTCGCTAAGGCATCAGC